TTAGTATAACTCCCTTCTTCGTTGCGCTCATAGCACTTCGAAAAAGCTAGGGCGGCTTGCCGCACATCTGTCATCTCAAGGAAATCACTATAATCAAAATTTTTCTTATACTGATTGCCAAAAGTATTAAATTCTTGTTCCATTGTTTTATTTAGATAGGCCAATTGACCCTGTAAGTCCTCTTTATACACTTCGCTGCAATATTTTAACTTCCATTGACAAATACCATAAAATTTAGCGCTTCCAAGTGTATAATTAAGAGATAATGTGTTTCCTCCCACTTCCGTCATCATATTACCTATAATTGCGGCGGAAACTACTTCACTATACCCCTCATCAATAAGGTACTTCCAAACAATAGTTGCAACAGGGTATTCCCGCATCATTGGAGACCACTTAGCCTCCTCTTGTTTAGCCGCATATTCCTCATAGTCAGCTTGCGCAGATGCTAACTCCTGACGGGCAAGGGCACGAATATCATGGGTATATTCATATCCTAATTTCTTAGCACCTTCGTCCATTTGTTTCGCGGCAATGATTCGCTCTTGCGCGTCAGACACTTTAAAATTGATTTGTTCAATTTCTGCGTCTGAATAAATTGTTACGCCTTCAAGATCATCTGCATATATAGAGTTTGCTTGCGAAACCGCAAAACTAAATCCCATAGACAAGGCTAAAATAATTGTCACTATTGTCGTAATTAAGCGTTTCTTCATAAAATCGCTTCCTTTCTTGAGTTTTTTAGGCTCAAGTCCGTTGTGCGATTGAGAATCAAAAATAATAATCTTGGCGGTTTATAATATCATAATTCTCAATAAAAATTTGGGGCTTGGTAGAACCTCGATACGTATTAGAATTACAAGTACCGAGAATATCTACTGTCACACAACCAGATTCCGAGTAAAATTTATCAAACTCTTCCTCACTTGACTTGAATTTGATGCAGTCAACACCATTATTAAGAGCAATCTTTAATGTGGGTCTAGTATCACGCGCCATAAGAGTGAGCTTTTCTTTAGGAACTCGCAAACCTTTAATAACAATCTTGGCTTCTGGAATTCCCTGTCCCCATAGTGACTTCATTGCGGCGACATCAAGAATGTCCTTACCATTAAAATCGTCTGCGGTGAATACAAAATCTACATCATATGATGGTGTAAAATCAAAATCCACAAGTTGCTCATTTGACCAATCAATAAACTTTTTCAAATTTTCATCAGTAAAGCTAACACCAAAAGCATTGGGGTGGCCCGCCGCAAATTCTGTTAGCTCTGAATCAAGACAGAATTGACGAAAATCTCTTAACTTTGATTTATCATATCCTCTTGCTGAGCCAGACCAATGAATTCCGGCTTCATCAACAATCTTATTTAGCAACATAACTGGACGTTGATATTTTGCCATAAAACGATTAGCAATTAATCCTGTTAAACCTTTATCAATAGGAAAATCTCCTGCTTGAATAATAAGTAACTTGTTATCTAACAATTCACAGTCTTGAATAAATTCGTCTAACTGCTCCATGGCTGCATCTTGTAATCGTGTTTGTCTACTTTTTACATTAGTACAAGTTCGCACTGATTGCTCAACGAGCTGTTCTGTTTGACCCTTACAGCCTCGTTTGGTTGAGGGCACTAGGTTGTAAGCTTTCCATTCTAGCATAGAGTCAAATAATAAGAACTTTTCATCAAGTGTGCCAACTCGTGTTACAGCATTAACTAAAGGTGCAATATAAAATGCTTCACCTATTGATGTTACCTCGTCACCTAATGAATAGGATTGACGAAATACCATTGTTTTAAGGAATGGATTGCGGATTTCATTACACCCTCTGTTCACAAGGTATCTTGTTTCATAGTCACGCAAATCCATAACATCTGCGGTGAGTGCCAAGCTAACAAGGTCGATATAGTCATCTGCCCACTGATTGTCTAGCATCGCATCTAAACATTGGCAAAACTTATATACCATCGCGGCGCCGCATAACGACTTAGTAGGATAATCGCACATCTGATTATTGATAATTACCGCGTTTTTTGATAATTCGTCTACTTGGTGATGGTCAATAACTAAAACATCAATTCCCTATTCTCGTAAGATACGATGAGCCTCTAGATCATTAGACCCTGCATCGGGTACTATAACCAGTCCTACTTCAACGGGCATCTGTTCAAGGAAGATACCGTGTTGTTTTCCGTTATGGTGGGTATAAATAATTTTATTCTCCACAATGCTGGGTACTAAACGATGAAGATAATTCAGCAGAATAGCACTCGCGCAATATCCGTCGCAATCGGCATCCACAATGCACCAAATAGGTTTCTCGTCTGCGAGATGGCGCAAAAGCATTTTTGCGCCCTATTCGATATTATCAATTAATGTAAAAGGTAGATTGTCTGCATCAGTAGTGTTTAAATAGTGAGAGATATTCTCTCGCAAAAATCCCCTGTTCACTAGCACCTATTCAGTTGCAGTTAAGTTCGGGTTTCGTTCTGCGATTAATTTATAATCCATGCTCACTGTCCTTTCTAAACATTACCTATATATTTTGAAAAAACTGCTATATAAATTATCTAATTTTGTCCTCATTTTGGAACAATTCTATTCTTGAGGAGATACTCAAACTTATCCTTGCTTTCATCAATAGGAGAAGAATGCAAACTAGTAATGCATTCTTTATCAAATATAGCAGTTATTTTTATCTCATTATTGTATTTCTTATAAATACTTTTTAGCTTTTTCTTTAGTCTTTGAAATTCATCGTCACCAATCTCCACAAAGTCACGATCAAACGCAATTACTAATTCGCGCACTCCCAACCGCACTAACATTTGCACTTGTTGTGCTGATAGGTTACTTCCGCAGCAAGCTACTGAAATATCATTTGCAGCGCCATAAAATGAACTGTGTTTCATACAACTCTTTTCTGATTCATAAACAACTGCGACTTTGGCTTGAGCAATATTCTCTTTACTGTTGTTTAAGTTGTATAAATTCATACTCAAGGGATGTGAATATTGCGTTCCATTTACAACAAGTGGTCGATATTTACCAAACCGATCGGCCATATCCGCACCTAAGAATCTACCACGAATACCCACAAGACGATTATCTGCATCAAAGTGTGGGATTGTAATTTGCTCAGTTGCGGGATAATAGCCTATAAGATTGCGGCGAGCTACTTTTGCGGAAATGCCTTCGTCCTCCCAAGACACAATGCGAGGATAAGCAAATTTAGTCAAAATAATAGGATTGTACTCTGGTAGCTGGATAGCCTGGCCGCAAGATTGCGGCAACGAGAAACTGTGTCTATCAAATAAACCCCAGTCAGGTAGTTCCTCTATTTCTTCGCTTGGAGCCTCTCCTTCAATACCAAAATATTGTGCTACATAATGCATTGCATCATATAGCTCCCATTCTTTGTGCCATTGTAATTTAGCTACTTTAATAACTAATTCAAATATATCGAAGCTGCCGCAACTAGTATAACAATGACATAGCTTTGTGCTATCATAATAATAAAGTTTGTGACTGCCTTCGTTTGGGAGATTATGACAAATTGTATCAGAAATAATAACGTCATTACCACTATAAGAAGGATTACCGCCTAAAACATCTAATAGATCATACACCTGTTCAATCTCAAGTGAATTTTTAAGTTCATCCTTATTATAGTAGTAAGCCATTTATTATCCCTCCACGATAATTTGAGTTACCTTTTGCTTTAAGCCATATGTCTGATTAACATACAAGCACACAAACTTATTTGGTTCCATGCGTTTTTCATTTTCACCGCGTCGAGTCTTGAGGATGCGGTCATAGCAGGCCTGAGACATTTTGTAGGTTGCAACTTTATCATTCTTATTCTTCATATTATTCTCCTTTTTAAAACGCAGATGGCTCATCATCCACCATAATTTTTATATCTTCTATTGGTTTTAATTCATGCCGATAGTTTGTGCAAAACATAGGTTGAATACGGCAAGTTCCCAAATCAGCATCGCACCATAGATAAACTCCTTTATAAGAACCACGACGGTTTTTATATACAGAAATTTTCATATTAGGAACTTTAAATCTTGAAGAAGAAGCTACTATAGGTTCAATTTTAACTAGATCATCTTTTGTAGGTTCTAGCATTATTGCACCAACGTCTACTTTATCCGCTATGCTCTTCGAGCCTCGTAGAAGGTTTTGGTCTGGAGTTTCTGAATCTTGATAACTAGCATTAAGCTGAGTAGCTGAAATAATAAATATTCCATACTGATTACAAAGATCTTTTAATCTAGTAGATAGCATAAATAGAATATTATCTTCACGAAGTTTTACTCCTCCACTACGACGAGTAATTTCTTCAAGAATCTTCATGCTAGTTTGGATATAGTCGAAGCAGACATAGCGCACATCGTGTTCACGAATATATTTTTTTATTGCATTTTCAACATCTTGTAAGGAAAAATCTGGCATTTCTTCTATCCAAAGAGATATTTCAGATAACTTTTTCGCAGCATATCTAACTCGTTCTTCTTCGCCTTGTTCATATCTGCCTGTAAGGATGTGATCCTCATTTACATCAGCAAGAAAAGCCATGGCCATGGTTTGAACTTCGCTTAGGTCTTGCTCTGTTGCAATAAACAGTGTAGGTTCTTTCTTGCCATTTTTAATCCACATATCAAAGGCTGGTTCATAAATCTCATCGCTAGCAAAGTTACATGCATCGGCCACTAAAGCACGAGTCTTACCTAGACCTGTCGCTGCTGACCGTAGATAAAATTTTCTAAGTCTAGCTCCCCGCGTTACAGTATTGATTAAAGAGCCATAAAGAGGGATACCTACTTCTGGAGCTTGTTTAAATCTATCAATTAATTCAAGCGCCCCTTCACCCGCCTGATACCCGTCGCCGCATTCTTCGTCAGCGTATTCTGACTTAATTCTATCAATGCGCTCGTCTATTAAATTGACAATGTCCTTTACGCTAGTATTATCCAACCACTCTTCCTGCTCTTGTTTCTTCTTGGTGTCAAGAACATTGGTAGGGTCATACAAAAAACTAACGTCTATACCGTAGTTATCATATGCTCGCAATAAGGTCATTTTCTTGAGTCGAGTATAGTAATAATTGAAAGTATCTCTTGTTGCAAATTCTGATGCTTTAGTAATATATTCAACGCCTTTATTTTGTTGAAAAACACCATAAAATTTAGGGCGAGTAGATAAATAATCAACAATAGTCTCAAGATTTACGCTACCGCCAAGAACAACAATATTGTACATAGCGCCAAATACAATCTTATGAAACTCCTCTGTGAAATCCTCTTCTCTGATAATATATTTATCTTGTTCTTCAAGGATTTTGGGGTCATTAAAAACAGACCCTATGACTTGCATTACAGCAACCGTATCAACATAATTACTGCTTATGCCTCATCGCTCCCTTCCTCAAGGAATGTAAATAATCTCCTGTTTCTCTTCATAGGTTTGCGGCTAGGGGAAGGTATATGGATTTCTACTACTGGAATTTCTATTGTATTCATAGTATACATTTCGTTAATTCTTTCTAAATTTTGTTGTTGTGCTAGCCAGATATGATAATAATACTCAGCTGCTTCGGAATAGATATAAGGGATTATACCAATACCTCCATTGGCCTTTGTCTTATCACCATGTTTTATTTCATAGAAATATCGCAAACTTTTCAACATACCCGTATAAGTAAATTGATTTTCAGCTGCGTATTTTTGAATTTGTCTATTTACTTTATCTGGTAGCTTATCATAACCAAATAATTGTTTAATATATTCCTCAAGCGCAGTTAAATCTTCATTGGGTGGATTTTCAGCATCATAACACTCTTTGTGCGCGTAGCGTCTTTTACCGGGAACGGCTACGCAACTTATTTTATCGCGGTCAAACTGCTTGCCACAATAAAAACATTTAACCCAGTGTGCGATAGCAATTCCTCCTTTACTTTAATGAGGGGAGAATTTCTCCTCCCCTCGCTGTCTCACTTATTCAGGTCGCGCATTTCAAGAATAATTAGGTTAAGCATTTCAACCTGATCTGGGGTCGCTTCACTAGCCTTCTTACCCTTGCCAAGATACCGTTCAACGATACTGGTAATCTTAACACCATTGCTAGAACTCTTTGTCATTAACTCGCCAGCCAGAGTCTGGAACTCAGCCATTAGAGCATCATAATCCAAAGTCTCTGCTTTAGGAACTGGGGTAATACGCTCATTAGTAATGAACTTATTATCATGTTCAGCAGCCTCCTTGTTAATGGCTCTACCAACAGCTTCGGTCAATGCCTTGTAATTCATAGGAATCTCTTCATCAAGGTACTTGAACCGACTACCGCACTCAATAGAGCCATCAGAACAACGAAGTGTCAGAACACTCATCTGACCAACTTCCTTTTGATGAGCATAACCATAGACGTCTGCCATGCCTGCAATAACTGTACGAGTAGAATTGTTCAGTGCAGGACGAATAATCTTACTCTTACCATCTTCGCTCACAATTTCCTTATCGTGGCCAAGGAAAACTACAGCGTAACCAAGCTGAGAGAGGGTACGGAACACATCATTAAACTCATCCTTAAACCAGGTATAGCCCTTGCCATATCCTGCATCTGCCAGATCTTCAATTCCATGCTGACTACAAATATATTTCTTGCAGTAATCGCTCGCAATATCTACAGTATCCACTACCACAGACTTAAACATTTCCTTTACCTCTGGCTTTTTTAGCTCTCGACAGACTTGCCGCATTTCACTCCAAGAGGTAATATCCTGTGCAATGACACCTGGCAGAGCATGGTATCCAGGTTCTAGAGCAAGGAGCAGTGCACCTGGCATTTGTGTTGCCAGTGTAGTTTTACCGGTCTTCGGCTGGCCATACAGATATGTAATGTAGCCTGTAAGATCGGTACTCACGACATTCGGTTTTAGTGCGGTTAAATTAATTGCCATACTCCTTTATCTCCTTTTCTCAGAAATTATAAGTGCCCTTTGCGGTGACGATTCCACCGGTGGCAGGCTTGGTGGCAGCCGCAGTAATAGCATTGCCCTTAGAAGCACGATACTCCATAGTACGCTGCTTCTCCGCAGCCAGATAAACCTCACGCTCAGCAATGGCCGCAGCAAATTCAGAACCCAGAATAGAATCCTCAGTATCCCACTCATACAGATCAGGCTTAGCACCCTTTACAACATAATCCTTATAAGAAGAACGGGTCTCCTTCACCAGAGCTTCACCAAACGCAGACTCCTCGGTAGTCACCTTCACGATAGTCTGAGAAATAATTTCGCCCCAGAACTGAGTAAAGATAGGATTAGAGTTAGAAGCATCCAGGCTTAAGAAATAATTCATAGCGGCAGGATCAGTAGCAGAAAACTCCATAGGCAGCAGTGCATTACGGAAATTAAATACAGCACCCTTAATAATCACCTTTGCGGGGATGTCCTTTTCGGCGTCAGCTTCCTGCTCCCGCACGTTGGTAATAACAATATCAACCTTAAAAGTAGCACGCTTGCTTTCGTCTTCGGGCAACTCAGTCTCAACATGAATAAAACCACCAGTTAGACGCTTAGTAGAAACAAGAGCATCATTATTGCGCTGGTCAAACCAATCGTTCAGTTCAATGGCAGTATTACAACGAACAATTGTCGCATTCTCCTTGCCATCATTCATAACACTCTTAAACTTACCGTCGATAATGTTTTTCAGCACGTTATAGGTGTTATTGGGACCACCACTCTTAGTAGTAGCAGTAACATAGCTGTAATAAATGGGAACAACATTCAAGCCCGCATTATCAGTCACAATATTCAGAGTGCCCTGAATAAACTCGGTGCCAGGATTTTTAGAAGTAGGGCCAGTAACCTTCTCCTTCAAATCATGACTATAAATATAACCTGTAACAAACGCTTCATTAGTCATATTCTTCTTCATTGAAAAATTTCTCCTTTATACATTTTCTAATAAAATTATACCATATTTTTAAGCAAAAGTCAAGTCAGGTAGCTGCGAACAAGCTTGCGGAGAGACTCCATAAACCCAGGCGTTTTAGCGACAGGCTCAATCGCCGCAATTACTTCTTTCTCTTGCTTCTCTTGCACGGGATCTTTCTTACGAGGCATGCGACCACAAGTAAACTTTTCAGTACAATAACCATATACTTCACATTTAGGTTTAAACTCAGCCGCAATTTCAGCCCATTCCGGACTATAATTACTCAACTCTTGTTTGAGTAAATTCATAAATTCTCTATACTCCCATAGCGCTCGACTACACATTCGCTGATGAGACATATCAATAAGATGTCTTGCATTAGTGCGAATTACCATAGTTGATTCCATATTAAGAGGTAAAATTCCTCCAATGTCTTCCTTTGGAACGCCTAATGCCTCAAGGTCTTTATAAGCCTCAGAAATTTGATACATTACCCAATCATATCTATTCTTAGCTTCTGGATCTTTAAGGATAGATGGAGGAGTAATATACTGGAACTCTCCATATTTTATATATCTGGTTGATGCCTGCGTACGAGTTGGACTCCCAGCGATATGAGTGTAGATTTCGCGTTCTACTCTAGCTGAAAAGCCCTGAATAACTAGATAGACTTGCGGGTATTCTAGAGCTCTTCCATGTCCGCTTGTTAAACAGTCTTTTCCACGCTTATAATTTTTAACAGGATCAGTTGTATCTGAACCATAGCAGACTCCAGTACATTCGCCCATTAGCGTAATGGGGTCTTTTGTCGTGGCGGATAAAATAGTGATTTTCTGCATACGTGCTTAGCTGCCTCCTGCTGTTTTGCTTAAATTACCAACAAATAAAGATAAATTAGAATCTTTATTTAATCTATATAAGAGAATATTATTCTTTTGACAATAATCATTTTTTAATTTATCGTGTGTTTTTAATTGTTCGAATTCTTCTGGAGTTTGATTCCAATTTACATCATACTTTTTATGCTGACGACCATCATACTCAATTAAACATATTAAATTATTATTTTGGTCATAGACACCAAAATCAAATCGCAGACATCCACCCCTAGTTCCTCGTAAATCAGAAAAAGTAATTTCTCGTTTATAAGGAATATTTGCTTCATTTAATAAAAAAATCAATTGTGTTTCTCCCCAAGATTTAATACATCCACAACTTTTACTATCACCATATGTCAAGCTACCTCGAAAAACATCTTTTTCTGTTCCACAATTTAAACATTTACAATGCCAAAAATTAGATTTATCTGCTTTGTAAAGAACCTTCCAATATCCAAACTCTCGTCCCGTTAAATCATCTGTAACGCAGCTAGTCTTTCTTTTAGATCTTCTTTGCTTAGCTGCGCATGATCTACATTGATCTCCAATGTGTCCAGAGCGAAAAGAATGAAGCTATCCGCATTTAGGGCATTTACACTTCCAATATTTTTCTTTCTTTGTAGATTTTTCTTCATCCAATTCCAAAAGTTCAACCCCACGTACAATATCTCCTACTTTAAATCCATTTGCCATTTTATCACCCATTTCCTCTTAAAACATTTAAACCAAATTTCACAGACTGATAAAAGTCAATATAATACTTTTCTCGCTCATTTAACTGCGGTCGCGGGACTTCCTCAAGAATTTCAAATGTAAAATTCTCTGGCTCTTCCTTCGACATGGCAGAATAAAGCAGATTAGTTTTGTTACCATTTACTAATGCTGCTTTAATATGATCGCGCCATCTAGACCTTATATCCACTGACTGACCAATATAGATTTTACCAGTCTTAATACTTGTAATTTTATAGATGCCACAGACTTTATCTTGGCCCTTAGAAAACAAATGAGACATTAAGATGTCATAGGCTGGTTTGTAATAAACTTCCCAGATAATCTTATCAATGGCTTCTTTGCGGTGGAAGGTTTGCTGTATAGTACGGAGACTCTTTATGTCGTCTTTATCATTGTCTGTGAGTAACATATGATAGAAGTCTAATTCATTTTGAATTTTCTCTTTGCGAAGCTGTTCTTCGATATACGCAACTTGTTTAGCTTTAAGATCTTCAAGCTAGGTTTCCGCTCGCCGCACATCTTCGCAAACAGATAGATAACTATTCATTTCATCATCTATCAGACTTCTATACTCTTGTTCAATTTCTTGTGAATAGCCTTCATACGCTTGATCGAGAGCGCGTTTAGCCTCCATCTTTGCATATTCAGTTTGTATTTGTGTATGTCTTTGTAATTCATCTAATCGTTGTTTCTGTGCATCAATACTTGAAATTAGACTAGATTGATCAATACGCAATTGTGCATTTTCTTTATTCAGATTTTCATTCTCTTGCTAAACCGCAAGATTAACTTTAATCCGTTCTTGTGCTTCTTCTTGTGCGGCTTTGTACTTAACTGCAAGAAATACACAAATACCAATTAAGCACCCGCACAAAATAAGTAGAGCTGTCATAGATGCAAGAATCCCGTGGAAGATTCAATTATCCTCCACGGGAATTTTTTACTCTAGATTACTCAGCATCAGGGTCTAAATCCAGACCTGCATCAGTCAGGTGTAAAGTCTTCACCTTCGCGTGTGTACCATCGTCCAGCTGGATCTCGACTTCCTCACGATAGCCATACTCCTTACGCTGCAGAGCCGCAGTAAAAATACCATTAACCTGCTTCACATCCAGGCCCAGCTCATTGGCGATGTCAGCGGCGGTAACATCCTTCTTACCGTGAACGCTCTTTAGATACTCCAGAACTGCCTTAGTATTGGGTTTCATAGCCATAATTTAATTTCCTCCAAAATTTTAATATATATAATAATCGCCTTCACAGCGTTATTAACTATGTGTACAGATATACTCGTCAATTTCAAACATTCCCTTAAAACCATAAGTTTTAACAATTTTAGTAATAAGAGTTTCTGTATCAAGACGAGCCTGATCTGCTTCTTCTTTAGTACCAGTATCAATGATTTTTTCTAGCTTGATAAGCTGTTCAGCTAGCTTAATCATCTCTTTTTTAGCCATGTCTGCTTTCCTTTCTCAAGTATATAAATATTATATCATTTATTTTTGAAAAAGTCAAGAAAAGATCTCATTCAATTTACATTCTGCGGCGTTTTTATCATCTCGCCATGCTTTAACAATAGGATGTCGCAGTGTCTTCTCCTTGCGGTCGATGCTCATACATTGTAGTGCAATGACCTGTCCAACATAGTCGTCAAGATGCGCCCGCATTTCATCAGTCAAACCAGAAGATACTGTACCAATTTCCTTGAGGTTGCCCTCATCATCATAAGCACCAATTCCAATTGCTGTTTTCCAACCATAAAAATAGGGCTTAGTAACAGGAAACATAGGTGTTTTAATAGTAGCATAACCATCATCATTTAAATATCTACCATGATAAGGATTACCACCTAAATCAATCCAATATTCCCAAGTATTTAATTCCTTACCTGTATATTCTTTAGTTGCTTCAATTGCGCGAGTGCATACTAGATCAACAGTATCCATTTGTTTACATTTAATTGTTGCCCATGCAGGACGCTTACCCTCAGAGTAAGGAGCATCTTTCTTCTTTAGCACAATGCCTTCTCCGCCCGCAGCCAGAATTTGAGATAACCGCTCTTCAATACCAGTATCAAAACTCTCCGCGAGCTGCAAGAAATCAAACTGCTCAAGATGAAATTCATTCCATGCCTCTGTTAGTTTTTGATAGCGGGCCTCAGCTCCCCAAGATTGCATATCTTCTCCATCATAAAAAATCATATCATGGAGATAATATTTAATCTTACCCTGCTTGTCTTGACGTTTAATAGCTTCTGCGGGCAAGCAACCCATAATAGAAGTTACATTTTTACTTGTGCCACCTGGAACATAAATCTCACCAACAATAACAGTACCGCAAGGCAAACAAGAGAGAGCAGAGTTGATGTGTGGCACGTTATCAATCTTATTGGTCAATAATCCATTCTTAACACTTACTGTTCTGCCGAATAAGTAGTTGCCTTTGTCGGTGCGGCAGAACTGATATAAAGCACCGTCCTTTTTCTCTTCCGCAAAATATTCTCCACTGGCGCAGACCTCACTGAGTTTATCTTTCTTATTCGCGGGTAAAGTCCAGATTAACATAGGCTGGATCATAAAATCCTCTGCACCAGGGAAAAATTCAGAAATTTTTTCTTTATCAAACATATATTTTCTCCCTATTTTTTATTATAACATTTATTTAAATAAATGTCAAATATGCGGTAAGGGTCAATTAAGACCCCAATACCACATAAGCGATTTTACCAATCGGTTTGATAATTTGCACGCCAGTGTTTACTCTAGAATGAACAGGAATTTGTCTAGCAGACTCACTCTTAACAGTGCTTGGCATTACAAATAAAATGCGACTATCCTCTTTGGTAATAAATACCGCGCCTGCAAAATCATTCTTAGGAGTGATACTTACACCTTTTCCACCTCTACCTTGCGGCGGCAGCTCACTCACAGGGACGCGTTTGCCTTGACCTGTCTCCGCTATTACAACCAATCCAATGGTATCTTTGGAGATTGATAAAACCTGTGCAACAGAGTCATCTTCCGCAACATTCATACCCTTTACGCCCAATGTATTCTTACCTTGAGTTGGAATATCTCCACTGCGCAAATGAATACTCATGCCTTTTTTAGTGATTATTTCAACATCCTCGCCATGGTACTCCATTACTGCTGCGACCAAATCGCCTTCCCGCAATTTAGTAGCAATAATACCACCCTTACGAGTAGAAGTAAACTCCTCCATTTTTGCACACTTAATTTGCCCACGAGAAGTTACAAATAGTAATGTTCCCTCACCAAACTGAGAATGTAAGAAGTATGCGACTGGCGTATCATTACCCATCTCAAGTAATGCCGCAACACTAATTCCCTTAGAGGCAGTTGTACCTTCGGGGATATCCTTAGTCTGAATTTTATACATCTTACCCGCCGCAGTAAAAACGCTTAACCAATCACCAGTATTTGTCTCTTGATTCATTAAGAGATACTCATTGGTTTTAGGCTTGGCTGCTTTCATCATCCGCTTAATAGTATGCGCGGTGGTGATCACGATCCCGCAAGGCTCAGGTATAAATTCTGGCTTACTCTTGCTTTCCTTGGGAATTTCAATCTGCATTAGTTGAGTGCGGCGAGGAAAACCAAACTTTTTAGTAAAAGCATCCAGACGAGTTAAAAATAACTCTTTCTGATTAGCTTCACTATTTAGGATACGATTAAATTCTGTAATGTCACTTTGTAGTCCCTGTTCAGTCTTATTGAGCTCTACCGCCTCAAGTTTGGCTAGCCGACCTAGTTTCATATCTACTATTGCTTTTGCTTGAACCTCTGTAAATTCATACTTGGTCACTAGTTTGCCAATAGCATCTTTTGAGCTATCGCTCTGCTTAATGAGAGCAATAATATCATCAATAGAAACAAGTGCTTTAATTAGACCTTGTGTAACCTCTAGTTTTTTGGTAGCTTTATCTAAATCAAACTGATATTCTTTTTGGATGCAGTTTAGATTATGTTGAACATAAATATCAATATAATCTTTTAGGGTTAGCATTTTTGGTGTTTTACCAACCAATGCAAATTGATTAGCATTAAAGTTCTTTTGCAAGTCTGTTTTTGCATATAGCATCTTCAAGACTTGTTCTGGATTTTCAGTGCAGCTAATTTCAACCAAAAGACGTTTCTTATCACTTTTGTTGAGAATATCATCAATACCAGTCAATGTTCCTTCCTTAATGAGCTTTTTAATATCATCAATAAAAGGTTCAACATATACCTGATAAGGAAGCTCTGTAATTAAAATACTACTTTCTTTAATCTCTACCCTGCCGCGGAGAATAACTTTACCTTTGCCTGTTTCATGAATAATATGTAAATCATTTTTGTTAATAATTATTCCCTTTGTTGGAAAATCAATTAGACCTTCTGAAACATCAAGAGTACCTGAGTGAATGTAACCTTTGATTGCGGTAGTCAGTTCGCCAAGGTTCATGGGAAGCCACACTTGCGCGACAGTAACACCAATACCTTGACTACCATTAACGGCCAAACGCGGAAAAATAGCAGGAAGAACCTCTGGCCACTCTTCATCCTCAGAGAAATTCTTAATCATCGGAACGGGATTTTTCTTCATTTCCGAGAGAAATCCCTGTTCACTTGCGGAAGCTAGTCTTGCCTCGGTATAACGATCTGCAGCTGGCGCAGCGCCAATAACTTGATTGCCGTTAGAGCCATGGAAATCAACCTCTGGAATGTTATTAATCCAAGGCATAGACATTCTAGCAAAAGTATCATAAATGGCAGTTGTACCATGTGGCCACCAGGTAGCAGCAACGCCTCCATCTACCTTTGCACTCTTCACATGGGGCTTGTTTGAAGTGTATCCCTTAACGTACATTTCCCATAAGCAAGCTCTTTGACCAGGCTTTAATCCATCTCTCGCATCAGGGAAGGCACGTTGTCCATTTGCCTCTGCCGCAAAGTCTATGAAATTTTTACTTAATTCTTCACGAATATCAATCATTAATACTCAGCCTCCTCACTGTGCTCTAGAATATACGCTCTTCGAGGCGGAACCGCAGTTCCCATAAAAACATCAAACAATTTACTTGTTTCATTATAATCAGAAACCATAATTTGTTGAACATTTCTTGTCTCTGGCTCCAAGAGACATTGACCTAGTTCCTCCGGATCTTGTTCGCCTAGACCCTTATTTCTAGAGACTAGATAAGATTCTCCACTGTGCTGGGTTTTATATTCCTCAAGCTCGATCCCGTCTCGCAGATAGATATATTGATTTTTCTTTGTAGTAATACGGAACAAAGGAGGAATAGCTACATAGATATGGCCTTTCGTTAATAGCTCAGGACAAATAGACCAAAAGAATGTCAACAACAAATTACGAATTGCCTGTCCGTCGGGGTCTGCATCTGCCGCAAGAATGATTTTTCCATACCGCAATTTAGAAGCATCGTAAACCAACTTATGCGACTTATTATCCATTTCAAGACCAATTGCTTTAATGATATTGATTACTTCTTGATTAGAGAATACTTTATCAGAAGTATTCTTATAAAGATTAATTAATTTTCCTCGAATAGGAAATACCGCTTGATACTCACTATCACGAGCACCGATTAGTCCTGCTGCAGCGCTATCGCCCTCAACAATCAAGAGTTCACAAGTATTGCGCTTAGTGCTCCATGCATCTACTAATTTTGTAGGGAGATTTAGTAACTTGTCTTTTTTCCCTTTAGGCTCTCTTACCGCGTCACGAGCTTTCTTTGCGGCCGCACGTGCCTTCCGTGCATTAAGAGCTTTATCAATAATTGTTTTTAGATCCTTTTTGTTTGTGAAGAAGAGCTCTTTCATAGCGGCAGAAGTTAGCTTTTGGACGTAAGTTCTACCTTCAGATGAACTTAGTTCTTCTTTATTCTGTCCCTTAAACACTGGGTCAATCATTTTGAAATTCAGAATAAGAACCATACCCTCTTCATAGTCGCTACCAGTAAGATTGGTTTCTTTTTCCTTTAGTAGTTTATTTTCACGAGCAAAGGTATTTAGTCCAGTCGTCCATGCTGTTTTAAATCCTGTTAAATGGGTGCCCTTTTCTTGAGGAATATTATTCGTATAGAGCTTAACTGTTGAAGAATAGGAACTATTATAAGCAATAGCAACTTCGAGTTTAAATTTATCTTCCTCTTGTTCAAAATACATAGGAGATGTAATTAAATTCTTATCTTTATTTAGATAAGTCATAAAATCAAATAGTCCATGTTCTGAATAAAACTCTCTAGTTCTGCCATCTTCCGTGACAAAAATGAACTTTAGTCCTTTACATAGAAAACTAAATTCTTGTATCATATCACGTATAGTTACAATGTCAAAAACGACAGTCTCAAGAACAGTGGGGTCTGGATAAAATTCAACTGAGGTGCCTGTAATACTAGGATCGATCTCTTCTTCGCTGTGAGAAATAAATTGACCTTTGGAAAATTCAACTATTTCTTTTAGTCCTTCCCGACTAGTTGTAACAATCATTTTTTTGGACAAGGCATTAACTGCTTTACCACCCGTTCCATGTTCTCCACCACTTGTGTTATAGCCGGTCTGGCCAGTAGCATTATCGAACTTGCCTCCAGTATTAGCGATTCCAAAACAAGCTTGTAGTGTACTACATCCAGACGAGTGTTTCCCGTGAGGAATACCTCTGCCATCATCTGTAATCCGAATACCGTTATTTTTTAGTAGCTCTACTGTAATAGTAGAACCTGCACCGTTAAGGTATTCATCAATGCTATTGGAGAGGATTTCTTTTACACAATGAAGCAATCCTTTAGCATCTTTTGAACCGATGTACATGCCTGGATATTTGCGAATATGTTCAAAATAATCTAGTGACTTAATATCTGTTGCTTTATAATTATTTGTCATTGTTCTCCCTCATAATATTTCCAATGATATCCTCCAGCAGTTTTTCTTTTACCTTTACAGCAAGAGCAAATATTTCCTCTCGCAATTCCAGTTTTTTCTTCTGCTTCTTTTCCCCAGAAAAAATTTCGTTAGTTTCTACACAAATAATTGGCTTACTTTGGCGGCATCTCTTTAATTGGTCTTTTTTTATTATGAGGTCATTTCTACCTTTTTCATCAAGTGGAATAATTACATATTCCCAATGATACCCTCCGGCCAACCCTCTTTTATTATTACAGGCGTCTCCAATATGGCTTGAGTTAATACCTAATTGTCTAGCTGCTTCCATTGTAGAATAATAGATTATGCCAGTTTCTAAACATTGAACTGATTTCCCGTTTGCTTGTCCAATTTTTAATTTAGCCTCTTCCGACATTACCAATCCTTGTGAACCATCTCCACCAGCAGTAAGATTATATCCTTTTTCTTGTTGATTAGAATTATAATATTTAATCCAATATTGTTCTCTTTCATTGGCTTGCTCAAGGCTTAAACAATCTTCTAATATTATATGTTCAAAATTGTTCCATCCATATTTTTGAATAGCGTTATAAAAGTGTAGATTGTGTCGTTTATATCCACACCCATAATCCCATCTTTTTTCTGGCTTTTGGCAAGTTTGACCAATGTAAACTTTATTGTTTATTTTATTTTTATGAAGATATATAACATATGTTTTTTGCATATTATTATTTTTACCTCCTTACTGTTTTAATACTAAAACTTAATTAAAGACATTGAGCCTGCACTCGGGGAGAGAGCGATTCGATAGAGTCTTTAGTATACGTTTTCTTAATGTTCAAAATCTATCTTTTCTCCTTTCGTAGTTTCTGCCTTGCGGGCACCCGTTGCGAGGGCATCAGCCCACTCATTATACACGTTGCCATTGTGCCCCCGCACATATCGCAGTTGAACAGGTAATTTTCCATTATTTGTTATAGTAACATATTTTTTTAATAAAGTCAAATTCTCAGGTGTTTGCTTATTTGATTTCTTCCAACCGCGATTATACCAAGACCAAATCCAATTAGAGAAAGTATTCACCGCATACTGAGAGTCACTAAAAATGACAACATCACCCGCCGCAACTTCTTCATAATAAGTAACAATAGCCCACATAATAGCCATCATTTCCATGCGGTTATTGGTTGTCTGTTTGTGCATTTCCGCATAGGTATTTATAACTTCGCCATTATCTACTACAACAACACCAAAACCACCTTCCGCATTAGCAGTTCCATTACCTCGGCATGAGCCATCACAATAAATCTCCATTCTTCCTCCTAACTTGACAAATCTAAAATTTTTTGTTATAATATAATTATAAGAAATATATAAGATAATTTTACCGATCTTTAATTACATTACTTCTATATTTATTTTATATTAATATTATAACATATAAAAATAAAAAAGTCAAGAGAAAAAAGAAAAAGTCGGTTACTTACGTAACCGACTAAAAAGAAATTAACCAACTGGCTCGTCGTCAGTAGAATCAAGTTGCGCGAGAGTGGTCTCATAAACGATTCCGCCCTCAGTGTTTTCTTTTTTTGCTTTGTTGTAGTAAAACGCTTGGCTCACTCCATAAGCAGTCCATGGAAAGGCGACCATCGCCGCAAGCCAAGGTAATTCAGAATAACTACCACGAAAAACGCAGATAAATGCTAATGTTAGTAGAGCAAGAGTCTAAATCCAGATTAGTAAAGACTCCTGGACTAATAATCGCTTAGAGAACTCTTTTTTCTTCTTCTCTTGTTTCATATATAATTCACTCCACTCTCTCTGTATGTTGAAGCATGATCCAGCCCGCACCTGATTTTAATTTACCAAAACCATTCTCCTCAGCAACAATAGTAAATGCGCCTCCACCACGAATAACCATAGTGACAGGATACTGGGTACCAGGGCCTGTTCGTACATTTAGAGCAATTGCGGTTAGCCGTACGACATAAGGCTCAAACTCTGGTTTCTCTTGTTTAGCTTCGTACTTGGGTCTACCAAAACCTTTGAAGCCAGAATAACCAACTGGATAATGTTTCTTGGTAACCGCGCCACCATTAGAAATAACGCCCTTCTCATAGGATGTATTTCCTTCTATTGTTGTAACTTCTGTATCAGTAACTTCTGTTACAATACCAGTATGAGCATATTGATACTTGGTAGTTTTGAAGAATACTTGATCGCCAACTTGCGGCGAGGTATACCAGCGACCAGCTTTTTGATAATACTCAGCTGCATCACCACAGCACGCTGCATTAGAGTTTTTGCTAGGCTGACACAGCATATCAAGGCCTTTATTCACACCATAGGTATTAATGAAACCATCTGTGACCCAAGTAGCACACCAAGGCTGACCTTGTACTTGTGCAGAGAATACACCAAGAGCATCAACTTCTTGAGAATACTTAGTATAGTTATCATCCCCTGCGTTTTTGGTCTTGTCATTTAAGTCAGATAAACTATCTTTCTCAGTATAATTGCGTTCATTCTCAGCCCAATTAATAATAGGCTGGACTGAGAAATCTTTGGGCTGAGCTTGCCGCAGACGATTAGCAAGAGCTTTTTGCTCTTGTTGAACAATAGGAAGAACCTTGTCAACTGCGGCGAGAGTGTTAGGCCCAGCTTCGCCATCTACTGCAAGAGAATTATCCTTTTGGAATTTGCGGACAGCGGTTACTGTTGCGTCACCGTAGTCCCCATCTGCACCATAGGAGCCAAGATAATAACCAATTTGAAGGAGCTTCTTTTGTAGAGATTTTACTTCTGCGCCTGTGCTACCCTTGCGGAGGATAGTAGTTGTCGTAGAAGGAATAGCGGGTTTATTATCATTAGATGGAGCTACGTAAGGAATACCAAAATATTCACATAAACCCTTTGCCGCAGATTCTGCAATTTCATTCATATGGGTATGAAACCATGTAGCATCTTCAAGATTATCATGGAATACGTGCTCCTCATAAAATGCTACTGCATTAGTATTCTTTAACTCATATAAGTCAGTGCGGTTATTTAGCACTACACTATAGGGGTAGATTTGTTTGCGATATTTAACCATGATTTCCGCGAGTTTCTTACCTTTTACTGAACCAGTAAAATAAATAGGACGATAGCCCTTTACAGTGCCATCTGCACCATTGGTATGAGAGATATAATGAACATCAGCTGGCCAGGCGTTGGATTCAGCAACATTTTGTTTCATAATTTTATCGCCATCTTCATTATTTATAGGCGTGCGGCGATAGCCACGTTTAGTTTCAATTCCACATCTGTTTAAAACAGGTTCAAGAATATCAATATATTCATTGTTTTCCAATGACTCGTAACATTGTTTGCCATCTGGACGAGGATAGCAACACTCGTTCTACCGGTGCATTGCCGGAGACAGATATACTTTTGGCATTTATTTCAAATCCTTTCTTAAAAAATAGAATGAGGAGGGCAGCCGTAGCCGCTCTCCTCGATACTGTATTAAAATCGTTCTGCAACTTCTGCGATACGGCTACGATAAACGTGCTTCAATTCAACTTCACCATAAAAATCTTGACCGCGAAAAACTTGTGAGAGTCGCCTCATACCGCTATTAATTCCTGCATAGCGCAAATCATCGACCTGTGCTTTAGAATCACCATCAATAAGACAGATACAATCTTCACCAACACGTTGAATAGCAAGTTTCATCAATGCTCGATCTAGATTCTGGGCTTCAGAAATATAGATTCCAGCTTTCATCCCATTGGTGTCTAGTCCCCTAATGTCACTTAAAGGTAAAAGTTCTAACTTGCCATCATCAATAAGACGTTCTACACCTTCTCTTCCGCCTAGCTTGCTAGACAAGAGGTTTCCAATTTGCGAGTCAAGTAGCTTCTCTAATCTAGTGCCTGGATAGAATCCTAGCTTAGCCGATCCCATAGTCGCAACTGTATTACAGAATACGATAATTTTATCAATGCGATGCTTTTCTAGCTGACTCATCAAGAAAGCTAGACAAGAGAGCGTTTTTCCAGAACCCGCTGGCCCTCGGACTAGAGTGAGTTGATTATTATTTAGACTATCGAAGAGCATCTTCTGGTATAGATCTCCCTTATAGGGAACAACTTTACCAAACCAAGTGGAGTTAAAATCTTTATAGTTAAGGAATTGCGGCGAGCCATCGCGCCACACCCGCAAATCTACAAGTTCTTCGTTGTGATAGAGCGCAAGATATTGTCCATCAAGTAGACCAAATATATTATCTTCTTGATGTTCATAGAAAAAAGCTAGCTGTTCTTCTGTGCATTCTATTTCAAGATAGCCAGTATAGCTATCTTCTTCTTCTGCAATAGGTTCTACTGAAATAATATCAATAAAATGTCTTGCGATACAGCGCAAACTCAAATCCGCAGTTACAAATTCTATATCTTCATCCTTTGCAAGATAAATTGCGTCTGAAAGGATTTTCGTATCATTGTTGATTTCAAATCCTCTGGCCGCAATAAATGCCTCATTTTCCACTTGATGAACCACTGGAATATAATCATACTCATTTTCATCAAACAAGTGAAGAAGGTGTCTAGCCATTGCTTTAACGTCGTTATCTTTATTAAACGACATTTTAATTATTTCTAATTCCTTGAAGGTAATGCTAGAAACCGCAAACGGCTCTCCTCCAAAAACTTTCTCGCCTAGATTAAGAAGCGCGCAAGTATCATAGAATTTAATCTTCAACTTCGTATTCCTCCTCATCGTCATCGTTATCATCAGGTATGGTAAAACCCATGACACCTTTCGGTCCCACGGGTTCTTCATCCTCTTCGGTCATAGCTTGAATAGCGAAATTGGATTTAGCTATACCTTTATTGATTTTACTTATCATAAGCTCAGTAAGAGCCGCGATGATATTCTGTAAACTTTCAATTAGAGGAATACCAATAGATGCAATGAGGAACCCGACGAGTACATATATCAAACCTATATAAATCTCTCCTTTCGGATTCTTCTCATTTATTTTGAAAAATTAACCATAAGGATTAAACATTTTTGTCCTCATTTTCAATTTTACGCTGCGCACGAACGCTCTCAAGGCACTTTTCATGGTTCTTGAGATATTCTCTCAACTGGGCGCGAAGACTAGTGCGCTGGACTCTGTAGCGATCAACTAGATCACGTGCCTTAAAAACGCGAATAATAAATGCGCTGGTGGGATCGACAGGAATACCATCCTCCTGAGAATTATAAATGACGTCCTTATAGGCAGACCAAAGTACCTGCGCGGCGACCTCTGCTCGTTTAATTTCATCATCGTAAATTTTAATCATAGCACGATAATGAGCAATTGTTGCGCCAACCTTTTCAGAGAAAAAGTCTTTATCTTCTTCGTGGCAGAAAGCAATTCCATAATAGTTGTGACCATTATAAGTCAGTTTAACACTAACGTCATTATCATAAACCTCAACAGTAGGTTCAAGTTTCATAATAGCAGAATGAAGGCTCATAATTTTCTCCTTTAATTTAAAATTTCTTTAGGAAGTAAATGTTCTACAGTTTTAATAATTGAAGGTACTACTTCAAATGGCTCGTCAAAACACTTTTTTAATGCGGCAAGCTGTTTGGCGTAGTGATCTTCATCTTCCTGTTCACGGAGTTTCATATCCTTAATGATAGTATCAAGAGAAACAGGAAAACCATTGTGTGCGTCTACTTCACAATGATAAATACATCCCTTTTCCCAATCCGCAAAGGGGTCGGTAGCATGGCTATGACCACACAGATTAATAGTGCGAGCTCGCAGGGGTTTACTATCATCAAGATTTGCGGTTAGGGTAGGATAATGGCTAAGATAAAAATGATATTTGCGATAATGGATCATGTCTGCATAAGAAATAGAGACAACTTGCGGCAGGGTTTCATACATTCTGCGGCGAGTTTCTGTATCATGATTGCCAAGGATGATATGAATGTTACCATTAAGCTGACTTAGCATTTTGAAATTATCAATAAGTGAATCAGCACCGCCAAGACACAGATCACCAAGGATGTAAACTTCATCCTCGTCTGTTACTGTATTGTTGAATTTGGTAACAAGGTCTTTATTCATTTCCTCGACTGAGGAATATCCTCGTGCGGCATAGATAAATTCCTTGTCATGGTTCAAATGAAGGTCGCTAGTAACATAGATCAAATCTCTCCCTCCTTCCAAGGCTTCTCCCATACTTCCATCCCATCAAAACCAAATCCTGTAAATTCCTTTTCAGTGGGGTCTTCAAACTGTTTAGCCATTTTCTCAATTACTTCATGCGGAACCCATTCCATACCAGTGCGAAGATCGTTCTGCCGCATACATACATCAATAGGTGTAGTAAGGTAGAGAACCAGCAATCGCACGTTGTCAGGATTTTCAACCCGCCGCAAGATTTTCGCTCTACTTGCTTTAGAAATATGAGTTGCATCAATGATTGTGCAATCATTTTTATTAAGCGAATTATTCATTTTTTCAACGAATTTGCTGAAAACTTCTTTCTCTTTGGAGAAGTATTCGCTTTCATCAGAAATCAGGCTAAATCTGAGTTCGTCACGGGAAATATGCTCAACTGTAAGGTTCCGTGCGGTAAGCGACCCCGCCATGCGGCGAGCCTCAGTTGACTTTCCGCTGCCCGGGATGCCGCAAAACATAATCAGATAATTCATGGTGTATCACGTCCATTCTATAAAATTCTTTAAAGTTTGCCACTTCTTCATCATCGTGACATTCCCAGTGGTTATATTCACCTTTACACCAAGGACAATAAAGATTTTTAAGATGTCCTTTCTGATGCTGGTGACTTACTTTGCGGGCTAGTGGTAGGCCCTCGCGCCCGCAATTAGTACAGAAAAAACGATGTGTTATTCGTGCAGTTTTTCTCATAAGTTTTACCTCTTTCTTATAAGAATATTATAACATAAATTTATTTAATTGTCAATTTTATCTTTCTCTTGATTAAAATTAAAACCCCTCGTTTGTAGCGAGGGGTTCTTTTTTTATTCTTTAATATTATCTAGCACTCCACTATTCATGACCGCAAGTACGGCCCAGCAACCAGCTGCGACCAGTTGCCCTACCATCAGATAGAGGTTTGCCGCGTTTGCCGCACTAAACGAAAATACTCCAACAAGCACTACATTAAAAATAGTGTTTACTAAGGGCATAATTCTCTTAATCATCTTGTCCTCCATTCATCATATCATTGTAGGACGACATAGACATATACACCATACGCCCCTTAGCTTTGTCTTTTGCTTTAATTACTGCGCCCAAATCACACAGGTTATTCAGCACTCGCGCCATTTTCTGCGGTGTCTGATTGGCGAGCGTAAAGTCTTGATTACAGATCTCTGGAATGGAGAGGGCTTCTGTAGTTTGTGCAAGCACCATAAATGCTTTCGTTTCAAGTTCCTGGTTCTGCATTTGGGAATATTTAGGCTTAGAACTTCTCATCGTATACCTCCTGCGGAATTACATCAATATTACACATGGGAACAGTACGGAACTTATTTCCTTCCTGCATAATAACAGTGTTTTGTTCTTTGTTTACTGCGATAACGGTACCAGTATGATAGGTAGTTTCAACGACCCGCATACCAGGGGTAATATACTGCTTAGCCATACAATACCTCCATCCATTTATTTTCAGACCAGTTTTGTGTAAAATCTTTCCAACTTACATATTCTTTATAGTTAGCCATAATATATTTAAATTCTATATAAGGCCAATCTTTAATTCGCTCAAAAATTTCCTTACGAGGATAGTTGCGCCAATAGCCTGGAAGTTCAGAGATTTTGCGAAGAGCATCCTCACACCACCGTTGTAGCTCCCGCATATCTTCCTTGATTTCATCTATTGCTTCTTTATGTTCAGAACAATAGATAAGGAATTCCTCTTCCTCATTCGCCAAGATAACCTTCAACAACTTTTTCTTGGTGATAACTCCATTGGCAATGGTATAATGTGCAGTAATATATGCAGGAGATTTAATTTTTACGCGATTAAATTGTTCATCACATACGACATATCCCTCTCGATCCCATGGAAGATTATTTGCGGCCGCAACTACTTCTCCAAGAGAATTAAGAGGATAACAATTTGGCATAAGACAATAATGAAAAATAGTGCTGTCAGTAGGAAGTAATTCATATCCAGTGCCATTGTCTCGCCATCCAAGGAAGTAAACTTCACTTTCTTGATAGGGAATAACTACTTTGTTATAAGGAGATACCATCTCAAACATATAGGTTGCTTGTTTAGATGCAAATGTTTCCATAACTTCACGCCAACTCGGCCAGATACTATCCCATAGTTCTCCATAAGTTTGAAATTCAATGCAACCATCAATCTGTGCAAGATAAGCATTGATAGTACCATTAGTAGCCAATCGCCACTCGTCATCCCAGAAGTAGCATTTCATCAGACTGCCATCAATCTTTTCCTGGACTGAGGCAGTAGACCAATCAATCTGGGCAGCATGCTCTTCACCGTAGTTAAAAAATTTCTCGAAAGGCCAACATACCACACGATAAGGGGACTTACGCTCAAGGATAATACCACGAGCTTCACGAACAAGAGGAATAGAGAAATCTGCGGTAAGCTGATTGTACTTGAACATAACTAACTTTTCGTAGTAAGAAATCTTCAAATTGTAAGGCTCAGCCGCAAGTAATTCAGCCCAGTTGTCATGTTCTTGCATAAATTTTTGAAGTTCTAACATATTAACCTCCTTTGCGGCGCCGCCGATCGGTAGCTTCGTTAATGGTTTGACGATGGAGTGACTGAATTTTTGCCAAGTGACCATCTTTCATCCACTTGTTAAAATTGATAGGAACGTAGTTAATTACGTCAGCGCATACATTGAAATGGTATTTATCATTTACAATGTTGCGGTCATGTGTATGCCCGTGAATATTCATACACCAATCAAGTCCCTCAATAGGTTCATGGGAAAGGACTAGCTTTTCGCCAATCATTATAGGCCCAGTAAATACTAAATCAAACAAGCCATTATTTGCACAAACTTCCCAATATCCAAGGCAAGAAAAAAAATTGAATCCCTCTGTGATAGTATAAGAGCAATTTGGATAAAAACGTTTCATTTCTTCTAGGGATTCATGCTTTTGATATTCTCGTTTATCAAAGTTTCGTTCCCAAATACATTTTTGATAATTACTTGCGCCTGCATCATGGTTGCCCATTACAAGAACCTTGTATCCTCGCAATTGCCGCACCCATGCTACATTACCAACATCACCAAGGATAATCAGTGTATCATTCTTGCCAACTTTAGAGTTGATAAGTTTAACTTGCTCTGCGGCGGTCGGTCTATCTGGATAAGGATGGATCAGATCCGGGTCATCAAAGTGAGTATCAGAAATAATCCAACAAGTATTCTCACCCCAACGCTCGAAGGGTTTATATAATCCTTTAATCATAATTTATCAACTCCTTTATTTTCTAATAAAATTATAACATATTTTTTAATAAAAGTCAAAAGGGGCGACCTTACAAGGCCGCCCGCATTTCATTTAAGATGTGACAAATATTATCTGCACATTCACAAAAATCATGAGCTTGCCAACCTTTTGTTGTCATAGCCGGAGTACCAATTCTGATACCAGAGGTTTTACTAGGAGGTAATGGATCATTAGGAATTGCGTTTTTATTGAGTGTAATATCATTTCTCTCAAGCTCATTCTGTACATCAATTCCTGTCAAACCAGTTCCCCGCAAATCAACAAGGAACATATGGTTATCGGTGCCGCCTGTGATTACATTGTAACCATTAGACTTAAATCTCTCTGCCATAACTCTGGCATTATACATGACTTCATTAATATAGTCTATAAATTCAGGCTCAAGGACTTCTTCTGCGCAAGCAGCTTTTGCGGCGATTACATTCATCAAGCTACCGCCTTGTGTACCGGGAAATACTGCGCTGTCGATCTTCTTGGCTAGCTCAGGCGCGCAAAAAATTAGACCTCCACGAGGACCTCGCAAAGTTTTTTGCGTAGTGCTAGTAATAATATCGGCATACCCAAACGGGGAAGGTAATGCATTGGCTGCAATCAATCCTGCAACGTGAGCGATATCCGCAAGCAGATAGGCATTAACGCTTCGTGCAATCTCAGCAAATCGAATATAATTAATTTCGCGGCTGTATGCACTAGCACCGCAAATAATTAGTTTGGGTTGGCACTGGTTAGCGAGCTTTGCAACTTTATCATAATCAATCCAACCATCATCGTCCACACCATAATTAACGATGTTGTAAAGTTTTCCAACTTGGCTTACCCGAGCCCCATGCGAGAGATGCCCTCCACAGTCTAGACTCATAGAAAGGATAGTCTCGCCTGGATTAACTACCGCAGAGATCGCCGCAAGATTTGCACTAGTTCCACTATGCGGCTGCACATTTACATGATAAGTTGTACTAAAAACATCCTTCCATAGTTTCTGGCAATAGATTTCAAGTTTATCATAGAACTCACAGCCCCCATAATATCGCTTGCCTGGATATCCCTCTGTATATTTATTGGTAAATTCGCTGCCAAGATATTTAAGCACTCTAGGACTAACGAAATTTTCACTAGCAATTAGTTCTACCGTGGTAGCCTGCCGCCATAGTTCTTTATTGTAAATGTCATCAAGTGGCGTATACATAAATTCTGATCTCATTAGTAACTACCTCCTAATAGTACAAATTCATTGTCCCAGTTTGTATTCGCGGCGAGCAGTACCGCCTGCACAAACTGCCGAACAGTCGTGAACTGATCTTCACTTGTTTTAGGAATAAGGAAGCCATCATCGTCATATTCATCCCAAATGTGTCTAGTAGAGCCATCTTCGCATTGAACGATAACGCCATCTAGAGGGAAGCAACGGAAAGAGCCATCGTCGTGTCTGTCGGCCATGGCATAAACAACTTTACCAAACTGATAGCCTGCGGTTTCCATTAACTGAACAGCCACAACAGCTAATTTCGCATAGTCAGCAGCAGAACGAATAAGAATATACTGGCCCACATCAGCCTTTGTCCGCAAAGAAGGGTCAATATTATCATAGACAAAATCCATCCAATATCTACCATTAGAACACCAGGAGTCAATATCCTCATATTCAAACATATCTTGGTTATCAATTATTGATTTAACGATCTTATTAATATCGCTATCTTCACGAATGACAACAGTATATGACTTATTAGTGAGATGGTATCTTGTAATATAAGCATCATATCCCATTATTTACACACTCCTTTTCTATTTTCTATAATTATAATAACATAAATAATGAAAAAAGTCAAGTGACCGCAAATCACTTGACTTTTAATCCCATAGGGTATAAAAATACTTAGAAAACAGTTTAAAAAACTTATCCTTTGCGGCGTTCATTGCCTCTAAAGATGTACTATCATAGGTTAAGTAATTGTCTTCATCCATCTTGTCTAATAGTTCAATCATTTCATTGAGAATATTATTATAAGTTTCAATATTTTTATTCTCACTAATTAAACTATCAGCATCATAAGCGGGTGTCCCTGTGCGATTATCACGATAATTGATTAATATTTCGCGCATTACTGCGATAAACCATTCAAAGGTTTCAAACCGTGCAACAGGCGAATAGCCGTGCTTTAGAGTAAAAAAAATGCGCTTGATGAAAATAGGGATGTCTTTGAGATTTCGCCACCAGTTTTTGCCACGAAACATAAACAGTCCACAAGAAAGTTTATTTGCGTCCATAAAAAATTCTCCTTATAAACACAGAAACCACGTCCATGCAATCTGGGCAATATGAGCAAACTGATCCTGGACTAAATTAATAATCTTATCATTTGCTTTTGCATTATCAACAATCATATGACATACTATATTTGCAAAAAACATAAAGAAGAAAAATGGGTCAATATTAAAAGAGAAAAATGTAGCAATTGGCAGCATAATCATAAAGCTCCAACTTAATGAGTGCATAAATAGAGCTGCAATATAATCATACTTGTACTTATTATCTGGATAGTTAGTTTTCCACCAATCCTTCTGTTTCATATTGGCCAGACATCCCTGTAGGAAATAATCATCTAATACATGATTAAATAGCATCCATAATAGGACAAATATTTTATTCATTATCCTACTTCTCCAAACATACAAATTTCATTCATGTAAAAACAATGTGCACAATGCTCATTATACCATTGCACAAATTCTTTTTCAGATATTTCTCCGCTATCTCTTTTAATCCACATGGCTTGATAACCAAAATTGCAAGTTTTACTCATGTCTTGTTTCATTATTCTACTCCTCCTGCATTTTTGCACCACAATTACAATACGGTTCTTTATTCATTTCAACTCGCCAACATCGACTGCACATATAAGGGTGAGTCATTGAGATAACTCCTTTATCGGTGCGAGTAATCCATCGAGCGTATACCACCGGGGCAACATCAGCGACTGGAATCTTTTCAATGCAACAAAGAGCATCATCCCATCCTTGTCCATATGCATCATCAAGGTTATCAGTTTGATAATATCTATTTGATTTAGGCGGTTCGTGTATTGATAGTGCTACTGCCTTGTCAATGTATTCAGCCATTATCAGCACTCTCCATCCTCTTTTTACAATTAATCTCAGCATTCATGATTCTTGCTATTTTTATGACTTCTCTCCATTTCCATGAATTGTGCTTCTTATCGGGGCCAGTATGCAACTGACACCTATATGAGTTGATTTCGTTTACCCAATAGTTATTTATGTTGTTAGTCATTATTACGTCTCCTATTCCATGCCTCAGAGGCTTCTTCTATTGTTGCTTTTTCTTTAGTACAATAACTACATTTTGGACAAGAAATACGATATGTAATTTGATTGCTTTGAAAATGACCATATGGTATTATTCTACCATGATTATAGCCGCATTTTTTACACGGCATTAAAGTAAAAATATTCATCTGTTTTTCTCTGGTGTACTTAATGCTGCCAGATTAAACCGTAGCGCTTCTATTTCTCGTTTTTGGTTCTCGATCAGGTCAGCGGCGGCCGGAGCCAATACTTTACGACATGGTTCACGACTTATCTCATTCATTGGGCAATCTTCTTCGCAGTCTCGCCCTGGTTTTGCACAACACCGCAGCGCGGTTACGATCTCGTCTGCGGTCAGCGTATGATCACTTGTAATATATATAACGGGTTCTTCGCATCTATTTTGACACGCCCAATAGTCACAATGGTTGTAGTTACTCGTTGTATTCTGACGGAATGGGCAGAGATGATTAAAACAGTCCATCACTCCACCTCTTTTAACCAAAACTCTCGACGGCAATCAATGCATGTAATATCTGGCTTGCCGCATCCTCCACTACTATTTCTGTAAGCCAAGGAAAACCCACCTGGACAAACAGATATTACACCATTCTTATCAAGGGATATTTCTGGGTATTGCTTTAAGAGCTCATACTGCCTGGTCCTAAGAGGATGTGCAGCAGACCAATCTTCCAGCAGCCTAATTTGCTCTGTTGCGTCATACCCAGAGGCAGTGTTAAATTTGCATCCATAATTGCCGTTACCTGCAGGACATTCCAAACAGCAAACATACGTTTGACATAGTCTCTGTCGCTCTTTAATAAATTCAATAGCATCCATTATTCAACACGCTCCCTTACAGTATAAATTTTACCTTCTACTTCAATAATTTCATACTTGTTTTGAAACTCATTCATACTAACTGAATTATCAACGGTTACTTGATAACGAGTTTCATATTTTCTTTTTGGAATAAGACAGCCGCAAACAATAGTTAATATCACACAAATGATAAGAAAGACAGGCGCCTTCCATGAGTCGCATCCATCCTTGAGTAATGAAAGCAATACGATAACAGCTGCTACAAAAAACCATACACATAAGACACTCATTACAAAGACGGAGCCAAAATTAGTTAAAGATTCATAACTATTAAGAACTATAACTCCATCCATTAGTACAAATCCTCCGAAAACAGTTCTTTCTCGCCCCTCTGCTGTTTATGATATAGAACGGTATCGGGCAACTGTCCAATCTGCTGCGCCCACATAAATGCTTCATGACGATCATAGAAGTTGTTACGCATATCAAGAAAGCCTTCGATTGCAGCTGCACGAGGAGGAGTAATACCTGCATCATGCATCGCAGAGTAAATGTCGCCATGGCGAATACCGCCAAATATTGCACCAGTACGAGTATCTTTAATTGCTGCACAAATAATCATACTATTCTCCCTTAACAGTTGAAATATATACTTAATTCCACATTACCTTCACTATAAAAGAAGAAGGCAAAAGGTTTACTGAAACCTGGTATCCTTCATGTTTCAAACGATGAACTACTTTCTCATAATCAAAGGTAAGAGGTAGCGAGTAAGAAAAAGATTTAGAATATAATCCTTCTTTAGCCGCACTTTCGATTGCATTTAAAATATCAGATGCTATATCTTCTGAATTCTTATGGTTTGCAGCGTCAGAAACACGTTTTGCTTCAAATGCTGTCATTCATCATCACTTGTCCTTTCAGATATATTTGGCGTAGGTAAACAAAGATGTTTTGAAAAATATTCAAAGTCCTCTACGCTCATAAGAAATGTTACATGACAAATAGGACCATCTTCTGTCATTTCTGTTGATACAACGTATTCTTCACCGATATTAATTAGCATGATAAACCTCCTGCACAATGAATTTACCTTTATCAAGATCTTCTTCTACGACTGTGTCAAAATCATAGTCTTCATCAAAAAGATTTTCAAGAGTTTTATCAGGATAATTTTCTAAATAACGCTCTTTCAAAAAGTTACCAAGAGAATCACCATACCATTCCCAATTATCTACGCCTCCACTTTGCAAGGCAAGATATTTAAGATAACCACGGTAAATGTTTTTAAACCCTGTTTCAGTCAAAATAATATTTTTAACCATAAGTAAATCCTCTCTTTATCTTTTATATAAATATTATAACATAAAAAATAAAAAAAAGCAAGTAGACATTCAGTCTACCTGCTTAAAACTAACTTCCCAACAGATCATACCTTCTGGACATTTCTCTGTTTTTGCAACCAAATCAACCGTGTCATACTTTTCCTCAAGCTGCTGCTGAGTAATCTGCGGCGGAGTTGCAATCCTCTGGAAGGTTTCTCCTCGATGTTGAACGCAATCATTTAGAGGAGCCCAGAGTAAAAACGCTAATATGACACTTAAAACTAAAAGAAAAGTAAAAGATTCTTTGTCTGTCAATAACCACAGCATATAACAACCAAAAATAAATGTCAATGTTGCTCCAAGAAGAATAACCATAATGTTAGAACCGCCCCAAGCGTTACCATACCATTCAGCTAAAACAATAACGTTTTCCATCATTTTTCCTCCCAAGGCATTAAAATAGGTTTTCCTTCTTTGGTAAAATAATTTCCTTGTTCGTCTACATAGATTCGTTTACTTTGGTAATACGCCAGACCACCGTCAGGGGAGACAAGAGGATAAAGATTGCCGAGCGGTTGCCGCATACTCGCCGCAATCTCCTGAGTTTTCTTTTTCTCTTGTTCAAACTCTGCATCAAGCTTTGCGCGCAAGTTGTCAATATCCTGCTGAGCCAAATCACGAAGTCTGCTCAATCCCTGTTCCTCTTGTTTACGGCGCTTGGCAATTCGACTAGTTTTCTTATGATACTTTTTGTCTATTTCAAAATGAAAGTAGTCAAAATAGTCTTAAAAACGATTCGAAGTTCTCTTGTTACCCAACCATTGTTGTTATTCATTCTATATAGTTGGCCACTGGTCAGTTCATAACCATCAGGATTAATTTGATACAAACGTTTTAGCGTTGAATAATCAATAGTGGCATAATCTAAGTCATCGTCTCTTTTTTGGAATTTTTTATAACCACAAATAAAACCAATTATTTTGAAACTTACTGGAACCAATAGAGCAATGGTAGCAATTAACCCAAATATCATCAATGCAGCAATCATTCTTTCTCCTCCAAGGGTTCATCCTCAATCACAAGAACATTAACTTTACCAGTGTATGCGGTGCAGCCATCAATAGCAATAATACCTTTATCACGATAAATGCGGAAGTCTGATCCCTCTCCCCACTCTGGAGTACCCGATTGGATATGGTGACCCCAGCTCGTATGATAGTGACCGCATACGATCGTTTTACCTGCGGGATCGAGATGACCGCTGTGGGCAGCTTTCATACCATTCTCCCATCTAGCCTTTTCCCATGCGGAAGTTGGTGCCTTACGCCAGTCGGGATATAGCTTGAGGGAAGGAATCCAGCCGTGCACAAATACGTAGTTTTTGGTTTCATAGAAATTAATCATGCGATCGAAGAAACCACGAGTGCGCTTAAAAGTCAAATCCATTTTATCTTCCATTGTCCAGTCTAGACGAGTAGCACTCGCACCAAGCTCTTCAATGGTATCTACTGTACCATTAGGATAATCACGCATAGAAATGCCCTCGGTGCAAGCGCAATCCAATAGATCTTCATGATTTCCTCGTACCAAAATGCATCTGGGCTGACGCAAAAGATACCACATGACTTTGAAATTCTCCGGGCCCCGATCGAAGTTATCACCACAAGAAATCAACCAATGAGAAGGGTTGGTGGGATCATATCCAGCCGTATTAAGGGCTTCGCACATCTCATTATAAAATCCATGGACATCACTTACAACAAAATATTTATTCACAGTTTATCAACTCCTTATATTAACTCCAATCTATCAAAAAATATATCTCTTTGAACTTCATCAATTGGGCAATTTTCATCTTCAAAATAAGGTTTCAAGTATTGAATTTGCTCAGGCGTCAGAAAACGACTAATATCCCAATAAAAATGATAATCGTGATCTAGTATAGCACCTCGACAGATATGAACCCAACCTAACTTTATAAGTATATCTTCGGGATTAGATACATGACCCACACTCACACCATAATTTTTATCCAAAATATCATATGCGGTTTGGATATGCTCATAAGCATTACATTCTATCATTTCTGCTGTTGGACTGAGCCAACCCAGTTTAATTTTATTCATATTAATGCTCCTTATTAAGCCAATAAACAGTTTTTCCATTGTCGGGTCTATTACCACTTGCGGCAAGGCCCGCCGCAATCAGTGGCCTCATCGCTCCCGCAACTGCCTGCGGAGTAATATCGTAATTATACAGACGTTTGGCGAACTGCCGCATTTCCATTGCAGTAAGGCAAGAATGATTAGAGAGAACTTTAATAACCATGTCTTTATTTGTCATAGTTTTCTCCTTTTTTTAATTTCTATAAATATTATAACATAATTTATAAAAAAAAGCAAAGGGTCGATCTACCTAGATAGACCGACCCTTAATATTAACCAAGATCAATAATTTGTAAAGTAATATTGTTAGTTGGTTTAACTTTTGCGGTGAAAACTATACCTGTGCCAGTAGTGGCTTCCGCATCTGTGATATATTCATATTCACTTATATTAGAAATGCAGGTAATAATTGGACTCATTGAAGCTCGTAGGTTAGTATTTGAATAAGTATATTTAAATACATTTCCACTTGTTGTCCAAGAGGCAGGTATAATAGTAACAGAATAACTTGTTACTTTAGATCCAGCTGGTTCTGCACCTATTTCATCTGCTGTATAAGATGGTTTAGTTGGACTTTTAGCCCAATTATAGATATCTGCGGCTAAGCCACTTGTCCATGCTAAATCATTAAAATTGTGGGTTCCATCTCCTACTTTAATTAAAATAGAAGGAGCTTGAACAATGGCATCTTTAGGAGCTGGAACTTCAACTTGTACCATTTCGCCTTTTTTCAATTTAGGGTTTTTAGTAGACCAATTGGTATAAGTATCATATGGTAACTGAAATCTTGTATTCAGAGTTTTTTCAGCCATTTATTTCTCTTCTCCTTTCTTTGAAATTTTAAGATAGAAAGGAAAAGCCCTTTTTTAAAGGGCTTTCCATTTTAATTAAGTAGATTAAGCTAAAGTATTAGCATTACCGCCCATTAATACTAGAGTTTTAGTGCCTTGCGCCAGTAGGTCGGTACTAATCTCAGTAATGTCAACAGCCTTATCAGTAATCTCTAAAGCAGTACCGCCAACTTTAATTGTTTCAATTTTATTGACTTGAGCACCAGACTCAACGGCCTTTAACTTATCAATAAGAGTAGTTTCAATTAAGTCCTTACCAGTCGCTTTAGCAACATAACCAGCAGCAACATCTGCGGTCTTGGCATAGGGCTCAAGAGCAGCGGCCTGAAGCGCGGTATCAGCCTTGCCCAGAGAAGTCTGAACAGCAGTAGCTAGCTTCGTTTTGGTGATAGTGCCATCGCCAATAGTAGCGGTCAATACATGGCTGTCATCAACAGAAGTGGTGATAATGCCATCAGCTGCCGCGGCACCAGTCACATACTCAATTAGGTCGCCGACGTTGATGTAAATTTTGTCCTTAGTGGCATTGGCCAGAGTCAGTTCAATATAAGTACCAGCAGTCTGACCAGCGGGATTCTCGACAACCTTACCAGAGCTGACAACCATATCAGAAGGAATGTCAATAGTAGCAATAGCGCTGCCCTTCTGGTTCAGGACATAGCGCTTAGCAACCCCTTCGGGAGTGCTGGTGTCGCAAGTTACGGTATAATCAACCTGAGCTGGAATGGCGGCAATCTTCTCATCCACATAACCAATGGCAGTAGTGGCGGTAGCATCCTCGGGAATAGTGCCAATCTTAGCCATAGCATCAGTACCGGCCTTCTTAGCCTCAGCAATGGCGGCATCCTTAGCATCAGCATAGCCCTGAGCCTCAGTCTTAGTGGCATAATCCTTAGCTTCAACTTCGGTCATAGTAGTCTTAGTAGCAGCCAAATCATATGCGCTCTTAACAGTCTGGGCATAATCCTCTGCACCTAGGATGGCGGTCTTGAGAGCAGTATCCTTGGTAGTAGCATCGGCAGTAGCGGCAGCAATAGCCTCATCCTTGGCAGTGGCAATAGCAGTGCTGACCTTAGTCACATCAACCTTGCCCTCCAGAGTCTCAACGCGAGCAGTAATACCACCTGTACCAGTTACAATGCTATCCACATACTCTTTCGCACTGGAGAGCGCAGCGGAGGCTTTTCCATCAGCATATAGCTTAGCGCCCTTAATAGTATCGTCAGCAGCTACATCCTTACCATTGCTTACAACAGCGGCAACAGCAGAATTCACAGTGCTAACGGTAGCGGCCTTATTAGTGGCACTATACTCGCCATCGAAGGTCACGGTGTCCTGTTTGGCATCAAGGGCCCCTTGCATACCATTAATCTTGTTAATGCCCAGCTCAGGCATGTCATCGGCCTGCTGCTCACGACGCTCAACAGTAATCTTACCGCCAGTCTCGCTGACAGCAGACACAAACTTCTTAGCAACAGCAGTATCTTCAAACTTCAGCTTGCCAATTTCTTCACCAACGTAGGTTTTGGCATCAGCAAGGGCAGAAGCGGCAGAAGACTCAGCCAATTTGCGAGTGCCACGAATGGTCTCTTTGGTGTTATCATCGGCCTCAGCACCCAACAGTTCAGTTTTAGCAGCATCAACCTTGTCCTGAGCGGTCTCGTTCAGAGAGGCAACGGTTACATAAGCGGCATCAGCCAGGCCAGTAACAGCTACGTCAGCGCCATCAACGGCGATAGTGCCATTAGTAGTACCGCTCTTGACTTCCTGAACAGCAGACACAGCCTTATCTAACTTAGCCTTAACATCAGCGTGGAGCTTAACCTCGGTCACAGTGCCGTCAGTAATGGTAGCGGTCACCTTATGGGTCTGTGGGTCGATATTGATGAATACCATATCGCCTTCAACGGAGCCAGAGGTAACATACTCAATTAGATTGCCAACATTAATATACAGCTTGGTTTCAGCAGCATCATTCAACACCAACACGATATAGGTGCCAGGCTCGGTCACACCAGCGGGCAGAGAACCAGCCTTGTAAGTCTGCACGGAGCCAGACTTGACCATCATATCCTTGGGGATATCAATGACCGCACCAATACCAGTGCCATCCTTAGTTAGCTGATAGGAAGCGGACATACCGGTAGTAGCCACATCCAGCTTCTTTAGACTGTACTCGGGGATGGTGACCTTGGGAATAGTGACCTTCAGACCATCAGCCGCCAGAGACAGAGCATTGCCTTCATCGGCAGAAATAGCCACTCCAACAGTAGGCTTAGTAGCAGTACCACCAACAGTGATAGACTTATCAGTAGCTCCAACAGAAGCAATTTTGCCCTCAGCTAGAGCCTTGACCTCATCAATCAGGGCATATAGGCCAGTGGCGGAAACTTCACCCTCGGCGGCCTTACCAACCTTACTAATTAGATCAGTAACTTGGCCTTGTAGAGTAGCAACATCAGAAGCTAGGTCACCAGAAGCAGTAGTAGAAGCCAGTTTAATTAGAGTGCCAGCCTCATTAGAAATCATGTAGGCTTCACACTTGTTGTCAGCAATAAGGGTCAGAATTTGACCAACATAAGCGGTAGCACCAGAAGCAGCATAAGTCTCAAGTTCGGTTTTATTATACCATACTGCCGTAGTATCAACTGGAGCGGGGTTACCACGCTTGATACTCAGAGGGAAACCCATATAAGCAGCATTATTCATAATAGTAGCCATATTATATTTACCTCCTTTTATAATCAACCAATGGTAACAGCGTAAGTTTCGCCTGCGTCAATAGAAGCGGGCTGATACACATAGATATTATAAGCAGCAGCCACATAATCGTTAGCACCATTGACAGGAACTGTGGTAGACTGCTTGACAAATAATGCAGTAACGTCAGCATTCAGGGCGGAAGGCATCAATACTTTTGTAATCTTGCGGTCAGAAGGAATAGCCACAACAACTTTCTTGGCGCCCGCGCCAGCACCAAAAGTATCCAGAGTGCCAGTACTAGTAGCCTTATTATGGGCTAGCGCACGAACAGCAGCGGAGTTAATTGCGGCGTCGGTGGTCATCGGACCCCAGAACATATAGCGCACACCAACAAAATTAGCACTATCCTTAGAAGCAGTACCAGCTGCAATCTTACCAGCAGGATAAGGATTACCCAGGTTGGTCACAGGAACAGCACCTTCATTATAGGTAGCCTTGGCGGTGATTTTCTTGGCAGTAGCCTCGGCAATCACATTCTCGAATGTACCGGTAGCAGTGGTCTTTTTGTCAGTCACACCAGTGCAGCTGACTTCCCAAGTCTGGGCAGTGATGCCGGTAGCAGGGCCATAAGTATAAGAACCAGCGCTCAGTGTAGCGCCATAGCCAAGATTCTTTTTGGTACCAATCTCGAAAGTACCAAAGTTTGTTTGCGTACCAATAGTAACAGTAGGATCGGTCTTACTAGGATTAGCCTCTTTCGCCATCAGGCTAGCAAATACTTGCTCAACATTCTTACCTCTGGCATTAAACGTAGCAGAACCGGAGGGCTGAGCCAGAGTACCAATAGCGACAGTATAAGTAATATCATCATCAAAATAAACATTATCCGCACGATAATTGCCATCACAAGCAGCCCAGTTAGTACCATTGTAAACATAGGCCGTATGGGACATCTTATCACCAGTAATTACACGCTTGACAATAGCGGTGTCGCCAATATGAATTTCAGCATCTCCCACAGCACGAAGGATTGCGGTGACATCTTCTTCATTAGCCTCTGCAACCACATCAAAGTGCTTAGCAGACTCTCCGCCAAAATATTTAAGGTCGGCATAGCTGGTCGTGCCATCACCAATCTTCATCTTACGAGTATCATTCTCATAGACAATCTCGCCAGCCTTGGGAATAGATGTGCCTTTAGCCGCTAAGGCCTTAGCTGTGTCATTGAGAATTTGAATACGAGTATCAATAATTTTCTCAGGCATATTCAATAAATCTCCTTTGCAAAATAGATTTTATTATATAATTAAACGAGGGAAGCTGAAGTTCCACCATTTAATACTATATTTTCAAACAGAGAAGAAAGATTTTCCTCAGTAGGAACTTCTATTAACTCATTGTTTGCTGAAACAGTATAATTAATCCAATTACCATTAGCATCTTTAATGGAAATATTTTCACCGCTATAATCGTATTTAGTAATCCAGACTCTTGCTTCCATTTCGCTATCAAACTTTGTGCGTTTGATTAATTGTTTCAGGACACCTTTCTCATCATAATAGAAAACTTCTGCATTATCGGGTTGCTCGTTAGTAATAATTAAACTCTCAGGGAGAATAATACCCTGAGCAATCTTGTTGTTGATTTTATCTTTAGCCGCATAAACAACATTAAAACTCATTATTACTCTCCTTTCTTAGTTACTACATACCAACCATCAGCAAATTTTTGCTCATAGCCTTCTGCGATATATTGTTCATCAAGAGCAAGAATGAATTTACCACCCTTGATCTGTACATCGAGAGGTTTCTCACCAATATTTGCGATAATAGTCTTGCAATTACCATCAAATGTGCCGCCATTAATAATCGTACGGGCGGGGTTCAAGTCATCACTTAAGTTACGAATACTCAGTGGGTAGTAACCATCGGTTGTAGTAAAATGACCATCGTTGATAATCATTTCAATACCATTGTGTAAAATAGTTCCATAGAACTCACCATCGTTAATGGTAAGTTTACTACCATCATCATTCTTGATAATATAGAAATTATTGAAGAATGAACCTCCATTTATAATAAGTTCAGGATACTGCTGATTGCGGCCAGCCACATAGCCAGTTTTTTCGTCACCAGAATTATAGGTCCAGTATCCATTTTCAATCATAGAGGAAACAACACCAGGGGCATTGAATACACCGCTGTTAATAATCATTTTACCATGATTGACGCAAGTGTAGTAGGTGTTATTCTTTTCATCAACTGTGCGGCTGAGGTTACAGTTGTCGAGAATGGCCTCTCCATTCACAGTGATTGCGGGCTCGTCATTCTTATTGCATTCTAGCCCACCGTTCTTAATAGTAGCCTTACCGGTCGCCGCAATTACCATAGGAGAAACATCATTGTTTACTGTAACAGTCTCACCTAGATTAATGGTAATTTCTTTATCGACAGAAATAGTTTCGCTACCTAAACTGTTTTGAATAACTACCTCATCGCCCACTCCAGCAGCCGCAATTGCCTCAGCTGGAGTATTATAAGTCTGACCGCTTACTGTAGTAGAGGTATCACTAGAATCATCATAAATTTTCAACACTTCTAAGCCTTTATAATCACTACTATTAATATCGGGCAAATCTTTCCACGCAGTCGTACCATTACCGATGCGTAAGATATTTTTGTCAATTGCAAATCCAGGCTCGCCATCTGCAAGAATAGGGTTTTTGGCTTCCCACTCCGCCATAGTGCCTCGCCGCAGTTTAAAAGTGGTTTTATAAACGGTAGCCATTATACTCCACCTCCATCATAAATAATATCTCCACCAGAGGTACCTGGAGTTCCACCATCATAATCAGTGCCGCCGCCAGAGCTACCGATCTGGACTTCAATCCATTGTTTTTTATTATTTAACATATATGTTTTACTAGAGCTAATATCAAATGCTGTACTACCTGGTGAGAGTTGACTTGTATCAATCTCATAAATCTCATTGAATGTATCAATGACAAATTTTTTCACCATATTAAACGTAGAGCCATTTGCATAAATAGCTGTATAAGCCATATTTTGTATCCTCCTTTCTTGATTTTCATTCTTCTATTGTTTTTGAAAAATAGGGTATGTAGATTAATCACTTTTGTCCTAAAAATTTCTAAGGGCCAATTTGATTTGTGGGCAGACGCCCAAACCGACCCAGCCAGAAGCATAAAAAAAAATCCAGCCCCGAAGGACTGGATTCTTGTTCACTTGATTATGATCGCCATATACCCCTTCGGGTTGCTGGTCATTACCTTCTATCATATTCACTCAATAGGACGACATAGGTGAGCTTTCGGGAGCGACCCTGGACTCTATGCCGTAACAGCTTACGCTGTACATTGCCTATGCGGAAGTGGTTATCCGCAACGTTCACCCATCATTCACATTAGTAAAGATTTTTTATCTTTTCTTCTAAATGTTATTGTCTTGGGCTACTTGTACCTTAACCTCGTCTTATAGTTACATTACTGCAACCTCACGACAAACCGCCTTGGTGGTATTTCTTGAGTCTGCATAGGGTACCAAACCTAAACCTTATCAAGATTCGGGCTACGCTTTTAACGCTTGCCTTCTATTACGACGGCGACGAGACAGTAGTTTTGATAGCGATAATTCCAGTACATCCTCCCGGCCGGCGAGAGCTTTATCTCTCGTTGTCCCCAAACTCACGAATGGGAAGCACTGCCGCAATAACGTATCCGTCATTACTTTTAAGCAGGGGGCGTCTTGATTAGGAAAGGATTCTCAGCCACATGATATTGTGTCTACACTGAGTTATACAACAACCATAATCAAATGAACAATCTGGAAAGAGAGGTGGTAGTTTAGAATTTTTCAAGGTCAGGATGAAACTCTACCAAACTAGACCTGGCACCGGCGCTGGGTTACGATCCCAGTCCTAGACTTTTAGAGAGTCTAGCGCTACCATTACGCTACGCCGGATATAAAAGTAGTTTAACGACTTACTTAGGTCAATTTGCAGTTATGGGTGCAAAGGGGAGATTCGAACTCCCGACCTACAGTTTATGAGGCTGTCGAGCTTACCAACTGCTCTACTTTGCAATATATAGGAGAGGAAAGGCGTCTAGAACACCCACAGGTATAAGGCTCCTCTCTGTTGCCGGATAACCTGCTTGATAGACCCACATAGGCTACTGTTCTATCTTGCTTCTATTTTCACCACGCATTTTCGTAAGAAGCATTTGTTTATATTATACTGTAAACCTCAGTTGCACTTCGTCCGTGCCAGACGACCCTCACCGCGGAGTCGAACCGCTCTACATTATTTGCTACCGTTACACCAAAGAGGGATATAATGTGAATTTTATTTATCGGCACGCCACAAGTTCCACTAACTCCCGTAGTAGTTTAATGATTTGCTAAGATCAATAGCTATCTTGAAACTTATAATGCCGGGGAACATTACTACAAACTTATTGATAGCAGTTTTAAAAATGCGAATGAATAGAATTTCTAAGAAATGGCGCCGCAGGTGTGGATTGAACACACGCATCAGGGAGTCTGGCCAAGGTAATTGGTACTGCCCCAATTAAATTTCACTTGAATACCTTGAAAGTCCCTTGCCTTACCTCTTGGCTACTGCGGTATATAAGCGGCCTGGTGTCTCAACGCTAACCCAGCTTAGCCACTCGGTGTGGAGCCGCATTAAAAAATTGAGGTAAAGGTCTTTCACCTTTACGACTTACTCTGAATAATGTTCGCGACCACTATTCAACGACGGTATACTTTAATTAGCATTATCTTCAATCCCGTCTAAGTAAGTTTTTCATTAAGATTTTTCCTATAAGTTTTAGACTCTTCGTCCTCGCAACAGGGATCGAACCTGTACCTCCGAGCTCCTGACGCTCAGCGGGCTGCCACTTACACCATGCGAACAACTTATGACTTCACCATTCATAGGGTTGTACAGGCCCATGTTAGAATGGTTTGTACACGAAGTCTATAACCTTAATGGCTCTTTACTCACCACTCAATTTTTTAGAAGTATTTGCTAACAGGGAAGAATGACTGATCTGCGGCTTCCTTAGTGATATAGAAAACATCACCAACTGTGCCAGCATGAACAGGGGCAAACAAGAGAACAGAGTCTTTCTTGTCATAGGAATTTGCGGCGCCCACTAACTTGTAGACATTATTATGAATGTCCTGGTAACGAGAACCAAAATTGATTTCCATGTATTCTTCCCTCACTTTCTATAGATATTATAACATAAATTTTTTGAAATGTCAAATTTCATCTAAGCGACGATGAGCGTAGCGAATCTAGCTTAATCCCAGTAATTAATGGAACAAATGAAACCAATATCATCCCACCGTAGGACCTGCGGCCGCACACTCCAGTTGTCAGAAACCAACAAGGTTTTGTTGGTAGTATCATAACCAATTACTGTGATAGTGTGATTATGATATTTACCTGCATTCCAGACATTCATAATAATTGGATTGCACTTATCAATCTGGCCGCAAATGGTTTCATAACTAAATCCTACGCCCCTGAAATACCTTGCACTTGTTTTTGCAGTAGGGACAATGCAATATTTACGAGCAACTTCATCAAAGATGCGACGAATAAACCACGGATCGACGCCCTTCTTGCCAGTGTAACCATACTTGCGGGCAATCTTCTCAATCGTAGCATAAATCTCTGGCACAGATTTAGTATGTGCAAAATAGAAGTCAACCACCGCAGTAAGAGATGTCAAAGTGCAATCATTGTCTTCACCATAGTGATCTTGGTCAAGACAACGAAAATTCTTGAGTTGAATTACCAAATGACAACCCTCCTTTACGATTTACTACTTTAGATGGTCCGAGTGGTGAGACTCAAACTCACGGCCTCGTGGGCCCAGGCCACGCGCTCTATCAACTGAGCTACACCCGGATAAAGCGGGGCGCTAGAATCGAACTAGCGAAATTTAGTGCAAGGTTACCCGCACATAAATTGTGACCACACCCGCGCATATGCTAGGTTTTGCACCTTGCGCCAGACGAGTCGAACGCCATGGCTTGAGGACTCGAACCTCGCCGCACCTAGCTGGTTACTACCATTCACCAAAAATAAATAATGTAGTAGCTATAACCCGGTTTCATGGTCTTTTACAGGAAGCAGCTAAAAGTTGTTACCTTTTACATAAAGTCTCTTCCTAACCCTCAAAGAGGGAAACTAAATCGTATCATCCAGTTTTCCTGGTTTATTTCGATTTGCGGATTTGTTACTTACCGCTGTACTACTTACTAACCTGTCTTTGTTAGTCCCGACCCGTCTTTCCTTTATCAAGGAGTAACTGCCGTTAGCCATTATTTATTCTGTCCTCTGCGTTTTTCAGGGCTTGGAACCTGCGGTGATCGACCACCGGCCGCATTACAGTGATTAAGAAATATCACTTAGTGCTGTGATACTTCTTATCTTCCTCTGCTGAAAAAATCAGATCATCTACATCGTGAAACATTGCTACCATCCTTTCTATTATTTAATAAGATAACCTACACCCCAACGCTCTTGGGACCACATCCTACATTCCACATCCTCGGTTATCAGTTTGCGGGATTTGATGTTCAGTCACCCGTCTGTATCCATCTATCATCTCGGTAAGGACTCATAATGTAAGGACTAGCTCCATCACCTTACTGTGCGGTCTATCTACGCCACGTTGCCGCTTTGTACAGTTCCTCGTTGTCTGTCAGTCAACCCGGATTTATTCGGGATTTAGGTTCTTAACTTATCCTACTTTTGTTAAGAAATAAAGCTCGTTCCTCCTTGCGGTTGTGGGTCAACCGCTTTAGCCGCTTTCCATGTCAGGTAGCATATTCAATAATATTCGCATCGGAACCCCAATAGGTGCTTATGGCGGAAATGGTAGGGTTTGAACCTACGGCCCACGAGTTAACAGCACGTTGCTCTACCAGCTGAGCTACATTTCCATATAAATTAGTGTAACCGCATTTGAGATGTAAAAACCTGGTAGATGTCGTCCTAGACAGCCTATTTATCACCCAGCCCACCAAAGTAAACAATGCTTGCAATCATCATTTACACCTGCTTAACTCGGCTGTTCACTTGTGTAATGACCTTTTGACTTTACAATGCGGGGAGCTCCAGCGTTAACCACGCACGGCCGCAAATTATTTCTCAAACCGCCACTTACATCAAGCCGCCTAAAACACAGTGCTTGAAATAGGTTCCCAGAGTCTAGTCTTAAAGCTAGATGGTAGCGCCGGTGGAATTCGAATCCACACTGTAATGATCCTAAATCATTTGCCTCCTGCCAATTGGGCTACAGCGCCATATATGCAACTTATTTATGTACTGATGGAGTTGCCAACCACCCACGGTTTCCTTTGCCTCTATTTAACGTCCCTAGCCACAAGCTATGTATCTCACATAGTAGTTTAACCGCAAGCCATGTCGTCCGACGAGACAGTTTAATGACATACCTAGGTCAGTGGTTCTTTCGAGTTGGTAGGCGTGGGGGGAGTCGGACCCCCAATGTCTTTCGACGGCAGATTTTAAGTCTGCTGAATATGCCAGTTCTTCTACACGCCCATACTGGACTATAAGATCTCTCAGCAGGCTGCCGCACCTTAACTACCTGCTATTTAATGTCGCCACAATCACTAAGGAGCTTAGCGACAACCTCTTTCTCAACCTTACAAATATATTATAACATAAATTTTTTGAAAAATCAAATTATTTTTCAATCTGGCTCAGTTGTCTTTTTCACAATTTCCAACTTTGCTACAAAACCAAACAACTCGAAGGTAATAAACTTACCACTATTGACCGTATAATTAATACCTAACTGGCTAAGTTTGTCTTTTAATAAGTCTATTAATTTATCTTTAGTTGCATCACGAAATGCCTTTTTGCCATCATCTGGCAGTAGCTTGGTTGTAGATTTTAGGGTAACATCATATAATTTGCCATCAAGAGTAACAAGATTATAGATGCCGTTTCCTGTCATAGAAAACTTGCGGCGATAGCTACCTGCAGGTAGGGATTCCCGCAAGAACTCTCCAAAGGGGTATTCATGCTCCCAAAAGTACTCTTTCTTTTCATAGAATTTACTTACCACTTGTTTTACCCCTTTCTTAACTTTCTATAAATATTATATCATAAATTTTTATAAAAATCAAAAGAAAGGAAAAGGTAAATGAAGGTTGTACCATCTACCAATAGGCCCATATTCATTTATATACCGCACCAAACCTCTTAAAAGAGTAAGCTAGCTAGGCTTGCAACCATGGCCATCCGTGCGGTGTTGGTGGATCTGATGCGATTCGAACGCACAACCTCGTCCTTGCAAGGGACGCTTTCTCCCATTGAAATACAGACCCTTATATGGTGGGCCAGGCTGGTGTCGATCCAGCTACTCCCGAAGGAAACGGGTTTACAGCCCGCCGCAGTTGCCGATTTGCTACTGACCCATATTATGTTCATACTCTTTTTGGCTAATCTCGTATATTTAATTGGAGCAAGTGTGCAATGGAAACACTTCTATCTGCGCTCCTGTACCGAAGTACCACCCACCACGGGCTATGTAATATTTATTGTGCCATAGCTGCACTAGATGCCTTTCACATCAGATAGTTCCTATATTACACTCCCAAAATAACTGGGAAATGGCACGCTGGTCTCGCTACGATCGAGAAACTATAGTTTTGGAGACTATTGTTTTGCCAATTAAACTACCAGCGCATATTAAAACTCCTTTATAAAGATAATAGGCTGTTCATCAAACTCCATTTACTACAGCTTCAAGTGGTCTTCCAATTACAATCAACACAACATCTAGCTATCAACCTAGGCTTCGAGTATGTGTAATGGCTTCGTAGCACCTATTACTTTAATATAATGAGTAGTTTATACAGTGATGCTCGGCACTATTCCATTTGTTTATGTCGAGTTTCTTATTTAACCTAAGCCTGTCTGGAGCCTCTAGCCCGTTACGATCGGGCGACTAGGGGTTACAAATCCCTTATTTTGCCAATTAAACTATAGAGGCAGATAGGAGAGAGAAGGCGTCTAGAACACCCGTGAGCTTAGCACTCTCTCTGTTTGCATATATCTCACTTAGCATTGATTATCCGGTTCAATTACTCAAAACCTTGACTACTTCATTACTACAAGTAATAAAGTCATGTTCTTGCACAGGGCTAGAGGCCCCACAAGCATTTCTAGCACCAATCTGTGCAGAATGGTGGACCAGGACCTTGCGGTCAGCCCTAAAAAAAAAGAGTCTCACGTTATGTATTGCCCATTACCTCAATACGAAGCAAAACTCTGGATGGGTGGTGACCCTGGCGGGGTATGATCCCGCAAAACTCCGCCTTGAAAGGGCGGTAACTCTACCAATTCGTCCACAGGGCCAGATTAGAGTGGCGAAGGGCTGAGGTGTCGATCCCCATGCGGTCTCCCGCACCAACGGTTTTCAGGACCGTGCTTGCAGCCGTGCAAGTTAACCCTCCATATGGAGCACGTGACGAGGTATGATCTCGCAACAGCCAGATTGGAAATCTGGAACTCTACCAATTGAGTTACACGTGCAAATATAATGCCTGCACCGTATGTATAAATTTCAAAATAGCAGAACTATTTGACGCTGCATCACTGTGAGTTGGATGACGTCGCCGCATACAGGCTTTCCTCTCCTCATTCCACTATTTTGGTCAATGTCCGGTTAGTCGTCTGAGTCCTTTACCTCGTCATTGACTGCGTATGCCCTTACGCTATTACTACTGCTACCCGGCTTAGATGTTATCACCGTTTGAAAGTGGTAAAACAATAGCAAGAAGGCAAATTAATATGGGCAGCTTCTCAGTAGCCTATTATACGATAGCCCCAATTTCGCTTGGTTTACTGCGCCCGGCGCTCCTCTTGGAAACCAAGAATACAAGGAGTGGTGAGACTGGCGAGGTACGATCTCGCAACCTGCGGCTTAAAAGGCCGCTGCACTACCGGTTATGCTACAGTCCCAAATCTTTTATCTAGCTTTACGGACTAGAAATGAGCTTGCCGCACCGATACAATTTTAGTTGCGTCATCACAGCAATAGCGATAAGTGAATACTTTCGACGACTCCCCATTTTGTATAGTCGAGATTCGCGCGCCTCGGGTGCTGTTGTATCCTTGCGGGCCTCGGGCTTGAGGCAGTATTCAACGAGAGTTGCAACTATCAACTGGCTCTCTACTTATCTCGTATTTTTGCTAAGTTGACATGATAGTTATGTCAAACTTACCCAGAACACGCCACGTGGAGGCAATACTTCATGTGTTCCTTAACTTTATGTATATATTATATCAAAAATTTTTGAAAAAATCAAATTAGGGACAAGAGCCAGAGAAAAGGAGATTCTTATTTACTTTAAAAAATCTCCTATTTCTCTGAAACTCTTTTGTCCTCAATATGCTAAAAATTGTGAAGTTGTCAGCTAAATATCATTTAAAGATAATGTATCTAATTTTGTATAAGGAATTACAATTAATGGAATGTTATTTACTTTCGCCCACTCAACTTTTTCAGTGTCTCTAAATTTAACATCTTCTAGTGGTTCGACAAAATATTGACTTTGAGAAAAATGTTGTTGACCATGAAACTCAATTAAATAAGAATTATTTACATAAAAATCATAACGATAATTTTTATTTGTTTTACTAGATTTACAATCTGGAAAAGTTTTTTCATGTTCAAATGGGATTTTTTCTTTATTTAGAAGGTCAACTATTTTTGCTTCTCCTTTTGAAAGTCGTTTACACCCACAAGAAGAGCACTCTCCAGAAGTTAAATTTTTTAGTAAAAAAGATTTTATTGTTCCACAATCGCATTTACATTTCCATTTTACTTTTTTAGGGAGGCTATTTTCTTCATCAATTTCTATAGCTGTAAGCATACCAAATCTTTGCCCACTAATATCTTTTCGACAAGCCTCGCGAGTTCTTTCTTTCTAAAGACATCCGCAAGATTGAGTGTGACCGCTATTTAAATGATTAGTTGAGACAGTAGTTTTATTTCCACAGTCACATAAGCACTCCCATAAAGACGAATTTGGCAGTCGTCTTAATACGACTAATTTACCATATCTTGTGCCCGTCAAATCGTTCTATAACTGACTGACTTCACGGACTCTTTCTTTCTAAAGACATCCGCAAGATTGAGTACGTCCAGTCGCTAAACTACTAGAAGCAATATCTTTTTCATTGCCGCAATCGCATTGACAATGCCACATTATTCTTCCATTTTTACGCACTGGTGATTCATACTAGACAGTCAAACGCCCTACTCGTAATCCAGTTAAATCCTTCTTTTTTGGCATTTTTATCACCCTTCGATTTTATTTTTTACACTATATATAAAAATTCAGTTAATAGAATTAATTACTTTTGTCCTAAATTTTATTTTTTATTAGACAGAAGAATCCACATTAACGGATTGTTCATATTAAAATTATTTTTATCTGTATTAGCAGAAGGATTAAACTGATTCATAAGCATCAATGGAAGAATAGACGAACTCAAATCTTCATTTTCATTGCTTAGCAAGGCAAGCATCCACATATTTCCGAAGGGGTCTTCAGAGGAGGGAGAGAAATCTGTAAAACTACCAAATCCATTAAGAACAGAGACAAGTTTAGTTACATAATTAAAACCAAACATATTTTTACAGAACAGGATCTCCTTGCTCTCGCCAGCACGAGGATCAATCACGCTAACGCAACTATCACCCTCGCACACATCGGCCACAACATACATTCCCTTACCCTGATGAACAATCATGTCACCAGCATGGACAGTATGCGGCGCCGCAGGGATCTTGTAAATCAGATTCTTACCCTCAAAGTTGAATACGTCAACGTCAATGATAGAATCGGTCTTACCATCATAAGAAACCCAACTATTATCAAGGTTCTTCACCGCGAGGCCATAGGGGGACAGCCGCACGGTATCATTCTTCACGGGGCCAAACTCAAAATTCTTAAAGAAATTCATATCCTTTTCTCCTTTTTTATTGTCTATTGCTGTCATTGTTTGCCAAATTGTATCGTATTCTTGCTTAAAACTCTGGGTTGTTGCAAGGTTAGAATTTGATATAACATCACTGGTAGCTATCGCAGAATATGGGCTTGGTGCATAGTTTACTGTATAATTCGTCGTCATATCTGTTATCGAGTGAGGGGGAACAAGATTGGTTATTGACCATTGAGTGCAAGACTCTGCATAGCCAAGTACGGCGTAATACTTAGATTGCAGATAATCTAGGAATGGACAATTTGCTTTTTTTTCAAAGATAACAAAGTCCATCTTTCCATAGGGCGAACACATAAAATCGTTATTTGAGTTAATTTTCAAATAAATCTCTGCTGCGTTGGGGAGATCCCTCCAACTCCACATCATTCTCCAATCATCATATGGGATTTTATTAAATTTTTTCTTACGAACTGCAGCGGCAAATTCGTTTAATTCTTTCTCCCACTCTTCGGGTGTCCATATAACCAAGTGACCTCACATCTCCTTTCTTTATAAATATTATATCATAATTTTTTGTTTTTGTCAATTAAGAGGACTAAGCCAGAAGCTCTTGTTGCAATCACTGCAAGTTTCATACTGGTCGCACTTGGTATCTAAAGATGGCTCAATTATACAAGCATTAATACCAGGGCATCCATTTTTGTTACATGACATATTAGGAAATAACGACAAAAGGGCGCTTTTTCGAGTAGGATGATTATGATTAGTCCAATTCTGTATTACTTGTTCAACCTGAGAAAAATCAGGATTAGTAGAGTGCCAACACGAAGATTCTCCAGGAGAAGCTTCACATTTTTCACATCCATTGTCGCTACATTTTTGGCACATTTCTACCGCATATTTAAAAAACTGTTCAGTTGTCATTTTGTTCCTCCTCTGAAACAATAGGAAGGGTCATGTAGCAATTAGGGCAAACTAGTTGCTTTGTTATAGCATCCCATATAAGGTTCTGCGGCGACGGGGTAGGCTGGCCGCATATCTCACATTTCCAAGCGATAGCAGAAAAGAACTTACAAATGTCATGTGACTCTGGAAATTCGTTCTGGATAGCAACGCCGCATATCTTCTCTTTATAGAAGCCGCAATCTCCGCAAGTTCTTTTCACTTGTTTGCTTCCCAGTGTTCTTTAATGCGAGTGAAGACTTCATCTGCATTGAGATAACCTTCTACGCTATCATTATTGTGAGTAAGCCCCATAATTTCAATAAGACCAGTCTGATGGCCATAACTACCCCAGTGACAAATTGCATCACAAACTGGATGCTTGTCATCAGGATACCATACTTGCGGGCGTCCATGACTTGAAGTTACTGTAAAGGGAATATCCGTTGTCTCAAGTATAACAATAAGTTTATCTACTTGAGTGATCTCAGGAATACCGCCATGCATGGCTTCAAGTTTGGCATTTGAATACATAATTTACTCCTTTCTTCCAATAAAATGTTAAGTCAAGCCATAGAGCTTGATACCATTTTAATTTAGTGCCACAGAAAATTTTAACTATTTTTGATGGGCGCACTTTGAAAATCGCAGAGAATGTAGCAGGAGGCTGAATATTCATAGTATAATTGGTATCATTCTCTACTATATAAGTTGGTTCATTATCAAATGAAACACGAATGGGCTTGGTGTCTTCGTCTAGAAGAATCCAGGCTACTTCTTTGTTATCAATTCCCATTTAACTCTCCTGAATTGAGTATACATCATTCAAATTAATATCAAATGAATAGACATTATCATTTGTAGTAGTCACAGTGACATGACTAATTCCTTCTTGATCTTTAGGAGTGTAATAAATTAGTGAGATATTTGCTCTTACAAACGCCCAACAATTTCCACGAACATCTTTAAACTGAGTCATAGGTTAATTCCTTTCTTTATTGTAGTAAAATAGGGGCATTCGCACCGCCCTTTGCCATTGGACAAGTTTCAGAATGACTTAGGCCCCAACCGCAATACCAAATGGTGCGATTATTCCAAGGTATATCAGTGGGATTAGACCAAGGACAATCTTCTACCTGAGTAGGCATTTCATCAATAAGGATTTTCATATTTTTCTCCTTACTTTTATCTTAATTATATTATAACATAATTTTTCCAAAAATGCAAAAAAGAGCGGGAGTTTAGACTCCCGCTCATCCCGCATCATAAATCATTAACTCCCCGTCATTCTGAAATAAGGGTGAAATGCCGTTCTCTGTAAATAGATACAATACGCCAGTTTCTCTATCTGCGGCAACCACCGATCGGTGCCCACAAGCTATTCCCCTATCTACCTCGATAAACCTCTCCCTGTCCGCAGGAAAGAAAAGATGGGTAGAAGGATGCTGCAATGTAATTACAACCTTCCCCAGCACACCGACGAGAAGAAATGCTACTACGCAGTAACACAGTCGCCGCAAGAAATCTTTAAAAGCCTTCTCTGTCAACACGTCGTATTGCCTCCTTCTTCATTTCTTCAATATCTCGCGCAGAGAAATAGTTGACCGTAGAAAATCTACATTCCTCTCCCGCACGATAAGCCCGCATCATTTTGTGGATAACCTCTTCTCTTTCCTCTTGTTCTTGTGCATATCCCAAAAACAGGTTATCCATTACAGTGCCTCCTTTTCTACTACAGGATAATCGTTAAGATCTGCAATGATGCGATCAGCGGTTGACTTACTGACGAACATATCCGTCTCATAGAACTCAGTTACAGTGATACTCTCAATTGCCTGAGAGTCCTCGTCAAAAAGCTGCTCCATAGCTTTATTTATGGCATCACAATAAGAGGCCGCAGAAAGAAACAGCCGATAGGTTTCACGAGTATTATCTTCGATAACATTGATAATAAGATAATAAGTATTCATGGTTTACTCCTTTACTTCAATTACATTAAGAGCGCAAATGTCTGCAACCCATTCCTCGCGCAGAAACTCGTCAACAAGAGATTCAGTTTCCTGCGGGTCCCAATTCTCTTCTTCGCAAATCTGAAGGATATATTCCACACCGCAATTCAGCGCATCAGCTCGCCGCATAAAGTAATCACGATCTCCATCGTCAACATAATAAATGGCATAAATCTGCATTAGTCTACCTCCACTCCATCATATGCAAAGTCACTGTTGTAGCAAGTGAGCAAATCTTCAAATGCTTGCGGTGTCTCGTTGGGGATAACGCCCCGTAGTCTATAATAAGCATCATACTCTTTATCTTCAGCCATGAGATCACATTCATATAGTGTACGTACCTCATAGTTTTCAAAGTGCTGGCCGCACATTTTATTTAGGAAGATTGTGAGATTGGGATAAGTCATGATTTCTTCTCTTGCTTCATCAAATGCAAAAACATCATAACCATAGTCGTATTTGAGTACAAGCGTTTTCATGTTAATCCTCCATCATTTCCTTGGTAACATACATAATCTTGCGGCCACCCTCATATGCTTCCCAACGATCCCACCAGTAGTCAATTACTTCCTCTTGCTCTGCGTCGTCAGCAAACATCTCCCGCAAGATAAGTTCACCCATGCGGAGTGCGTTATTGAGATTGCGGTAGTAATGGGTGCTACCCTCCATCCAGAGTTGATAAAATTCCATAAACTTACCTCTCTTTCTATATTTATATTATATCAAAAATTTTAACAAATGTCAAAGAGTAAGATAAGTGCGGGTTGCGGTATCCCATACCTGTGTTGGTGCCATTGCGGCTGCAAGACACCAGAATTTATGTCCCTGCTCTGCGGCTGCACGATTAGGGTAAACCGCAGGAATCGCCATGTGATCGGGATTAATCCAAATTGCGGTTTCGTAGTTCTCACCCTCAAAACAAGTATCAACAGTGTATTTGCCTACTGTCGTATGACCAACACCATCTACCTGCTGCAGGACATCGAGCGCCGCAAGAAGTTCGTTCATACCTTCAACTTTACAATATTTATTGACAAACTCTTCATAACCCAATTCTGCGGCTTCGGCGTTGAGGGTTTCCGTAGAGATGTTATCCCACTTAGGAAGAATACGTGCATATTCCCATTCAGGAGAGGTGACTTCGCAATCATCGTCTTCGTCATAGTCATAGACATCATCATTCGCAAATAAGTGAGAATAAGTGTCAATTACCTCATATGCCATGGTTTCACCAATATTATCAACTTCGTCAAGAGAGTTTATCTCAGTGACGCAAATGTCATAGATACCGTGTAGGCCGCCATAAGTGCTTTCATAAGCGTAAATTACAAATCTCATGCGAGTTCCTCCTCTTTAATAGCCTGTTCAATGGCATCATTTTCGTCGTAACCATAACTATCTTCAATGGCGAGGGCGCGATCAGTAACAATGTCAAGCTGCTGGTCAGTGAGACTAGGATAATTGTCCTGAATATACTCACGAGTAGCGAAAAAGCGATAAAGATTATGAGCAAAAGCAAGATCATTCATAGTCAGATTAACCTGAGTACCATCCTGAGTGGTCATAGTATAAATATATTTCATAGAAATTGCCTCTCTTTTATTTTATAATCACATGAAATTTCCAAGCTCTTTTAGTGCAGTAAAGAGCTCACTAGCTAAAATCTCGTCGAGTCGAACTTCAACTGCTTCTCCAGCAATATCACTAACAGAGAGATTATAAAAGCCATTCTCCTTATTGAGATAGATAACAGCAGTCATTCTATCATCAGAGCTGATACAGTAGGTTTTGTTAATAGTCAACATAGATTTACCTCTCTCTTTCATTTTCTATAATTATTATAACATAAAAATATAAAAAAAACAAGGGTGAGGAAGTCACCCTTGAAAATGTTATAGGCCAAGTTTTGCCATTAGTTCTTGAACCTTGCGGCGGTCCTCTTCACTGATTTGCGGCGGGGCTACCTCACTAGGGGCAGGAACAGGCTCTACCGCAGGCGTAGTAGAAGAGCTTCCAGACCAATCTAGGGCAGCGGCTTCCCGCACAGGAGTCTTCGCGCAAGACAGAACAACTTTGATTTCTACTGTTTCCCCTTGTTCTGTTAGAGGAATACGAATTTCTTTATCATTATTGTAAAGAAAAGCGTTTGGGAAGATTTCGAGAATTTTCTTAGTTACGAGGGATTTGCTTTCGGCACCTTTAGCCATTAGGTTTCATCCTTTCCATTTGTTTAGTAATGTCCTTAATGCGGTCGCAATAGGTGCAATTATAAGAGGGGCTTTCGCACACTTGCTTACAGTTAAGACGCCGCACCGCAAAATCAATAGGAAGAAGTTGGTTGGTAACAGACTCTACAGACCGGAGAGAAGGGAGCAGAGACTTGAGAGGCCCGCAGAAAGAAGAGTGCGCATAATACTGTAGATTGAAGGGATTTATGCACAGTGCGTCAAAGATACCCTCATACCGGTAGGCATCCTCTGGCCGCACGAACCAAGAGGAAAGAAAATAGGAGGTTGGATCTGCGGTGGCGAATAGAAGTGTGTCTGCGAAGATAGCCTTCCACTGCCGCAAGTCTTCTGTTGAGAAGGTAAGTGGTGCTTCAAAACGAACTGCGGTGACTCCCTTGCGTGCATAGCGATTAGCCTGTTCCCAAGTAGTTGCAGCTTCAAAGAACATAAAGCGAAAGTTCGCTAATTCATTTGAGTAATAACCTTCGGGAACTTGGATAATAAAATTATCTAAGTCGAGATTTCGTATGCTATCAAAGTCGGGTTCTTGGAAACACATAATGATATAAGTTTTATCTCGATCGAATAGGTTAATTGCGGTTGCGGCCTCTTCCTCGGATACGCAGATATAGGTTGCATGATCCTTGACATCTCTGAGATGATCTTTGCGGATGTCGGTGAGGAAGGGCATGAAGGCAATATAGTCCATAGTGACTCCTTTCTAGAGAAAAAGCGGAGTCCGAAGACCCCGCCTAATCTTTAATTACGCACGAGCGTACATGGTCTTCTCAGAGGACTTGCCCTCGTCGTTCTTGTAACGCTTCTTGGACTTCACTGCGCGCTCAGCCTTAACCAGCTTGGTCAGCTTGGGGATCAGTTTGCTCTTAGGCATATCCAGGCCCAGTTTATCCAGAATCTCCTCAGCGGACATAGGCTCATCAGTCAGAACCTCATACACAGCCTCGATAATCTCGTCGGACTCTGCAGCCTTAGCCTCGCGGCGCTTCTTGTCAGCAGCAGCACGCTTATCCATGGAAGCGATCTCCTTCTCGGCAAAGGTCTTAATGTCCTCCGCAGCCAGAGTGCACTCACCAGTCTCAGCCAGAGTAATCAGACCCTCCAGAACCTCGCGCTTAGTAACAGTCTTTTCCATTTGTAGTAATCTCCTTTTAATCAAAAATTATTTGGTGAGAAGTCATCTCTCACTTTCTGTATATATTATATCAAAATTTTTTTGAAAAGTCAATGCCGATTCTCTTCTCTGGATAGTTCATCGCAATAGAAGCAGATGTAATCATCAAGAGACTTGTCAAACAAGAGAGAATCAAGGTCTTTCATTTCTCCACAGCATGAACATATCTTGCGGTGGCTGCATGACGAGCATAGAACCTCGCTTTCATATCCAAAGTCTGGAATGGAGAGCTCCAACGGGGCGCCGCATGAAAGACAATATGCGGGGCCGGAGTAATTTATTTCATAAGGGGAAGAAGGAAGGGGTTTGCCAATGAGGTAATAACCACCAAGGTAAGTGTCATTATACATTCGATTGGTGTTTAGGTAAAGAGTTCCACCAGAAACCGCAAAAGATGGAGATTTGGAATAGCAGAGTTGTGGATCGTAATCCCAGTCTAAAGATCGCTTAGCTGCGGCTGCAACAAGAGAAAGAGCTTGGGAAGTTACTTGTGGCGCTGTGTAAGGGTACCCCCGCAAAGCAACTATTGCATAGGGAGTAAGAAGGATTATTTGTCTCCAATATTTACGGTTGTTGCTTTCTACTGTTGCGAGGATGGTATAGGGAGAAGTCATCATTTCAAGACACCCTGCGCGATAGTCTCCTTTGTGGGAAGTCATTGCAAGACATGAAGTCCAATTGGAAGTATCTTCTGAGAGGGAAAGAAAATCCTCTGGACGAGTAGAGAGACGTAGCGTACCTTTGAGGATGCGGTTTGATGATACTTGGGATTGTGCTAAACGAATTTCCTCAACAAGTGAAAGGTCAACTGTGTTGTTTCCACAGAGGACGAGAAACTGATTTGCGAATTTGAAAAACTTGCGGCGACCATCTAGCGTTAGAGTATGGGAGTCCTTAAAGTGGAGGATTCCGATGACTGGGATTAAGTTGTTGTAGATTGTTTCCTCTGATATAATTTGGGGCAAGGAACGACGAAACCAGTCTACAGATTCGGGTGTAAGATAGGTGGCTGCCAGTAGGGACATGATCTGCCGCAATGAAAAAATGTTATATTCTTGTGTGCGGTGAAAGTGGTCTAGGGAGGTTTCTGCGGCGAGGGGTATAGAGATTGGTGTCTCATATACCCCGTTTGGAAAGAGATTAACTAGATTGGAGCGCGCTAGGCTGGCTTGCCGCAGATACTCTTTATCGAAGATGGGATTGCAATTGAAGGATTCGCGAGATAGGACGCGAGAACGAATTTCAGAGAAGGACATAAAATTCCTTTCTATTGATTGGACTTTTGGGCGATGGTGCATTAGCACCTTTGCTTAGTGTAGGAGGGCAGAAAGAAGTGCATTGAAGGGATCGTTGTTAGGATTGGACAGGATAGAATGGATTTTACCAATAGAGACAAAGAACTCTTTAGTCTCAGAGCGAAGAGTCTGGTAAAGCTCATCATCGTGAGAGAATTTCGTAAGGTCGCCGCACTCAGGGATCTGTGCAACGATATAGGGGAAGATGATGTTATCGAAGAAAACATCCCAGGAGAGAGACATACAGTCGAGCCCGCAAGTAGCAGCGTTCTTCTCCTCTTGATAGAGTTCATTCAGGACATCATCCATTGCAGTATCGAAGTCTTCCAAGGAGAGTTCGGAGTTATGGAACGCGGCACGGATAGCTTCCCGCAGGTTAGAATTAGTCATAAGGTTTTAACTTCCTTTCTTACTTTTGTTAATTATATTATAACATAAAAAATTTAAAATGTCAAAAGAGGGATTTGCTAAGTTTTGAGTCTTCTGCCTGAGAAATGTAGTGACCACGGGGATTCGAGGTCTGAAACTCAAAACAAATACTTGGCCAGAATTCCTCCTATGTCTTCTCCGTTTCGGCGCCCCAAGGGGCGCCTCACTCAAAGCCATAACGAGGAACGTTCTGGCCGTGACCATGTATTTTTCTGATGATAGATAGATAAATACCTACTATCAGAATTTTGAGTGACTATTGGTGTATTTTGTGTTTATCTGTCAGTGTATTTTTAATTTATTCTATTATTTTAAGATGATTTTTCTTAGCAAAACTCAGATTTTGGTAAGGTTCCTGTTTGTGCAAGTCTTACCATTTTCCTTATAAATAATAGGTATATATATTTATAAGGATTTTGGTAAGTTTTCTGATGGTAGATTTATTGCCACAAATATGCAATAGTATAAGATTGACCTCCGTTGTGACATTCTCCATTTAGTGTACGGTAATAGTGCATCTTTCGCGCAAATCCTAAATCGCCAATGCAAGCACTAATATTGGTTAATGCGGTGATTGCATTACCTACAATACCAGTAGAGATACCAAGGTCAGCCGCAATTTGTTTATAAGAAATAGCGTCTAAGGTATGCTCATTATCACAGAGATATAAAAATACCCGCAAGGTGTTTTCCCATGCAACAGATCGGTTTTTATCTTCGGACTTATAGTCTTTGATGGTATTAATCCAAGTCTTTTTGAGGACAAGTTGTTTGGGAGAGTCTTTTAGTACAGTAGGATCGAGAGAAAGGGTATAGTAGCCATTTTTCTCAGTCACAATTAACTGATCTTTTGCTACAAGTGCAGATAAGGCTTTTTTAATGTCGTCCTTAACGCGAGTTCGCTCTTTAATGCCTAAAAATTTACAAATATCTTCCATGCGGCCCCAGAAGGCTAGATGGTCTTCCGCAAGAATAGCTACCATAATTAGAAGTTTGAACTCATAATTTTTAATATATGTCCAATCTTGATTAAGGTAGGCTAATTCGTTAGACTAGCAAGATACTTCCATTGGAGTTGGAATTTTGCGGTTAAGGGTTATCATTTAGATACTCCTTTCATATTGTTCTTTTGCTTCTTTGAGAGATAATTGCGGTTAAGGCGCAATGACTGGGCTGAGTCTGGAATAAGATATTGGCGACTAACCAACTCTTTGATTTGTGCTTTTGTTAGCCAGTTTGCAGGGATAGAAGCAGTATATTTGTCTTGTTTGGCAAGGTGTTCGCAGATTAGGCTTGCGGACAGAGGGCAAGAAAGCTAGTTTTTGATCAGACTGGGCTAGTAGGTTAGGTGATAGGGGTGGGAGCTCAGAAGTTTCTTTTGCGGCAGCGAGACAGTATGCGAGTAGGTCATTTGGATCAGAAGTTGAGGGAGATTGTGGAGATTGCGGAGTTGTCGTGTGCGCTCGGTACTCCTAGGTTGAGCTATGGCCTTCTCCTCATTACGACCGTCTTCTAAATGACTCATTAACTCCTCAGACTTTTTTACATTTGGATGAAACTAAAATTGCTTTGTCTTGCCTTTTATATTATACTTTGGCCATAGTATTCTAATATACATCCACTCCGCAAACTCCAATAACCAAGTTGAAGTGGAAGCTAATCCGCAAGTCTAAGCAATTTCCGTTCCAGAAATCAATTCTTTATAAATTAATTGATCTGGATCTACCTCCGCAGAATATAATTTTGAACTGAAAGATTTTGTTCTAAAGTTCTGATTATGTTCCTTCCATCTTTCAATCAGGCAAGTTGCAGAACCCACATATAATAAGTCATCTCCATCATAAATACCATATACTCCCGCATACATAGGGGCCAATGATCTCTCTTGTAAGGTCTATTCTACCGTAGTCATAAAATCTGTTGAATAGTAATCATCTTTATCAAGCAGCGAACAAGGATATCCATTTACATTGATAATTCGATTCGCGGCAGTCTATTGTGCGAACACCGATCGGCGGAGATTCCAGTATGCCTTCAATGGCATATATAACCAATAAACTTCTTTCTATTGCTCTTTTTCATTTAAAATAACGCATTCATTACCCACTTCTAATAGCGCTTCTAACAAAGCATTACAGCAAGCTACACTATTAATAGAATTAGGGCCAGTATACTAAAATTTAGTCCCATTTGGAGAGGTATATTCTAGACAAGCGCGACCTTCTTTGCGGGATATCATTCCAGTTCCTTCTGTTGTGGTCATACTTTGAATTTCTTTTCCAGTTAATGTCATAATTTTTCTTTCTTTTCCTTGGCCGTTACTCTAGGAGTAGTTTTTACAAGCTAGCGATATGCTGCTTAACCCAGAGTACATAATTTTTAATTTTATCCATCATCTCTAGGCTTAGTGATTCGCCTTTCTTGTACCATCTGTTAAAGGTAGTAATAGACATGCCGCAATTGTTCGCAAAGGTGTTGTTAGACATGCCTAATTCAAGAATCTTGCTGACTTGCTCTTTGAGTTCCATGAGGAAAATCGTCCTTTCTATAGTGATGCGGCCGTTCATTTCTTATACAATATAAATTATGTATAGAACAGAGTAAATAAAAAACAAGCCTCAGAACGGCCAAGTAAAGGAGGCTTGTTTTTTCATAGAGCATTTATCTCTCTACTATATTTGAAAAATCAATTATGTGGATTAAATACTTTTGTCCTAAGTAATAAAAATTTTCTGCGGCACCGATCGGTGAGTCGGCCACCTATCTATTTATAATTTTATTATAACATAAATTTTATTAAAAGTCCAATACCCGATCGGCTCTTTCGCAGGTTCTTAAAATTTCCTTTCTCCTAAGAAAACACATAAGCAATTTTCCTTGATTTTTAAGCGCTATGGTTTCAGAAATGCGGAAAATGAATATCAGGTCATTAAGGAATATTTTTTATTGAAAGATGCGGCACCGATCGGTGGACAAAGTCGCTATGCAAAGGCAGAGGTTATAAAATCTGCGGTTGCGTTATGGGACGCCGCATGTTTAGTATCAAGGTCGCTATGTCCAGGAAATTTTTCGCTATGGTGGGTTGGAGAAGAAAATTCGGGGTTTGCCTACGCAAACGGCCCGCCCAGTTTCTTTCTCTTGTTTTTCTTAAAGTCTCTCTTTAAGCAAATAAGGAAATTACATAAGCAATTTTCTTTCTTTTGTTAGTCTCATTGCTAACTTTTATTTCCAACCCACCTTTTGTTCATTTTAAGAAAATCTTCTTAATTTTCTCTTTCCTCACGAGGAGGCGCGGCGTGCGGACAAGCCATGCACAAATACATCACGCCGTCTACATAAGTAGAGAAAAACTCTACCTTGTCACCCGGTTCGATAGCAAACTTATCCCTTAGTTTAGAGGGGATAACAATGCGACCTAGGGTGTCTACTTTACGATTAGCATTTAAGTTAATCATTCTGGTAAAAATTTCTGGTAGGGTAGGCTACTGACCGGAAAAACGACTCTAATCGTAAGAGTCGGCTCTTTGCTTACCACTCATATGGCATCTTGCCGCAAAGTTCTCTCATTGGGCATTCATCACAAGAATTCTGCAGGAAACAAGTGTTGGCAATCAAGATAAGAGCACATAGTAGCTCTAATTCCATGAGAAATTTTCTCCTTTCTCTAGTTTCTAATAAAATTATACCAAAAATTTTAGGAAAAGTCAAATACGAGCGGTTTTTCTAGATTTTTTCGCAAAATTCCCCACCTCAAGATTAGTCTAGAAATTCGGCTTGGTTCGCCAGAAGCGAGCCGCCCAAGATTTCTCAAGGGCGGCTTTACTTTAATTCTCATAAATCAACAATTTATGTCGTACAGGCTGTACCTCGCTGTTTTCGGGGAAATAATGCAAATCTCCGGAGCATAGCTCAATCGCATTACCATACTCGCCAATATCACTTTTTACTTCGGAAATTTTAATAAAAGCATCTTCGTCATAGTCAAAAAGAAAAACATCTCCGATGGCAACATTCTTAAAAGAAAATGTCTCCGGCGCATCCTTGGTATATTCGATTTTCATAGTTCTACCTCATAAACTTTTCTGATTTTGATACTTACTGCGCGGGGCTTGCGGTTGCCGCAATTAAAGCGGTCATTTCGCACAAACTCGCCTACACTGTTTTCTTGCCATGCTCTGCGGTTTCTGTCCTCATACCGCAAAGTGTTGTATTTGGATAGTCGCACGGAAAAATCATACTCAAAATTTGCGGTTGCGGGTAAGCGATATTCTTTCGCCTTGCGGTAGTGCCTTGTATGCTCTGTGGCGCGCCGCCGCAAGTCATTCGTTGTACCTATTTTGAGAATGTAATTCCCGTCCGTGTCAATGTAGTGTCCTACATAGAGAAATTCTTTTTCCACTTGTTTCCCTCTGCGGGGTAGGGGTGATTGCTCACCCCTTTTTCGCCCGCTTCTCCGTCAGTGTTACCTCATAAGTTTTGCCGCCATAGTCAAATTTGACTTGCCGTTCGGGGTTGATAACCGCAAAATTATCATACCCGCATACCGCCCGCCGCAATACTTCCATGAGTTCCCGCTTGTTTGCGTTTTGCTTCTTTTCTCTTGTTTCCAGATTGTACACCGTGGGCTTTTTCGTACCGACGCCACGATATTTCTTGCTTGCGGCGGCCTGTTCCTTGCTCTGCGGAAACGGGTCCCCACCTGCGTCTATAATGCGGTCGCACCGGATTACGTCCTTGGCCTCTTCCTCGGTACAGTCCAGCTTTTTCATAAGAAACGCAATACGCTCATTGGTGGTCATATAATCACCCTTTCTATTGTTTGGGGAAATGGGGCGGGTTTCCCCGCCCCGGCGGGTTTACTTGCTCACCTTGTAGGGCTTGATGCCCTCGATGGTATCAAACGTACCCACCGCCATGAACACGGTCTTACCCTTGAGAGTACCCTTCTCCGCGTTGCCCTCATTCACAAGGTTATTGCAAATGCGGCTGGCGTACTGGCTCTGCTTATCAGCAGGGAACAGACCCTCGGTCATGAGGTCAGAACAGGTGAAACACTTGCCCTTATGCGCTTCCAGGAATGCCTGTACATTCTCCATGGAAACGGCGGCGGCTTCCTGCGTGGCGGTAGGCTTCTTATTGACGTTCTTGCGGTTCAGCAGGTCAATCTGATGCGTAGCCCACTCCCGCATTTCGTCGGCGGTCATACCGGCAGGCAGGGTCATAGCGTCCACGTTGGACAGGATAGCATTGAAAAAGTCGCGGTTAAAGTTCTTGGTAGCCATAGTATCAATTCCTTTCTGCGGTTATAGTGTCGCACACTTGATTTTTGTTGTCCTCTTGGAACATCTATATACTAACATATTTTCTTGAATTTGTCAAGGGGTTTTTCAAGAAAATATGAAATTTTTTAAGGTACACAAGAGGTGGTAGGCTTTTGTTCTCTCCCTCACTTCTTGATTAGAGTATACCATACGGACAGGGAAAATACAAGTGTCAAACTGCACAAGATTTAGGAGAATAACATACAAGTTTTTGTGCAAGTTGCTTGTGAAAAATTTAACGCTTCGTGGGTACAAAAACAAAACTCGGCTCCTTGCGTTCCACAAGGAGCCGCCCAAGTTTATTTTTCAATTATTTTCCAATAAAATCCACACGCTGATTTTCGTTTTCCGTGCGCAGCTTCATTTATATGACTTGCCGACCCACATTTACGACCAGCTTCTTTGATTGATGGAAAAATTTCCAGAATTTCGCCTGTTTGCTTATCAATTTTAGCTACCTGAATTGCGGAAGAGGGTGTCTCATAAACTTTATTTTGTACCATTCTTTCTGTTCTTGAACCATAGTTATTGTTATATTCATAAGTACACCATTCCAAATTATCTTTATGACAATTCATTCGGTTTTCATCTTTGTGATTTACACAAGGTAAATTTTCTGGATTGGGCAGAAAAGCTTGTGCAACTATACGGTGTAAATATAAATCTTTAGCTTCTCCATCGTCGTTTATAAGATGTATTTGAATATATCCATCTTGTCGTGGTTTTAAGGTAAGCCATTTTCTGGACTTATAGCTATAAATGCGGCCATCCTCATAAATTTCATAACCGCTATAATTTTCAAGTTTTGCCATAATAGAACCTCCTTTTTTATTGTTCTATTATATTTAAAAATTGGGACAGACCGATTAAACTAATCTGTCCCAATTTTTTTTATTTTCCATTCCTTACTGCCTGCATAATCTGTCTTTGTAATGGAGTAGGTTCAGGAAATTCTTGGGCGTTGGGGAACAAGCGTAAATCCATAGCTTTATGCTGTCTAAAGCAGTAGGTTAAAATTTCCTTTTCAATCATCACATCTGCAAGTCCAGTATGTTCTTCTGTAAAATCGTGATTACCACTAATAAAGCGATATGCAATTTCTGCTGTCTTGCGAGGTTGGCCATTTTTTAAAGTATAACCATTTTCTTCACAGAATTTACGATACGTTGGCATTTTACACATTATCTGAGAAACGCCTTTCATTGTATCCCAAATTTCCGTCCCATAAGGGAACCAGTACCGCCATTTTGACTTTGTGCAATATCGCTGTGTGCCATTACAGGCGTTAAGGTCAAAGCGGGCATTATGCGCGCATACTGTCTTGATATTATATCGTTCCATAGTATCCAGCATGGCCGCCCGGATTTCGCGCAAGTCTGCCATAGTGCGATACCCTTGCCGCAAGTCCTCAATATACATGGGGATTTTGTTTGCATAGTATGCGCTCTGCATGAGGTCACGCTCATATACGAATACGTCACGATTAACAAAGCTGGCGCACTCGTATACATTGCCGGATTTGTCAATCACCGCCCAGCCTATATCATAGACCAAAACGTTGGACATATCAAGTCCTGTTTCTGTGGGAATGGTGTTGGCAGTTTCGGTGTCAAGCATTAGAATATAATGCCGCCGTTTGTCGATTGCCATTGTATCAATTCCTTTCTCTTGTTTTGCGGGTGGGGTCTTACCCTCACCTCTTGATAAGAGTATAACAGATAGAGCAAGAAAATGCAAGTGGCAAATTGCACAAATTTTAGGAAATTGTAGGGTACGGATTTGTGCAGTTTGTTTGTGAAAAATTTAACGGTTAGTACATAGAAATTAAAAACTCGGCTCATTGCGTCGCCAATGAGCCGCCCAAAAAGAAGGGCGACCCATTGACAAAAGAAAGGAGTATCTCGTCCGTGGGGTGGAACTGTTAGGCACAATTCCCCAGAAGCCAAATTGTAATCAAAATTGCGGCGATGATATAGAAACAAGTGCCAACCAGAAAGTGCCAATCACGAGTATCTTTCCATGTTTTCCAGCCCATAAATGCGGCGGCAACACAATACAACAATGCGGCAATTATGCAAATAATAGCAATGAAAATCATAGCTTACTCCTTTGTATTTGGAACAAAACCCCGGCAATACTCTCTTGCCCACGTCCAGTCTTTCATTCTTTTGGTGCAGCGGCTTTCGTGTTGAGAATTTAGCACCTTGCCGCGATTGTAGCCCCAGTATTTACAGTAATGACAGCAGATATAACGAATTTCTAAATTGTAGCGGTTCGCCAGTTCCTCTCGAATTTCAAACGCAGTCATGTGGTTCTCCTTTCTCATGCGGGGAGGTTAGACCTCCCGCGCTTTCAACAGGGCTTTTAAAATTTCAATGAGATTATCTTCGCCAAATGCAATCCCCCGCCAGTCAATGCGATTGCGGCTTTCATCATCGAACAATACGCCATCGGGATTTTTGACTACTTCATACTTGGGGGTACCATAGGGAACAATATAAATTTCGTCCCATTTCACGCTTGGCAAGTGCCGCCGCAGATACTCCATTTTTGCATCTACCACTTGCTTATGGAAGTCTTCGCTTCCGCTCTTGGAAGTCCAGCTCACAATGCCAACAGCTACGCCGCGAGCCTGCAATTTATGCAAATATCTTGCAAGCAGGGAGAAATTAACCAGCGGTGCGGCTACCTCATACGGGGTGGTATCTTCCGCTTGCAGATACTCAAGCCAGCCCGGAACGCCGTAAAAGTTAGCAATCGTACCGTCCATATCCAGATAAACCGCGGGGATAACAGAGAGATTAAACATTTTCGTGTACTCCTTTCCTTTACTGTATCTGTATTGTACCAAATTTTAGGAGATTTGTCCATAGGCAAAATGCACAAAATTTTAGAGAAATTTTTGGTGGTTTTGTGCGATAAATAGAAACTCGGCTCTTTGCGCCCACAAAGAGCCGCCCAGCTTGTTTGCTGGGCGACTTAGTTAGTCTTCTTCCTCTGTGTCAATCCATGCGGTATCAAGAGTAAATCTTTCTGTATACTTCCAGCGCTGTCCGCAAGAGCAACATCTACACCAATGGTCTACCCAAAGGGTATCACCGTCTTGTTCTATGGTGCCATCATCACAGTAATAGTTATCTTCTCCACATTTAGGACACTTATTTCCCATTTTGATTTTCTCCTTTCAGCCCAGTTTTTCAAACATACTCCATAGCGTATCTTTATCAATAGATGTTTCATTCACCATGTTTTGGATTTGTTCTTCGGTGGGTAAATATTTATCTGTAGTAAAGCCAAATATTCTATCGCAAGCCATGTATGCTTCATATTCATCCTTATTCAATCGGCCACGCAGCCACCAGTCCCAACGGATAAGGCGGATAATTGCCCATGCACACCCGCCTACGATAATTAGTGCCAATATAGCAAGAGCCGCATACCGCACCAATTCAAACTTGACCCCACCATAGCACAACAGGGCAACGCCGCATACAATGAGGAAATTGCGCGCATACCTTTTGAGGGTTTGCTTCTGAAAATCAGACATTTTCTCTACTCCTTAACACATTGTCGCAAAATTCATTGGAGAACTTCTCGGCGAAATCATCATCATAGGCGCGATTAGCAATGACTTCCATAACCGTACTGATGCCGTACATAAAGTGGGGATTACCATTGATGGCGTCATACTTCCCTTGGAACATAGGGCATTCGCGCAGGTCATTGAAAACCATCTGATACGCTTTCTTCAACTCCATTGTCTTTACCTCCTTATTTCATTGTACTCATTATAGCACACCTACTGGTTGTTGTCAATAAAAATGCGGGATTTCTTTCACATTTTTTTTATTTATTTTCTAACTGCATTTTATCAGACCCGATAAGTGCGGCCAGCAGGTTTGAGGTATCACGAACTTGGCTCATAGAATACTCTTCGCCAATGTTGGAAATAGCGTATTCTTGTTCGTAGTCATACATCAAATCAAACAGGTGAGAAATGACCTCGCGGGCGTCTTGGAGTTTGTCCTTTTCCTCTTGGGTGAGTTGAACCTGAACATTTGAGGTAATAATGTTCATTTGTTTTACCTCCTTTTATTTACCGATTTCTACTTTTTCAGTAGGGGCAAGCATCTGAAGCACATTAGATGCAAGGGCAATTTCCTGTCTGTCATAGCCATTCCCACAAGTATCGCCCACATACTCGCAGTTATTATCGTGGATAATGTCATACAATTCATTCAGAATGTCATAGGCGTCGCGCAGGGTTTTCCGTTCCTCCTCTGTCATTTTGACATAGATGGGGGCTTTAATAATTTTCATTTTGTTTCCCTCTTTAGTGTTTGTTCATATTTTCTTTCACTTGATTTTCAGAATTTCCTTGCCCAGCTTGCCGGACTTGAATACACGGCGAACGCTCACGATGTTGGCTTTCCGTAAAGTTTTTCTTGCGATATTATGAGCCTCGTTACCCGTACAGGCGATGATGGGAAATGCTTGCCCCTCTGCATCAATGCAAATGTAGGTATTAGCGATAGAGCGTTTCATGTTGTTTTCTCCTTAATACATTTACCTCTTTTGTAACTACATTCTAACAGATTTTAGGAAATCTGTCAATCGTCAATTTGCACAAAATTTACAGCAATTTTTTGGCATCCCATATAATAAAATAAAACTCGGCGCGTTTTGTCTGAAAACGCGCCGCCAAGGTTTTTACCCAAAGGCGGCCGCATTTCATTCACCAGTATTTTTATTGAGCAAGCAGTCCCACAGTTCGTCCTTGACGACAAGAAGTTCATTATACTCATTTTCAACATCTTGCAAAGATTTCCAATACATTCCGTTATCCTGATAAGAAAACAAAGCAGGATAAAGGACTGCTTCCTGTGCATCGTTTGCAGGAAAGTTGTAATTATATTCATCGAAAAGTTCTTCTAATTTGTCTGCGGCTTCCTGATTTGCAATGTATATAAAGTACGCTCTATCAATAGCCTCTTCCCAGTTATCAAGAGGGATAATATTTTTTAGACTATTCATCATAACCACAGACTTTTCCAGTCCTGCGGTTTTGCACTTCAACTCATGTTCGCGGCACTCGTCTTCAAACGCAAATTCCTTGCCGCAAACTTCACACTGATAAGTATGCTTTTCAATCATGGTCAATTTCCTTTCTTTTGTTTGTTTTGTTCGTTTTGGTATCCTTTTTCCATATATTTTTTAACAAGCCGCAATACAGCTTGATTGCGAACACCGTCCGGGTAAAAATCTTTGACCTGCGTTGGGTCGGCTATCCACATGGTCAAAATACATTCTTCACGCGGGTCTGTTACAATGACTACTCCAGTATCAGTCAAGAGCCGCATTGCTTTCCCACGCTCGTCTACTACCAGCTTGCGGGCGATAACTTCACCAAATCCGATGGTAGTGGCAATATAGGCAATGCGGTCAGCTCTTTCGTTAAGGGCGTGATTGCTGAACCGGATGCGGAAGGGGGTCATGCCCCCACCTCCGGAAACAGCGTCTTTTCAAACGCTTCTTTGAAATCTGCTTCCCACATGGCGTCAATTTCTGCGGAGAAATCTTCATCATAATAAATGCCAAATGCGCTCATAGAAGTAAATTCTACTGCACCTATGGCCTGTTGCCAAACCGTTTTTGCGGCGGTGAGGTCTTGCCCCTGCATATATGCCTTGCACAGCCGCAATTTAAGGTCAAGATACACGCGGAGTTGGGTCTTGATTTTCTCGTTCATTTTAATTACCTCTTTCTATTGTTTTGTTTCCCTCTTGGATTGTCTTTATTCTACCAGATAGAGGCAAGAAAATCAATAGGCAAATTACATAAAATTTAATTGATTTTAGGATGCTTTTTGGGCAAAATGACCAGAAGTTCGATCGTGAAATTTTTCACAACTCCTGCGGTTAAATTAAAATTCGGCTCGTCACCGCAGATGACGAGCCGCCCAAGATTTCTCAAGGGCGGTTCGTAGTTTTTAAGCGAGAAGCACGTCAATTTCCTGCGCGATCTTTTTCAGCTTATCAGGGATTACCGTATTATTACCATAGCCAGCATAATCTTTCTCAGGGATATAAGTCACTTCTACTACATTTTTCAGTTCGATTTTAGTGGTTTTCATCGTTATCACCTTCTACTTCCATATAGTTTTCATTGAAATATTCGTTAATGCACTCCAGGGTAGGGTCTAATGCCTTATCGCCCATCCACTCCAGGATTGTGCTTGCGGAATAGTTGTCAACAATCCAGCGTAGAATATCCTCTGAGTCCAGCATCGTCTCCGCATCTTCGTAAGCTTCATCGCGAGTATTAAACTCGTCGCCATACTGATTTTGCCACATATTATACTCCTTTCCGGGTCTGCGGGCTGGGAAGAATTTGCACTAAAAATTTTCCCAGCCCGCACGTTCCTTTCTCTTGTTTAGCAGTCTGCACCGATGCAATGATATGCGTACCACAGTCCCCGCCGCTTGACCAGCTTGTACCAACAGGTGATGGGCTGACCGGTGCAGTCGTAACCATAGGATGGCCGCAATTCATATTTTTCCTCAAAGATGCGGGCCACATCCTTTGCGGTAAGATTGAAATACGCTTCCAGAATGGGAACCAGAACAATGACAGTCCCATCATCATACTGCTTGACCATGCGGCCGGCCTTGAAATTGTGCCATGCATCAGCTTCCATTCGCTGTCGTAAGTCATATTTGAGCTGTGCAATAAGAGGTTTAGGGATACCAATCTCTTTTTCCAGAGCGTGGATGACCTCAAACTGCGTTCTATACTTGTTATACATAATATCCTCTCTTTCTGTGTTTAACGAAATTTAATTTGTTTGATTTAGAGTGGGCGGAATTTCGTTCGCCGCCCCCTTTTAGTAATCCATGTCCCATGCAGGGAGAGCACCCCAGCAGGTATAATTAGAACTATCCATATCCAAAATAAGATCATCTGCGGCTCTCTGCTGGAGAATGTAATTCAACTTTGCGCCATTCTCAAGCGCGTTATTCAGATAGTTAATAATGGTATCTGGTGTATCTGCGTCAGGAAAATACTGCTCCGTGATAATACCTGTGTCATAGTATTTGACTATTAAACGAAAATTCATACTATACTCTCTTTCTCCCCGTCACGCCGTTAGGTCAGCTTTTCCTCATTTGTTGATATATTTAGTCTTGTGTCAAGTCCTCGAATACCTCCCGCAAGTATGCGCCATTCTTACTGCTGGAAATGAACTGTCCATCCCAGTAAATTTCATAGCGCAAGGTTTTGCCTTGCGGCGTGCGAATGGCGATAAATTCCACGCCGTTATGACTTGCCAAAAGTGCTTTTCTCATAAGATAGCCTCCATAAATCCACATACCACAAAAGTGGTAACAAGTGTAAGGATTAGAGCAATGCCCGCAAGGACGTCATGCAATTGTTTATCATTCATAGTATGTTCTCTCTTGCGGGACGCCTTACCTTTTCGCAAGACGCCCCGCTGTTTGTTAGTCGTTCCAGCCGTTCAGGTCGTTGTAATAGGACTTTGCTTCATCGAATGTGCGGAACCACTTTATATCAGTGTGATTATCCCATTCACGAACATTGAACCCATCGCCTAACGCCTTTTCAATAAGGTACTTGCTCTGTTCAGACGCTTCTACCACATCATTTTCTTCTACCCAGATGGTAGGCTTGCTAACAAAGATACCATTACAGCTAATGGTAACACTGTCTGTATCAACTTCCACATAGTCAAGTCCACCATAGAGGAAATGAAAGCCCATATTATCATTAGCGATATAGTCATTGTTTCTCATGGCATCGCAGTCACCACAATGCACCATCCAGCCCCACGGCCCACTAATTTCCTTTTGCATATAGCCCTGGACGTACTTGCAATTCTGCAAGATAATGGGCATATCAGCTCCGCGCATATCGCGCAAGTCTCCAATTGTAATTTTCATAGTATCAATTCCTTTCTAATAATGTTTCATGTGAAACAATAGGTTACACGTTCCCGCTTTACTTGACGCGCTGAATGTTTCACATGAAACATTGTTGCGGCGCGTTTCCCTGTGCGGCGGTCTGGTGGTCTATTGCCTATTCACTTGTCAAAGTACACGGCGCGAAAACTGCCTTTCGACTTACCCGCGCGGGAGACTTCCCACGCATGGACGCGGGCGGCGCGCTGGCCGGTTCGGTTTTCCCTGTCCACGGTTACATACTACCACATGACAACAGGGATTGCAAGAGAAATTTTGCGTTTTTCGCAACTTTGTGCAAATTGCACATTGACTGGCAAGAGGGGATTTTGTCTTTTGTGTAGATTGCACAAGTGGGGCGGTGCTGTCCGTGCGACTGACCAGTGAGCGAAAAACCGCATACATAGGGGCGGGTAGTTTTTAGGATGTTAATTGTTTAATTTTTCACAATCCTCTTTGCCTGGACAAAAAATTTTCCAAATCCAATTTTCAATTTACCTTATCGGGCCACATCTATCCCTAACACTATTTTATAACTGCTTAAATCCCAAGTACCATCTTCTTTCTTTTTAGCTTTCCAGCCCTCGTCCATTAAAATATCAACACCCGATCTTTTCAACCCCTCCAAATATGCCCCTCTTTCTGCTATTTCCCATTTCCAAAAATCATCAGGTGCCCAAATAGTACCCACGCAGGGTTGCTCACCTTTCGCCGCAAGCTCTTTATTTCTTACTACCGCTCTTTTTGCTATTTCCAGTAATTTATCATCAATCCCCATTTCAAACACTTCATTGTTCAATATATTAAAATTTAAATACAAACCATTTTCCTCCTCTCACAATTCCAACTCTTAGCCCTTTTCCTTTTGGCACAAATACTACTTCTCTCTTTCTTTCCCAAATTACTTTACCTCTATAAATTTTTATCACGCACCCTTCCGCAGCCTCCATTTCCTTTGCAAAATATCTTACTAACTCCCGCAAACTTCTACATCCATAAATTCCTTTATCACTAAATTCAATCTTTCCATCTCTTGTTTTTCCTTCCCTTGTAAACCATGGACCTCCACCATCTTTGCGCTCAAGCCTCCAAATCACAGACTTTCACTCCTATTTTTCTTTTATTATAACATAATTAAAAAAATTTGTCAAATTCCCATCCAAAACTTGACAAATGCAAAAATTTTTAGTATAATATTCTTAGAGTTAAGAAAGAAAGGAGTGAATACATGACTAAACTTGATTATTCCATAGAATCCCCTCAAGATCGAACAACCTTCGTCTCGAATCTCCTCTCCTCCACTGACCCCTCTAGTCTTACCTCTCAATATCTAGAAACTCTCGCCGATTATCTAATCATCGCATCGGAGAAGCAAGAGCGCAAGGATTCCCGCAAACGAGAACTTCTTACTGCAAATCGTACCACCACCATCACCAAATACGAAACATCCTTTGAAGGTCTCGCCGCTGGTCTTGAGAATGGAGAAGATGGTATATATAACCTTACCTCTAACCGTGATACCCTCCTTACACCCAAAATTTCAATCACGCCGCAAGACCTCGCAGAAATCCCTCTCTTGCGGCAACTCAGAGATACGATCACCACCTGGGAGGCCGCTCTCCGCAAGGCAACTGGACGTGATGCATTTATCATCAAAAAAGCCCTAATCGAAATGCGGAAAGACCAATACCTTATCAAGTAGGCTTACCGCAAGCCAATTGTCCCGCATAAACTTTCAAATCGTGGCTCCTTCCCCATCTCAATCGACGACCACTCCACTTACTCTAAAGGTGAATTAACCGTCGCTGGGGCCTCCCTATTAGATCCTTCTTTTGTTGCGGCATTACTCTAGGATTATTCTCGTCTTAAACAAGATAGTTATGATCGTTTTGAAGGAGATACCTGGTATCTAATTCAAGCCTTGGAAGATATAACTGACAAAGCTCTAAAAGAATATCCTATCCATCATCGTATCTTAGAATACAAGATTGATGGTAAATCTAATGCAGAAATCCGTACTCTCATTAAAGAAGAATTTGATACTCTTTATACCCCAGAATATATCTCTGCGCTTTGGTGTAAAAAAATTCCTCGTCTCATAGCAGACGCAGCTTAGCGTGATTTTGTGGTATGGCAAACCAACCTCCGCAATCTACCTACTAAAACTTGCACCAAATGCGGCTGCATCAAACCTAAGTCTTCTCTATTCTTCTCAAAAAGCAACACAAGTAAAGACTTCTTCTATTCTATTTGTAAGGATTGCCGCAAAGCAAGATATGCGGCGGGGCGTGCCGGTCACGGTGACCAAGGAGCTTTACCGCGTGGTGACTAAGATGAAAGGAGAATTATATGGCACAACGAAGATGCACTAAATGCGGCCGTTTGCTTGCGGATACAGATTTTTATACTTCTAACAATATAGAAAGATTTCCGCCAGATGGTAAAATGGCCGAATGTAAAAAATGTTGGTCAATGCACGTAGATAACTGGGACCCAGATACCTACAAGCCATTACTAGAACAATTAGATATTCCCTATATCAAAAGTGTATGGGATCAGCTCTTAGAAAAATTCCTCTCCAAGAATGACGCCTCCAAAATAACAACAACAAGTGTTCTAGGACGTTATGTTTCAACCATGAAACTAACTCAATGGAGAAAATATCGCTGGGCGGATACGGAAGAACTAGCAGCGAAAGAAGAGGAAAAACTACGAAGTGCTCTTATGCAGCAAGGCTATACGGGCGAAGATCTAGAATTAGAAATGAAAAGAGACTTTGGACCACAACGTCCAGTGTCTGATTTGCGGCCGCAGAATGATGACCCCGCCGCAGATCCTTCTTCTATTGTTGAGGAAACCGCTTATGACCGAGAACTTGCAGATAAACTATCAGAAGACGAAATCATGGGATTAAAACTTAAATGGGGCGATGCTTATCGCCTTAGTGAGTTAGTCCGTATGGAAAAACTTTATGCAGATATGATGGCTTCGTATGATATTCAAACCGCAAGTCACAAGGACATTCTTATTTTCCTTTGCAAGACTTCTCTCAAGCTAAATCAGCTTCTTGACGCAGGTGATATTGCGGAAGCCCAAAAGGTTGCCAAAATGTATGATACCCTGCTTAAAAGTGGTAAGTTTTCGGCCGCGCAAGCTAAGGATGAAGAAACTGATTTTGTTGATTCTGTTGGAGAACTTGTTACTCTTGCCGAGGAGCAAGGATTTATTCCTAAATATTATATTTCCCAACCAAATGACATGGTAGATCAAACTATTATGGATATGCAGCGTTATACTTATAATCTAGTAACGCAAGAAACGAGCCTAGGTACAATGCTGGAAGCCGCAATGAAACAGATTGAGCAAGACCGTGAAAATGAAAAAACAGTTAATGTGGATGATGAAGAATCTAATCTTGATAATATTTTTAACTATGATGAAAAACCTCTCAAGGTAGAAGATTTTCAGTCATTTGATGAATTCGAAGCAGAACTTGTGGCGGCCGATGAAGAGGAAGAGGCTGGTGATAGCTAATGGCTCTTGCTGAATTAATTAACCTTTCACCTGATATTAAAAAGGTTGGTTTATCTGAAGAGCGCGTGCGGGCTTGTTTACCTGAAATTCGTAAATTTGTTTCATTCTGGAGAGCTTATCCAGATTTATTTATTGATTTCCTTTAGACTGGTGGAGATGAAAGCAAGCCTAAAAAGTTAAAATTCTACTATTATCAGCGCGTATTCCTTAGGGTTGCCGCTCGGTATAAGTATTTATATGCCGTTTTCCCGCGCGCCTATTCTAAATCATTCCTCTCTGTTCTAACCTTAATGATCAAAGCCATACTATACCCGGGCGCCAAGCTATTCGTGACCGCGGGAGGCAAGGAACAGGGATCGGGCATTCTGAAAGAAAAGATAAATGAACTATGTGATCTTGTTCCTGCATTGCGGCGAGAAATAGACTGGTCTCGTGGAGCAACAAAAGAAGGAAAAGATTATTGCGAATACCACTTCAAAAATGGTAGTATAATAGATAACATTGCGGCGAAAGAAAGTAGCCGTGGTAAGAGACGTGTGGCAGGACTTTTAGAAGAGTGTGTAGGTATTGATGGAACTGCTTTGAATGAAATAATATTGCCCATAATGCAGATAGATAGACGTACCGCTTGCGGATTACCTAATCCAGATGAGCCGCTTAATAAGTCGCAAATTTATATCACTACAGCTGGATGGAAAAATTCTTTCCCCTATCAAAAGTTGATTGCTCTTCTTGTTCGTATGGTGATTGAGCCAGATAAGGCTTTTGTAATGGGGGGTACTTGGCGTGTACCCGTAGCTGTTGGATTACAAAACCTATCTTATATTAATGATTTGCGGCGAGATACTACGATGAATGATGTTTCCTTTGGCCGTGAATACGAGTCTTTCTGGTCTGGAACAGTCCAGGATGCATTCTTTGATGGCGACGCTTTCGATCATTGCCGCAAGCTTCAGCTCCCAGAATACGAGTGTTCTGGTCGGTCATCTGCGAGAGCATATTATGTAATTGGATTCGATGTTGGCCGCAAGGGATGTGCTTCCATCGCTACCGTTTTTAAGGTAACACCGCAATCTCAAGGACCAGCTGTTAAGTCTCTTGTTTGTATTTATGAATTAATGGATGCCCATTTTGAAGATCAAGCAATCTGGCTTAAGAAAATGTATTACAAGTATAAAGCTCGTAGACTAGTCATAGATGGAAATGGCTTGGGCATCGGTCTTATAGACTACATGGTGAAGTCCCAGACAGATCAAAATGACGACTACTACCCGCCATTTGGCGTTTACAATGATGTGGATAATGAATATAAGAAATATAAAACAGATGATACTGAATTAGATGCCATGTACATTATCAAAGCAAATGCCCCAATTAACACAACCGCTCACGCAAATTTCCAGTCACAAATTAATACTGGCAAAGTGCGGTTTTTGATAGATGCGAATACAGCTAAAGCTAAATTAATGGGTACAGTAAAAGGTTCAAAAATGACACCAGAAGAGCGTCAGGCCTATTTGCGGCCGTATGACCTTACCTCAGTTTTACGATCTGAAATGCTTAATTTGCGGGAAGAGAATACTGGTACCAATATCATTCTCAAGCAAGTTAATAGAGGTATTCCTAAAGATACCTTCTCATCTGCTGAATACGCACTATATTATATTCGTGTTGAAGAAGAAGATAAAAAACGCAAAAAGAAATTTAATATTGCGGATGCAATGTTTATGACTTAAAAATTTTTTGGAAGTTAGGGCAAAAGTAAATAAACTTATTGCCCTAATTTTCAAATATTATGAGAAGATATATTGACTGGAGGTGAGGCTTATATGAGAGCGTCGCGTGGCGAAATTAAAATTGAAGAAATTTTAGTGAAGAATGAAATTCCGTTTCAAGAGGAATATTCATTCCCTGGCTTAGTTGCCCCAAGCGGACGTCCTCTTCGCTTTGATTTTGCGGTCTTCGATGATTCGGGTAATCTAGACTTCTTGATCGAGTATCAGGGTATCTAGCATTATCAGGCTAAATCAAAGTTCGGAGGATCTAGAGGCCTCTATCAACAACAGTATAACGATAATTTAAAGCGTAGATTTTGCATGGAGCATGGTATAACATTAGTAGAGATTCCGTATTCTGATGAAGCCTTTATCAACTATAACTATATCATGCAGAAAGCAGGATACTGATGCAGACAGGAGGTGAAATCTTGGGACGGCAAGAAGAAATTCATAGCAGAGGATTTGATTTAACGAGTCCGCAATCAGGTTTTATAACAAGAACAGAATATCTTGATAAATACGGTAAAGATACTTCTTCTGACTATGATGCCTATATAGAATATGCTAAATTGCGGGCTGGATTAAAAGATATTGATAATGCAGTAATTGATTTTAATTCCTATAAACAAGTGAATAGTAATTATGGAGATAAGAAATATGTACTAACGCAAATTTCATAGGGTAATGTCTCAGAGATGCGTAAAATTTCTGATTTTTATTACAATTCAAATGGTATCTATCGTAGAGCTTGCTAGCTATTAGCTATTTTATATAAATATGATTGGTACATAACTCCATTTTATGAAGGAATTAGCTGGAAAGGTAGTAAAGCTGAATCTAAACTACTTCCAGATGTGGCTAAAGTATTAAACTATTTTGATAATTCTGAGGTCAAACGCACCCTTGGAAACATTGCTCTTAAAGCAATTCGTCAAGGTGTTTATTACGGTATCTGGCTAGATTGGGGAGACAAATTCTCATTCCAACAGCTTCCCGCAGACTATTGCCGCAGTCGTTTATATAGTGGAATTGACCCAATCGTTGAACTAAACCTAAAGTTTTTTGATACATATTTCAAAAATGCAGAATACCGTGCTAAGGTTTTAAAATTATTTCCAACGGAAGTGCAGCAAGCATATGTAAAATATAACAACAATAAATTACCGCCCCTCTATCCGGGAGATACCATAGGATGGATTGCACTGGACCCTAGCATGGCGATCAAGTTTTCACTAAATGACAGTGATTTTCCAACTCTCATTAGTGTAATTCCTTCTCTAATCGACCTTGACGCTGCGCAGGAGCTCGACCGCAAGAAAACTATGCAACAATTAATCAAGGTACTGATACAGAAACTTCCACTTGATAAAAATGGAGATTTAATTTTTGACCTTGATGAAGCAAGAGACATCCATAATAATGCAGTGGCCATGCTGAAACGTGCGGTGGGTATTGATGTTCTGACAACATTCGCAGATATTGAAACCGTGGATACACAGGATAAAACTACTGTGGCGTCTACTGATCCGCTGCAAAAAGTTGAGAGAACTGTTTATAATAACTTAGGTATTTCTCAAAACCTATTCAATACAGAGGGGAGTACCGCACTTGAGAAGTCTGTTATTAATGATGAAGCCAGTGTTCGTGATTTGGTTTATCAATTCCAGGCATTCTTAAACAAAGTTATTAAGAAGTTTGATAGAAAAGGACATTATTCATTTAGAATTGAGATTTTGCCTACGACTATCTATAACTTCAAAGATATTTCAAAAATGTATAAAGAGCAAACGCAAGTCGGCTTCGGTAAGCTGTTGCCTCAAATTGCGCTTGGTCATTCGCAATCTTCTATTTTAGCTACAATGTATTTCGAGAATGAAGTCTTAAAGTTAAGCGAAATTATGATTCCGCCAATGATGTCTAGTACAATGAGTTCTAAAACCACTTCACAAAAAGAGGCTAATGAAAAAATTGTAAATGATGACAAAAAAGAACCTGGTAGGCCTACTCTCGACGAGGACAAGAAGTCAGAAAAAACATTAGCTAATGAAGAAGCACAGAAATGAGAGGAGTGAAAGAGAATGATGCACGTTAGTGTTCCTCTTGATTCTACCATAGAGTTAATTGAGAGTACAGAAATTTCTCCTCTTATTTCTAAGGTAAAAATCAAGGTTTGTTATGTAGGCGATGAGCCTAACCGCAATAAAACAATTATTACTAAAGAACTCGCGGAAACCCTAGGTCCTACGCTTAGGGGATCCCCAATTGTAGGCTATTTTAATCAGGAAGATGGAGACTTTGAACAGCATAATAAAGCAATTGAAGTCAATGGTAAAGAGTTTGCAATCGTTGATGTAACTAAGCCATATGGTTTTGTTGATTTAAATGCGGCGGTCTGGTTTCAGAAGTTTTTAGATGATAATGCGGTGGAGCGTGAGTATCTTTGCACTGAGGGTTATTTGTGGACTACTGCATACCCAGAGTGCCAGCGTATTATTGAAAATGGAAATAATCAATCATTAGAGTTTGATGAAAAAAATTTTTCAGGAGTTTGGACAAAACAAGATAATTCTAATGCGAGATTTTTCATTATAAATGAAGCGATAATTGAAAAATTATGTATACTAGGCGAAAATTATGAGCCTTGTTTTGAAGGCGCGCAAATCAAAACTGAGTTTTCTCTTGATGACCAGTTCGCGGAGATGCGCAAGACCATGTATTCAATGGTTAATGACCTTCACGAAGTATTAAAAGAAGGAGGAAACAAAGTGCCTACTGAATATGCTGTTGAAATTGGTTGTTCTTTATTCGATGTCATTTGGGACAAGATATGGAGTCTTGGCAATTACCGCATTAAAGGTGTCTATGAGGAAGGCGACCAAAAATTCGCTATTATGCAGGATCGTGATAATCTAAAGCTGTTCCGTCTGGATTTCCAGTATGATGAGCAGAATGGTTTCGTTCCCGCAAATGAAGTGGTTGAAGTGACAGAAACGTTTAATGCGGCTGCTACTCAGTATTCTGAGGAAGATATTCTTGCTTATGAAGCAAAGAGAGCCGAGCCTGCGGCCGAGCCCATGACTGAGAATAATCTTGCGGAGCCTCAGCCTAGCGAACCCGAGGCTGAACCCATCGAAGATCCTGTTACTGAAAACGCTCTGCAGGAGGGAGAGCCTGTTCCCGCGGAAGACCCTATCCCCGTGCCTACCTATTCTCTTGATGATGTTGTTGAATATCAAGAGCTGCTGAGTAAGTATTCCGCTCTAGAAACTGAGCATCAGGCAATGCAGGAAGAACTAACTACCCTGCGTGAATTCAAGCTAGCTGCTGACCGCAAGGAAAAGCAAGCTATGATTGACAAGTTCTATATGTTATCTGACGAGAACAAGCAAGATGTGATTGACCACATTGATACTTATTCTCTTGATGATATTGAGGCTAAGCTGAGTGTGATTTGTGTTCGCAATAAGGTGAGTTTTGTGAACGACAATGAGCCTGCGGCGCCTACCGCTTATAACCTAAATTCTGCTTCTGATGGCATCGAGGAAGAGTGGATTCGTGCCGTTAAAGCTAAGGAAAAATCACAAAACTAATCTATAAGGAGGAAATATATAAATGGCTAAGAAATCTTTAAGCCAGGCTAAGTTCGTCAAGCTAGGATATGGACAAATCGAACCTAACCATCTGTCTGCTCGTCGGAATGGTAAGATCTATGCTCAGCTGCCTGCCGATAAGACCATTGAGGTGCTGGAGAATGGTCAGTTTGTGAAGTACGACTATGCCAATGGTGTTGTGAATTTTACTGGTGAGGGCCCCTGGATGCTCGTATTTAATGAGCCCAAGCCCTATGAAGATCGTCAGACTAATCAGGACTTCGCTATGAAGCGTGAGGATTATGTGGCTTATGTGTATAATGCCGCTAATGATGCTATGCCCGAGGGTACTGTGATGGTTCCTCGTGTTATGAATACTGATGGTGGAGACATTTATACTACCAATATGGTTGATGAAGAGACTCTGGCTGTTGGTGATAAGCTAGCTCCTAATGCTAAGGGTATTCTGGATAAGGCTTCTGGCGCTACTGCTACAGAGTGTGTGTGGCAGGTCGCTAAGGTTTACACTATGCCTGATGAGCAGCCTGGTGTCAAGCTGATCCGCATTAAGTAATTGAAAGGAGAGATTAGAATTATGTTAGAAATGAATCAACTAAAAGCTCTGGCTAATGCCGCTGCTGAAGCTAATCGCTCCGCGGCTACTTGCTACTCTGTGAATGGCGAGAACCTGAGTGTTTCCGCTATTAATGATACTCTACGTGACCAGTTTAATGAGATTGCTGGTACTTATAACCTGTATCGTGAAAATAAGACCAAGGTTTATTCCCTGGTTGAGACCCTACTGGATGATATTCTGCCTACGAAGGTGCTGCAGCGTTATGCCGATTTCGCCGAGACTCAGACCTTTGCTCAGGGTACCAAGCCTGTGTTTATTCGCAAGACTGGTAAGATGCGCGCTAAGCAATTCATTACCAAGGTCGGTCTGGCTGGCCGTTACGAAGTTTTTGCCCTGGGTGAGAAGAGCTTCGAGGTCGCTACCTCTGCTATCGGCGGAGCTGCTGCCATCGGTTTTGAAGAGTTCCTGGATGGCCGTGTTGACTGGGCTGAGCTGGTGAACATTGTCCTGGAGGGTATGGATGAGCTGATTCTGCGTGAGATCGCTAAGGCTCTAATGTCTTCTATTGAGCAGCTGCCTGCGGCTAACCGTGTTTCTGCGGCTGGCTTCGATGAGGCTGGTATGGATCGTCTGGTGTCTGTGGTTTCTGCTTATGGCACTCCGGTGATTTATGCTACTCGTGAGTTCGCTACTAAGATGATTCCTGCTGATAAGTGGGTTTCTGATAATATGCGTGATCAGTATTGGGCTAATGGTTTCCTAGCTAGCTACAAGGGTGTTCGTGTGGTTCTGTTGCCTCAGTCCTTCGAGGATGAGACCAATGCCACTAAGGTGATTGATCCTGGTTATGCTTGGGTTATGCCTACTGGTTCTAATGAGAAGCCCGTTAAGATTGCGTTTGAGGGTTCTGCTCATATGCGCGAGGTCGAGAATGATGACTGGTCCCGTGAGATGCAGGTCTATCAGAAGGTTGGCGTTGGCGTCATGTTCACCAACAACATGGCTTCCTATGTCGATACCGATCTGAAGGGCAAGCTGGCTACCATCTAATTCCTGTGGGGAGGGGTGACTCCCTCCCCATTTTATTATAATGTGAAAAAGGAGATAATTAAATATGGAGAATAAGATTGCTGTTACCAATCGTAGTTTTGGTACTGTTATTTATAATATCCCAGAAATGGGTTTGCGGCGCGAGTTCGCCCCCAAGGAGACTAAGAAGATTACTCCTGCTGAACTTGAAGCACTGACTTCTCAACCAGGTGGTCGTGAATTGATTGAGGGTTATCTTCTAGTTCATGATGCCGAAGCTCTGGAAGAAATTGTTAATGTCCAGGTTGAACCAGAGTATTGGCTGACTGAGGAGAAGATCCCTGGATGGATGCAGAGTTGTTCTGATGATGAATTTATTGATGCATTGAACTTTGCACCAGAGGGTGTTAAGAGTCTTATTAAGGACTACGCGGTTAAGTTACCCTTGAATGACTTTAATAAGATTAATGCCATTAAGGACATTCTTGGTTTTGATGTTATGTCTGCATTAAAGATTAACAAGCTATCCCAAGAAGATGTTAAACCTGCGGCTACCGCTGGCCGTCGCACTAATCCTAACTATAAGGAAAATGCGGAGACCACTAGCACACCGGCAGCACCCGTCCGCCGCATGACATTAGGAAAGTAATATAGGAAGGAGGCAACTAAATGACCTCTTTTGAAAATGTAATCAGTGATGCCTTCTTCGCCATTGTAACAGATGATCTGTATGCAATCAATCCGATTACTGGGGAAGAAGGCCCTGGTATTATGACTAAAGAAGAAACAGAAGCGGATTTGCAGAATATCTTTAAGGCCGCGATTCCAGGTTTTGAATTTCCACGCTTTGCCCTATATGGGTTTGATTCAACTACTTGTGATTACGAGGAAGATCTCACTCTTGAGGAAGTGCGGATTATTGCAAATCTTATGGCTCTTGTTTGGTTACAGAGACAAATTACATCAATAGAAAATACTCGTTAGAAAGCATCTGGAGCATCCTTCAAATTAACAAGTCAAGCGTCTCATTTAGCACGGTTGTTAAGTGTTAAGGAGGCTTGTGAAAAAACAGACCGCCATGCACAACGTCTATACAAGCGCCGCAAATTAGATAAGGAAGGCAAGTATTTGTCTAACTGGTCTAGTCTAATGGAAACGAGTGTGTTAGATGGAAACTAAATATATGTTTTCATTTACTAAAGATACATTTAATACAGATATGCGGCGATTGGTGAATCAAGTGTGGAAGTTAATCCCAATGCGTGAAAATCAAGAAGATTGGGAAACGCATCTAAATATTATTCTTGAAGAAATTGCGGGCTTGCATGAATTATTCGCGGCTTAGGTAAATTATTTAATTATTTTATCTAAACTAGAGGGGCTGCGGAGTCCTGTCTGCGACGATTTTATGCTTTACCGCAAGACAGTATTTAGATGTATTGATCTCTTAGGGAAACTAACACATGACGAATCGTGAATTAATGCAGCGACGCCTTGAATTGCAAGGTGGTATCGCGCAAGATAAACGTATGATTCAAGATAAGTATAGAGCGTTTTTGTGGGCATTAAAGTATTCTTATCAGGCTTGTGATGTGCGACGAGTGTAGAGGGTCATCGCACCAATGGAGACGGATGCTGATACCAACATTCTTCCTCTTGATGAAAAGAAGTATCGAGCATTAATTAATCCAGATAAGCTGAAACAAGATTATGACGACAAGATTTTTTCTATTGATTATAACGCGGGCTATTAGCCCGGAGATGTGTTTGAGTGGCAAACTGAGCGTGGACCACTAACACAATGGATTGTTTATTTACCAGCAATGACTGAGGACGCTTATTTTGAAAGTGAAATTCGTCGCTGTAAATATATTATTAAATTTAGAGATGATAAAGACGGTAAGGTGTATGCAACCTATGCCGCAATTCGTGGCCCTGTTGAGACGAAGATTGAGAGCATTCAAAAGAATCAAATTCGTATTGATGTGCCTAATTTATCTCTAAATATTTTAATCCCTAAGAATGAACAAACAGTGCGGTTATTTAAAAGATATTCTGAATTTATGCTTAATGGGAAATGTTGGAGAGTACAAGCTCCTGACACTATTTCTATTGAGGGTGTTATTGAAATTAACGCAGAAGAGTATTATAAAGACCGCGACACAGATACCGATGAAATTAAGGATGGGTTAATTGAATTTGAACCTATCCCTTCTCTTGATGAAGGAGAAATTCATGGTAACGGGATTATTAAACCAAAGATTACAGAGACTTATTCTGTAGAAGCAGATACCATTGGCACTTGGAGTACCAAATTAGGTGATACTTGCGCTCCCGTTAAACTAGAGATGGATGGAAATACTGTAAAACTAACTTGGTTGAAGTCAATTAGTTGTAGTTCTGGATTTGAATTACAGTGGAAAACCGATAGTGAGACGCGTTCCCGCAAGATTGTCGTAGAGTCTTTGTTTTAATAGATTGGAGAAAAAGGTATGAGAGTTAATTCATATGAATTTCCCAAGTCTAGTTTCTTGGGGATGCCCAAAGATTGCGCGCTCTTGATGGACAAAATTTTGAGTAATCAAAATTTACTTAAACTATTGTACTATAATGGGCGTGATTGGAAAGAAAAGCCAGATTTAACAAGTGAACAGATTAAAGGTATGCTGAGTAGTGATCCAGAGAAACGTCAGATTTCTTTGGTTCCTCGTTTGTATATTCATCCAGAGGTTCATACTTATTTACATATTTCCTATGGTAAGTTTTATCCTAATGCGACAAATCCGCATTACAGAGATAATACATTTTATATTGATATTTACTGTCACTATGAAGATTGGGATTTAGGTAATTATGAGCTAAAGCCTTACCGTATTGCGGGAGAGCTTGATGCTATGTTAGATGGTAAACATTTAACTGGTATTGGAGAATTGCAGTTTATTGAAGCGGGGCCAGCTATTTATAATGAGGATTTTGCGGGAGTGTCTCTGACCTATTACGCCATTCGTGGCGATGAAGATAAGAAGAATCCGCTTGAGTGATTTTCAATTAGCTTTGATGTGCGGCTGTGACATACCTGTCGCCGCATTTCAAACCGTTATTCATCCTCTAACTATGCGAGAAATTGGTATGATGGGAGAAACTGAGTTTTTTGAAGCGACCAATTATCTTTGTTTAGAAAAAGAATGGATAACTTAGGACAAAATTGTTTTAGAGACATACTCAAATTTTCAAATATTTATGAAGGTACTACAAGATCCAGCGTCAACCGATAAAAAGGAGTCTGTTCATACCTTGCTTTCTCTCTTGTTTCCTCTCTGTTCTGTCTCATTTACTCCAAATTCTATTTTATTATATAATAAGGAATTAAAACAAGCAACAATTATAGAAGATAACAATTTTAGTGATTTTTAGGCTATAATCAAGCAGGTGCTTTGTTTAGGAGATATGCGGCAAGGGGATAATGTTACATATAACCCTGCTAATGAGCGTGCAAAGCGCATAGCTGATAAACTAATGAAAAGTCGGCTCAAGATAGCAGAGATAAAAAATAATAAGAAAGAAAGCGCATTGACAAAATATATTTCAATACTATGTGTTGGAAATAAAATGCCATTAAGTGAATGTTTGGAACTAACATTGTTTCAATTGTTTGATTTAATGGAAAGATTCAGTTTGTATTCTAATTGGGATAATGATTTCCGTGTGCGGCTTGCGGGCGGAGACCCAAAGAAAGAAGCTGAAAATTGGATGAAAAATCTACATTAATCATAAGGAGGAAACTATATTATGAAATTTGGTTCTCGTGAAGTGGCCAATGTGGTTTTCCGTGCTAAGAACAAGATGACTCTGGGTTCTCGTACTTTCTATAAGGATGAGCCGGTGCTGTACTTTGATACGTTGAAGACCTCTGGCTTAGAGGGCGCTGCTACTAGCGTTTACGCTCAAGGCGGCTGGGGCAACCCCCGTCTAATCGCGTGGGAAGGAGATAAAACCCTGACTCTGACGATGCAGGATGCGCTTCTTTCTCCGGAGGGTCTAGCTATTCTTTCTGGCGCTGATCTGATTGAGGCTAAGGATGGCGAGCCCATTTACGTGCATCAGACCTCTCAGGTTGAGGTTAAGACTGCTAATACCATTGTTCTACCCAAGGGTGTTATTCCTTGCTGGAATGGTGGCCGCAAGAATGGCGAAGACACTAGCACCACTGATAAGTATGTGTTCCATAAAGAAGCTGACATTTTCTGTATGAAGTTGGACGCTAATGGTGAGATTGCTGGTGAGCCTTGCGTCCCTGCTAAGGTGACTGTTGCTGGTGAGGGGGCTGAGGCCGTTGCGACTATTCTGTGCCACGCCGATGGCGAAAATGTGACTGTTGATCTGTCTGTCGGTTCTGTTGTTCTGGTTGACTATTATGTTGCTAAGAAGGCTGGTTACCAAGCTGAAATTACTGCTGATAAGTTTGCTGGTAACTTCTATATTGAGGGTGAAACCCTATTCCGCCGTGAGGCCGATGGTGTGGATATGCCTGCTGAGATGGTTATTCCTAACGGTAAGGTTCAATCCAACTTTAACCTAACGTTTAGCAATAGTGGAGATCCTGCTGTGTTCGACTTCACTGTTGACTGCTTCCCCGCTTATACTAAGTTTAATAAGACTAAGAAGGTTCTGGGTCTGATTCAAGTTATTGATGAAGAGTCTCTGAGCGCCGAGGAAGTTCGTGCGGCTTGCGCCGTTGGCTAATTAAGATTTTAAGGGAAGGAGAAATCCTTCCCTTTTTTCTTTTATTAAGAGAGAAAGGAGTAAACTATGGCAGAGCAAGTATCAAGAGATTATAAGTATTATAGTAATAAGCGTGGCTATATTATTTATACGCCTAAGCACTATAAAGATTATGTTGAAAGCTACACCGGAGGATTTGTTACCGCGGCGATGGAAACAGCCTCTGGCGGTACTGGTCGGTTTTTAGGTATGGCACAAAGTCTTGCGGGAGCTGGACTACATACATAGGGTGGTATTGCCGCGAAAGAAGATGTAGAAGAAATGTACGCCAATATGTCAAACATAATTACTTCTGCATGGACCTCTAGTCAAGGGTAGCTTATGAGTTCTCTTGCTGGAATGCGTAGCTCAGTATCAACTGAAATAGAAGATGCTAAAACTGATTTATATAATTTAAGCGCATTTACAACCCTTTTGGATTAGACATTAACAGCTATTCAAAAAACTCCTAATTTAAAAGTTGCATATACAATAATTGCTAGTCAATGGGGTAAAGATAAAGTTAATGTTCCAGATACAATTCCACTTGCGGCAGAGGAAATTAAATTATTAAAACAAGTATGTTCATCATTAAATGTTTTAAGTAGCCGTTACTCTGAATTAACAGGCAAAGGAATGTCCGGTAAAATAGCTACTATGAAACTAGCTAAACTTCTTCACCTACAACTAAGTACCATTTTTGGCGCTATTGGTGAATTTGTGGGATTGAACGATATTGAAAATTTTGTAGATAATTAGATTTATAAAAATTTAAGTATCGTAAAAAAGGGAAAGAGTATAATTACAGGTAGTTTGCAATCAGAAGAAGGGGGCACTATTAAACCAGATATTATTACCCCTTTATTATCTATTACTTCTAATGTAGATAAGAAAAATTTAAAATTTGAAATGAAGATTGCAGCGTCTGTTAAAAATTATCCTAGTCTTACAGGTAAGACAGAAAGCACATTAAGTAAAAAAGAAATTAAAATTCAAGAAAGTGGTTCGGTTCTTGATTATTTAAATAGATTATCTCCAGAAATGAAACAGTATGCAGCCAACGTTCTAACACATGACTGGACAAAAGCTACAACATAGAGTTTAGCCGTGCGGCAAGGTATTGCATCTAGATTTTTTAATGAGTGGTTAGCTGGTATGGGCAATCGCACTAGTGACAAGCAAGAACTCAATGTTAGTAACTTTATGCTAGTTAATGGTAGATTGTATTCTATGTATGATATTATTAAAGCAGTTCAAAATTCATTTAATGTTAGAAAATCTGGCGGCATAGATTCAGCTATTAAGGTATCATTTTCTAAAGGAGATAGTGGGAAAACAGGTGTTGCTAATACATATGTAGGCGATCCTGATTATCCTAACTATGCACAAGGATTTCAACGTAGCGATACTGTCTGGGGAGAATTAGCTAATTTACAATTAATTGCATATATTAAGCCATAGATATTTGTAGAAATAGCTATGAATAAATACCATGTACCGAGTGTACAAGTATTTTGAATTTGACAAATTCTAAAAAATATGTTATAATATAAATAACAAGAGTAGAAGGAGGTTCATTATGAACTTTAAAGATTTAAATATTGCGGTTGAACCTATAAAAGGTGAGTTTACGTATCATGGAGAAACAGTCTCAGTGCGGAGCTGGCTACCGACCGCCGCAAAGATTGAGTTTATTCAGTTTGTGGTTAGTCATGCTATGAACCCTGATCATGGTACGTTTAGCCCTGTTATTACTTCCGTATTTGAGACTATTGCTTATATCAAGTATTTCACAGATATTGAGATTAGCGATGAAGATTTGGTCAATCCTGGTGAACTGGCTGACAAGATTATTCATTCTGAATTATTGGGAACCGTGCAGAGGACGGTTGAGTCTTACGACCGCCATGAGTGGGTTGATATTTCTTTACTCCTTGATGAAACAATCGGCAATATTGAGCGTTTTAATGCATCGTTTGCGGGGACTATGACAGCAATGAGTGGTAACGCGACTGAGCTTGGTGATCAACTTGACTCAATCATGGAGAAGCTTAAGAACAAAGAGGGTTTGGAAGAAATCGCTGCAATTAAAGAATTTATGGACAAAACTGAATAATCCTATTTATTGATTTTTTAAAATAAATAGAGAATAGTTTAAGGCTCTGAGGTATTAACTATCTCAGAGCCTTTTTGCATTATAATGAGTGAAAGGAGATCTATATGGCTAATAAAAGATTTGACTATGTAATTGGGTTTAGTGCGGACACTAGTAAATTAAGTAGTGCACTAAAACAGTTAGAAGTTCAATTAAATAAAATTGCTACTGGCAAGATTAGCGGTAATTTTGGTATCGAATAGATTCGTGAAGCTAGTAGTGCAGCGACACAATTGGGTGCGCACTTAAAGGCCGCTATTAACATAGATACTGGTAAGCTAGATATTTCTAAATTTGCTAGATCATTACATTCTAGTAATACTACTTTGTCTAGTTTGAGTGCTTCTCTAACTAAGGTGGGCCCCGCTGGGCAAGTTGCCTTTATGAACATTGCTCGTGCTATTACAGAAGCAGAGATGCCTCTGAAGCGTAGCAATGAGTTAATGAATAAACTGTGGATAACTATGAAGAATACTGCTCGCTGGCAAGTTACTTCTGGTTTATTGACTGGTTTTACAGGGGCAATTGGCGATGCTTATCGTTATGCAGAAGATTTAAACGAATCATTAAATAATATTCGTATTGTTACAGGTAAAAGTACAGCTGAGATGGCTCAGTTTGCAAAGTAGGCCAATCGAGCAGCAAAAGAGCTTAATACTACTACTACTAAATATACGGATGCTTCATTAATCTACTACCAACAGGGCTTAGATGATAAGAGCGTTAAGGCTAGAACTGATGTAACAGCTAAGTTCGCAAATGTATCACGGGAGAATCTTACTACTTCTTCTGAATACTTAACCGCAATTTGGAATAACTTTGCTAAAGGCTCTAAAAATCTAGAGTATTTTGCGGATGTTATTGTGGCATTAGGTGCGGCGACCGCATCTAGCTCGCAAGAAATCGCGACTGGATTAAATAAGTTTGCGGCAACTGCTGAAACGGTTGGTTTAAGTTATGAATATGCTACTGCAGCATTGGCAACCGTTACCGCAACAACACGGCAATCCGCAGATGTTGTTGGTACTGCATTTAAGACTCTATTTAGTCGTATTCAGGACCTCGAATTAGGCAAGACCCTTGATGATGGTACTACTTTAGGTAAATATTCTAAAGCACTTGATGCAGTTGGAATTGCTATTAAAGATTCTAATGGTGAACTCCGCGATATGGACAGAATCCTTGATGATGTTGGTGGTAAATGGGATACTCTGAATAAAGATGAACAAGTTGCCCTAGCACAAGCGGTTGGTGGAATCCGTCAATATACGCAGTTCATCGCCTTGATGGATAACTGGGACTTCATGAAGGAAAACCTGGAGACAGCAAAAAATGCTACTGGTGAATTACAAAACCAGGCCGATATTTTCGCTGAGTCCTGGGAGGCCGCCCGCAAGAATGTTAAAGCATCTGCAGAGGGAATCTATGATTCACTTGTTAAGGATGAATTTTGGATTGGTCTAACAAATGGTTTTGCTGATGGATTAAAGTCAGTTGAATTGTTTGCTGATTCTATTGGCGGATTAAAGGGTGTTCTTGCTCTTGCTACCATAGCTATGAATAAATTGGTTGGGCCAAAGGTGGCTCAATCTATTCGTGATGTTGCTTATAATGTAGGCATCCTTACTGGTAAAGAAAAAGAGCATACTATCGCATTAAAAGAGAGTGCTCTTGCAGAAATTAAAAAGTATGCAAATTCTCAAGGCAATTTTGCTTCTGATAAGAATGAAATTTTATTCTATCAACAGTTAGGTCAATATCAACTAGACCTTAATAAATTAATGGAAGGTTACAACGCTGAACAAGTTGAATCTGTTTAGCATTTACTTGAGCAAGTTCAAGCAGCACAAAACCTTGCAATTGAATTGTCAAAGGCTGCGAAAGTTGCAAGCAATGAATCGCAAATATTTGTTGATGCGGCTGGTGAGGATCTCTTTAAACAAGGTGCTATTACGACGATGGGCGGCCGCAATTTTGTTACCTATTCTGATAAATATAAAAGTGGAACAGAATATTTACAAGCTGCTGAAGAAACAGCTTACCAGCGAACTTAGGCTCAAAGTATTAAAGAATTATTAAAATCAAAATCTTTTTCATGGAAAGGTCAGAAAAATTAGCTATTAACAGCATTTGGCTTAGATTCTAAAACGACCAAAAAAGATTTTAAGGCTTATGTAGATAATTTAATTAAAACAAGTGAAGAAGAAATGGCTCGCTTGGCTAAAGAATCTAAGTTTTTTGGTTCTAATGTAGCAGGCAAGAACGCTATGAATTTCTTCTCTGAGGCTCAAGAACGAGGTGCTGCAAGAGGAAGTGCTCGTGCACAGCAAATAGCTGGATATATTGATGCTGGACAATTAGGAAGTGATGTAATATCAGAAATTCCTAAATTTACTGATTAGACAGACGATTTTGCTACATCTATTGTAAAAGCAGGAACTGCCTTGTCTTCTTTGTCTATTGCCTGGTCTAGCTTCCAAAGTCTGGGTCGAGTATTCTCTGATGAAGATTTAACTGCGGGCGAGCGCTTACAAACTCTGTTTATGAGTTTAGGAATGTTGTTACCATCTTTAAGCTTTGGTTTAAAGGCTATTTCTACTAGTAAATTAGTAGACAACATTAGCAAAGGTGTTTTAGGAAATTTAACTGTAGCTAATACTGGGGTTAGTATTGCAGAAGGTAGCGGACTAACCACTAAAATTGCTAAAATTTTTGCTACAAAAGAAACCAAGGCATTTACTGGAGCGCTGACACAAGAGGCTACTGCTTAGATTGCTGCAAACAGTGCAATGAAAGCTAGCTTAGCAACCCTAGGACTTTGGACACTTGCTATTGCGGCTGTGGGCCTGGGTATCTATGCATTGACGGAAGCAATTGAAACTAGCACAGAAAAAACAAAGCATCTTCAAGAACAACAGGAGTAGCTAAAAACTCAATATGATGAAGCACGTAACTCTATCACTGAGTTAAAATCTTCGTTTAAACAGTTAGACGATTTAGGAGATACTTTAAAATCCTTAACACAAGGAACAGAAGAATGGCAACAAAATCTTCAAGATATTAATTTCCAAGTTTTACAATTACTTGAAAAGTATCCTGAGCTAGCAGGAGAAATTGAAAATGTAAATGGTAAATTAACAATTAGCGCAGCTGGGCAAGAACGATTCATTGAAGCTCAACAAAATCGTGCAAATGATTTAGCAAAAGGCTATTATGCAGCTACAATGGCAAAAAATCGTCAAGACTATGAAAATGCTGTTACTGATTTTAGAGCAGATAGACTTGAAAATTCTGGTAAATTTGTTGCATCTGAGGCTGTTGTTAAAAAGGTTGTACAAGAGGTCGCTAATGGAAACAGTGCTGTTCTTGGCGACAGAGATGCTCTATCTAATCTACTTGGCGGAATGGCAAGCGGCGAAGCGCTAGATTTTATTCAAGAAAATACCACTGAACTGCAAAACCTTGCTGTTAAATTACAAGCAAATACTGAATCACAGTCCCTCCTCGCCGCGCAATTTGTAGAAGCTAATTTTGGAGAAGAAGCTAAAGAATTAAGCACAGGACTATCTAAGCTCTATGCCTCTAATGAAAAACAATATGTCAATCAAGCAAGAGAAAATGGAATTAATGAATTATCTAAGCAAGAAGTAATTGATTGGTATAGTGAAAATGTATTAGGTGGCGCAAAAGGAAAGAAAACAGGTATCGGCGGATGGGGCGACAGTGCTGAGTTTTATGATTCTGAGGGTACATCTCTTGGAACTTTCTCGTATGAAGCTATGCGGGAAGCCATGGCCTCACAGCAGGGTATGGAAGATTTTTCCAAAATTGTTGAGCCATTCATTGAAAAATATAAAAACTTAGATAAAACACTTTTAAATACTATTCTTAGCCTATCTTCTGGCGACGTTGATATAAATGAATTAGATCAAGAAACTCTTCAACAATTAAAATCTTTGTGGGGAGATAAACTCATTAGTATGCTTAATGAACTTGGCGAAAATGGCGCACAAGTTATTGCAGATTATAATGAGAAAGACCTTCTTGGTCAATGGAACGAAATTTACCATAATCGCATTGAATACCTGGGTTCTGATTTAGGCAAAGCTCTAAATGCAAGAGACAATTATTTAAAACAACTTAATGAGTATGATAAAGACCAATATAACGATATAAAACTACGGGCAGAGTTAGATCCAGATTCTCTCTCTGATGATGAAAAGCAAATTCTTGCTGATGTAAATAGAATTGTTGATAATTTATCAGAGAACGCAGACAAAATCAAACTCTCTATTGATTCTTCTTTGCGGCAAGACGTTGATGAGGCATTTGATATTGGTCGTGATTTTGATGCACTTCAAGAGAAAATTGCTAATGGTCTTGAGATGACTACTGAGGATGTAGTTTCTCTTATTGATTCTGGTTATGGCGAGCTTCTCCGCAATTGTGAAGCCAATGTAGATGCTACTATTTCACTCAATCAGTCTGTTGTTGATGCCTATGTTCAACAAAAGAAAGACGAAGTAGAAGCCGATCGGCAAGCCAAGATTGCTCAATTAGAAACTCAACGCGAAATGCTTGTGGTGCAAGAAAAGGCTCTGCAAGAGAAAAAACGCCTACTAATCGCGGCGACCCAAGCTGAAACCGATGCTGCAGCAGCTGGTTATATGGCACAGGCAATGATGCAACAAGTTATTGCTGATGATGCTGCTCTACAAGCCGCTGGTGTCGTCGATGCGGATACCGCAAAATCGCAGGCATTAACTGAAAATGCCAAAGCTGTTGCGGAATATACTACAGATACTCTTAACACCACAACATTAGATGCAATCAATTCTAATGTTTCTATTGATACCTCGACGCATAATCTAGCTACTAATGTGGTTAATTATTGGAATACAATGGCTAGAGCTAAAGCTAATTATTTCAATATCACAGAGAAAAATGCTAGTAAATTTTCTGCGGTATCTCCCGTAGACCCTGCCGCAAATGTACAAACTGGTTATTCTGGTTCTGAGGTTAAGGGATTTGATACTTCTAAACTATCTGATGCTGATGCGGTTGCTAAGCAAATTGAAAAGTGGACAACTGAAATCGATAAACTTGGCACGCTAAAAGATATTCAAGATGCGGCAAGTAGCTTAATTGCGGGAACTGACAATGAGTTAAAAGCGGTTGGCGCTCAAATTGGTGCGATTGATGCGGCGCTCGCTCGTCTGAAGGCAGGAAACCTCATTAATTCTACAGTGGGTGGGGGCAAAGGTGGCAGTGATACCACAAAAGAACTGAAAGAAGTTCTTGAGCGTTACCATGAAATTACGCGTGAAATTGAATATCAGAAAGAGCTTCTTGATGATATTTCTACTGCGGCAGATCGTGCTTATGGTACTGATAAGATTGAAATGCTCACGCAGAAGATTGAGAAACTCAATAAAGTTGCGGAACTGCAATCTCAGAAACAAGCTGCCGCGGCTGCGTTTGTTACCTCTGATCTTGAGGCTCTACGTGCAAACGGTCTATCAGTAGAATATGATACTGCGAGTATGGAACTTAAAAATTATACTCAACTTCTGCAACAAATTACAGACGAGTATAATAGCCGCATCAACTCTGTGAGTAAAGACCAACAAGATATGGTTCAAAAAGAGTATGATGATAAAATGCAACTCTTAGAGAACTATGAGAATTCTATTGACACTTTCCGTGAGCAACTTAATGAGTATGAAGATGCCATGCGGCAGATCGAAGATGCTAAACTTGAGAAGGTTAAGGAAGCACTCTAGATTCGTATTGATTGGAAGGAAATGCAAGATACCTTGCGTGAGTTCCAGAAGGAGATTAATGAGTCTATTGGCGATGCGCTAGACAGCGGTGTCCGCAATGCGGGACTGAATGCGCAAGGCGTCAAAGATGAGATTTCAATGTTTGCGAATTATGAAACCAAGATGAATTCTTTGTTAGATATGATTCGCAATGCTAATCAATATACTGATGTACAAGCCTTGCAAGACGAATTGGCTGATTTACGGAAAGAATTGGTTGACAGTGGTTCCGCAATGCTAGATTATATTGAAACCCTTAAAGAGACACTACCTGACGCTCTTGATGCGGCTGCCGATCGGTTTGAGGAATTTATTTCAATGCTTGAGAGTAACATGGGCGTACTTGATGCAATGAATGATTTGATTGATTTACAGGTTATCAATAATTCATTGGCTGATAAGTATGCTATGCTAAGTAAAACTTATAATGCTACTCTTGAGAATTCTCTTACTCAGGCTAAACTTCAAAAGCAGTACATGGAGCGCGCAGAAACTCAGCTTCGTGAAGCAGAAATTGCATTAGCAAACGCTACACAAGGAACTGCTGAATATGATATTCTCAAAGCTAATCGTGATGCATTGTTAGAAGACTATCAAGAAGCACAAGATGCAATGCTTGAGGCCACAGCACAGGCAATGGAGGCCGCAAAGAATATCTACTCTAATGCTCTTGATGATATTTTCTATGAATTTGAAAATAAAATGACTCGTGGTCTAGGGTTTGAACAGCTACAAGCCAAATATAACCGCACTAAAGATGAGGATAATAGATTCTTAGATGGTGTTAATCGTTTTGTGGAAACGCAAGACCTTAATAACAGAGTTCAAGAATCTATTGCTAAAGCGAGTACGGATTATGCTAAGTCTACTCTGAAAGCCTTGCAGGACGAGTTTGCGGAACGCCAAGCCAACGCTGATTTATCTGAGTATGACCTCAAGATTATGGAAGCCAAATACAACATGACCCTCAAGCAAATTGCTCTTGAAGAAGCACAAAATGCTAAGAGTAAAGTGCGGTTGGTACGTGGCGCAAATGGCAACTATAATTATCTGTTTACTGCAGACGAAGCAGATATTAATAGTAAGCAGCAAGAATATCTGAAAGCGATGCAAGATTATTATAACACCGCAAAAGATCAAACTGAGAATATCACTGGTGAGATTGTTTCTCTATGGCAAGAGATGTCTGATGAAATCCGCAAGATTTATGAAGACGATACTCTCAATGCGGAGCAGCGTCAAAATGCTATCAATGAAATTCAAGCATATTATCAAAAGAAGTATGCTGATTTGGCGAAGATGCAAACTGATGCCGCTAAGGATATGAAAGATGCAGGTAATTCTGCACTTGCAGAGCAACAAAAGGCAGCTAACAAGTATGGTGATGATACTAGTGAAACCGCACAAAATTTCCAAAAGAACTTCCAACGTATTCTAGAGGAAATGGGCGGTAATGCGAATGACTTTAATAGCGCATATAGTGATCAATTGATTAATTTAGTTGCTATTGAAGGTTCTTTCACTGAAACTACTGCTGAGATGTTTGCAAAACTTAATGAAGCCCTAACTAAGTATAAGGGTAACATCGGTAATATTTCTAATGAAATTGGTGTGTCTTATGACCAACTGAGTGATAAAGTTGATCGACTGACGCAAGCTAACGAGGAGTTGCAAAATAAAGCTACGTCTGCTATTGATGAAATCTGGAATAAGATTAGTGAATTGTAGGATGTAACAGAAGCGCAAGCCGCTTGGACTAAAGAGATTTATAATACAATTGCGGCGATCCAAAAGCTAGCATCAGAAACTGCGACTGCGGTTCAGAAATATAATGAAGCTGTGAGTAGTATCAATAAACTAGGTGCAACCGGTAGTTGGAGTGGAGGCTCTGGCTCTGGAGGTAGCGGATCTGGTACTGGCAGTGGATATCAGGGTGGTTCAACTAATACTTCAACAACAACGTCTTCTGCCGGGACATATTATTGGATACAAAACGATACAATTGTGTCTCGTTACTTCAAGAAAAAGGAAGATGCTATTGCCTGGATTAATGCTCGACCAGAATATGGTCTAAATCGTAGCACAACCCTTAAATCAGGTAGCTTTTTGGATTATTCTAATAGTACCAGTGGAAGAATTATGAAATATGCATCTGGTGGATATACTGGAGATTGGGGTTCTGATGGTCGTCTAGCAGTTCTACATCAAAAGGAACTTGTCCTCAATCAAGAGGATACAAAAAATATGCTTGCGGCGGTTCAAAATATCCGTGAGTTAGCTCCTTCTATGATTGCAGAAATGCGTGCTCGCATTAGTGGAACTGCGGCTGCAAGTCAGTCCTTATTTGGATCTAGATATTCTGGTATGCGGTCAGCTTTCGATCGCAAGGCTACTGAACTAGCCCAATCTGTCTAGATTAATGCGGACTTCCCTGGAGTACGTGATGCGATTGAAATTAAGGAGGCCCTTGAATCTTTGGTTCAAACCTCAGCACAGCGTATTAATTTCTATACAAAATAATTTAATGGGGTGGGTGTAATAGCCCACCCCTTGGCGAGAAAGGAGAATGAATATGAGTAACTTAGCTGATGGGCTTTATAAAGTCATATCTAATGAAGCTAGTAATTAGTTATCTCAATACCAAGCAGATAAAACAATTTCTGGTGAAATATCCTCTATTGTGGATGTAACAAAAGGAGAATATAAAGTACGATACCAGGATGGTGTTTGGTCTGCATTTTCACAGGGTAAAACAAAATATAAAATTGGAGATAATGTTTTAGTAAAAATTCCATTGGGCGATTTTTCTAAGACTAAATATATAGAGGGCTATACCTATAACACTGATATCGCGGCCAGTAATGAATCTAACTAGATTGAGGAATCTTTCAGCCCAGATTGGTCAGTAATTTATGAACAAAACTGGTCTGGTGAGATGGGATTAATTGCCTACGATGGAGCTGACCACAAGAGTGAAATTACTTTGTTCACAGCAGATGATGCAACTAGCCATAGCATATTTCAACAATATGCAAATCGTGGAACCGAATTTCGTATTTCTGCGGAGTTTATGACTACTTTTGTGGATGCTAAAACAACTGGTAACTATGGCTTGCGGTTGACTTTCGCTACTTCGAAGGAAGACTCCCCAGAGGTTACCTATACTCTAGATACATCACTCTTTAATGGCGATCCTTATCGTAATTCATATTGGGCGCCACAAACTATTTTGCTGACTGTCCCTAGGCGGTATTTAACTGGCCTCCGCAAGATAGTATTTTTTCAAGAGGGATTTACTGACTACGATCCTGTGGGCAATTCTACACAGCCGAATATCTACTGCCGCAATTTTAAGGCGGAGTGGATTAATGTTACCGATTTAACAGACTCTTCTTACTACCTTACAATAGCAACGCCGCAAGGAATGGTATTTACCGACAATTATCCCAGTCTCACACTTCAAGCTAAACTAATGTCAGGTAGCGAGTCTTTAATGAGTAAATCTTCTTGCTCTTGTTTATGGTATACAGAAGATCCAGGTATCTTGATTGGTAGTGAACAATATGAGAAGGCCGGGGGAGTGGGCTGGCGCCGCATTCAAAAAGATAAGTTTGATATTATTACTATTTTACGTTCTGAGTGTCCAGCGGCTACTACAAATTTTAAAGTAGTAGTAATTTATAATGAAGATAAGATTTTATCTAAGGAAATTTCCTTGATTAATTTAATAAGTCAATATGATTTATATTTAGATTTGACCTCTGATACGATTTTAGAAATAAAAGATAAGAAAAATGATGTTCTCACAGTTAGTGGGTTATGGTATATTGAGTTGCCTGATACGACTCGTATTGCGGCAGGTGATACTAAATCTTCCTCTCTTGATTTAGCACCTTATCTTGCATATCCATGGATTAAAGTCTACTGTGATGTATTTGATGGTAGCACAAAGGTTGGTGTACTCAATTGGACGAACTATAAGTCTAATGAGGAAGATGAATTGCCTAATTTTATTTTGCAATACTCTGGAGACGATATTTTTCATTATGATGCTAATGGTGATATTTATGATGTTACTGAATATGATGATATTGAACACGTTTTACGGTGTAACATTGCAACCTCACAAGCTGATTCATTAACATTCACAATGCGGTGGTTAGATAGTAATAAAAAGCCTATTACTACTGAACAAGAGTTCAAAGATTCAATGATGCGATCAGTGTGGGTAGATGCGGGAGATAATTCTCTACATTTTAAAGTACGCACAAAATTCTATGAAATGTTAAATAATAATACCATTTATGTGCGGCTGACTGCCCTTGATGACACTTATGTCGACTATGAAAAAGAAATTAGCTTTCTCAAAGACGGTGATCAAGGCACTAATGGTACGACCTATCTGTGTCTGATTAGACCCATTGATTTAAACAGTGAAGTTAAACGCACAGATAAAATAGCTTTACAATATGCAAATGAGGAATGGGGGACTGACCAAATAGCATTTAAAGCATTTGTATATTGTAATGGAGAATTAATTGAGCAGCGTGCGGATAAGGCTGATTTTAATATTTCTTATACATGGCAAACTAGAAATGTTGAAATTGTTACCGCGGGTCAAGACATTTATCATAAAATTAGTGTTAAAGCTATGTCAAACGGTGGTACTGATAAATACTCTTCAGGTGGTAAATATACTCGTACAGGAGATACTCCCTTAACACCAGAGGCCATGGGCGGATTTTATGCTAAGGTACAAGTCGATATTCGCTATAAGACAGAAAGTCGAATTAGTGTATACGCATATTATCCTATTGATGTTTGTGTTGGTGGGCTTGATCTTGCGGCGGTAACTTACCAAGCTCCGCAATATATTAAATATACCTCGTCAGGAGTAAATCCTCAATACGATAGCTTACCACTTGCTTTTTCTTACAATGGAGCAGATGGTACGATTGAATCTTTAAGTGGGTTCTTAGGGATTTGGAACAAATATCTTACTCCAGCTTCTCATTATACGGGTGAGAATAATTCTGTTGGTCTACTTAAAATGAGTGTTGATGAAAATATTTATTTGTTACACTCTATATTCATGTATCTTAATCCTTATGGTAATGAGGCTATTAATAGCTGGGATGGTACTGTAGTTGAGATTGACAATGAAGGTGGGACTATCCTGGCACCGCAAATTGGTGCTGGCACTAAAAATACCGCAAATCAGTTTTCTGGTGTCGTAATGGGTAAAGATTCTACACAAGATAAAACTGGTTTATATGGTTATAAGGACGGCATTAACACATTTGCGTTACGAGAAGATGGCAAAGCCAGCTTCGGTACTAAAGGATAGATTACCGTTGATGGCGAAAAGGCACAGATTACTGGTAAAAATAGTGGTGCTGATGATGGTCAGTATATGACTATTAACCTTGTGAATATGGGCAATGGAACTTATGCTATTCAAATTGGCGACAAATTCCTTGTTGATTATGATGGTAATTTAAAATGCATTAATGCCAATGTGGCTGGAACTATTACTGCGACCGCAGGTACCATTGGAGGATGTAATATCGTTGATGGTAAATTATAGATTGCAGAAGCCAATATTTCTGGTAAGCTCACCGCAAATGTAATAGATGGTAGTGAATTAAATGTTAAGTCTGCTAATATCGCAGATAGCGTTAATGCAAATTGGGTATATGCAGGAAATATTAATGCAGACAATATTAGCGGTGGAACTCTAGATTTTAGCAAACTAGGGGCAGAAGGCAGTAATGCTATTAAAAATCTAACTTGGAATATGGTGCAGTATGCCTCTAAAAACGCTTCTATTGACGGTATTGGTTCAAGCACTAATCGTTTAGCATATCTTTATGGTACAGAAGCAGGTTTTACAGGTGATGTTACTTGCAGTAAAACATTATCTGCAAATACTTTGCGATTTGATGGTTGGTATTTGAGTTCTGCGGGAGTTAGAGAAGGTGCAACAGGAGCATGGGTATCTTGGAGTGATATTATTAAAGGCTCTACAACAGAAACAAAAACTGCGGTATTTGGATAAGAGGTGAAATAAATGGCATTAGCAACATTTCATTTTGGTTATCCTATAACCAGTGTTACGTTTAATGGGAAAACCATAACTTCAAGTCCTGCATCCATAAGCTATTCAGCGACCGCAAGAATTTCTAAAATTACAGTGACAAGTGGTTGGTCTGGTACTGTATATTGGGATACTACTTCCGCAATGTCAGATCCATATGTGTTAGCTACTGTTTCTAATGGTAGTGTTACAATGAAAACTGCCAATTTAACCTATACTGGTAGTAATCGTAACGTATATCTTTCAGCAAATGGTTCAACGGCTTCTTACACTTTGACCGCGGGCTCAATGCCGAGTGTTTTATCGTCTGTTTATTTTAATGACGGTACAAGTATTACACAAAGTAATAGAAGTTGTAAATTTGCTAATACAAAATACATTCGTTCTATTTCATTAACATCGTCTGGTTCAACGTGGAATGGTACTATTTATTGGAGTAGTTCCTCTGGCGGTACGACTTATCCAATTGCAGATATAACAAATGGCTCTATTTCTTATAGAAGTTCTATTGAATCAATTGATTTTTACAATGCAAGTAGAACAATTTATTTTACCGCGGTTCAAGCTACAACTTACGATACTAATTTTATATATTTACGAACAGGGCCAGGTATTAATAGCTACAAAGTTACCTATCAAAATATGTATGGTAACGGAGTAACAGAAACAATTAGTAGTTCAACATCTTCAACAACCTGTGCAGTTAGAAGTGGTACTAATTTATCGGTTAGCTCCCCTAATTTTGTAACGAATTATGGCGCACCTTATTATATCGTTGAATATACGAATAGTAATTTTAATGAAATAAAAACTACATTTGATTCATCTGACCATAACGTTTATAGTAATGGTATACGGTATATCACAGTTAGGGGTACACCCAATTATAAATATCGAGTTCATGCGATGGCGCAAGGTGGTACCTTTAGCAGCACTAGTTCAGAAGATTATTATTATCCATCTTCTACTGGATGGAGCTTTCCTGGAACAACGTTACCAGAGTTTAGTTTATCTAATATTCCAGTTCCTACTAGAATAGGATATAAATTTCAAGGTTGGCAAAAAACATTAAATGAAGGGTCTACTGTTTATCCATCTACTGGAACAGTTACGCTAACTGCAACGCCGGAAGGTAAGGTTAATAACCTATATGCAGTTTGGTAGGTGCGGCCTCATATCATTTTAGATGCCAATGGTGGTAAGTTTGATGGAACTTTATCAACTAAAGATTTTTATATAAACTATGGTGATGGACTTGATTTCAGTCAGTATAAACCATCTTGGTATGGAGAAGGCTCTTATACTCTTATTGGTTGGGCAGAGAGTCCTACTGCCACTAGTCCTACTTATGGAGTTAATGAAGTAATTGGCCCTTTATATGGGGCAGGTCCATATAAATATTATGCGGTTTGGCAGAAGTCTAGAGCAACCCTTACCTTTTATGGAAATGGCGGTTTATGGAACGGAAATTTATAGAAACAATCTAAAACATATGAGGTTGGAGAGACAGTCTCTTTTGCAACTTATTCAAATAATTTAGTTAGAGCAGGTTACTCACTTTTAGGCTGGTCAGCCTCCTCAACAGCTACGACTGCATCTTGGGACCCAAATGGCGTAGTAACGGTTGGAGCAACAGATGCAGATTATTATGCGGTTTGGTAGAAGCATATAGATTTATTCTATTGGTATGGCAATGATACGCAAGATGCGGCTAAAATAGCAAAAGGTTAGCCTGTGACTAATTTAACCGCAACTATTTGGAATGAATTTAAATCTAAAATAAATCAATTAACAATTGCAGAAACCGGAAGCTCGTGGAGCTATAGTGCTGTTTCATCAGGAGACAGTATTACTGCGGCCGAAATTCTCGCAGCTAGAAATGCTCTTGCCGCTCTTAACAATAATGTTCCTTTGCCTACTGCTAATTAGCTTCAAACAGGTAAACAAATTCTTGCAAGCTATTTTAATGGAACTGGTTCATTAAAGGCTGCATTAAATATTATTATCAACAATTATAATAATTCATAAGGGTGGGAGTAATTCTCACCCTTTAACTTTTGGGGCAAAAGTGATTAATCCATTCAAAGGTTTTTTTAAAATATATAGGAAATAAAAATGAGATAAAGGAGGCACGTCTATGGCAGTTTTATTTGCGCCAATCTTGCGGACGACCCAGCCTGCATTTGCGGCAAGCCAAAGTTCACTCACAGTATATTATACGCTGCCGCAAGCAGCTTCTTTAACTGATATTACAAACATAGAGGTTAAGGTTAATACTTAGGATACAAATACCAATGTGGTGAATAACGCTACGGGCATTTTGTCTATATCTGCGACAGCAGGAAGTTTTTCTATTAGTAAGGGAGAACTCAAGACTGGTCACTGGGCAGCAGGCAAATTGTATAAAATTCAAGCTAGATTAGTAAATACTTCTGGCTAGAAGTCAGAGTGGTCTAATGTAATGATTACTAAGGCTATTACCCCACCGCAGGTTAAAATTCTTAATGGCGAAACAACAGAAAGTGATACTAATGAAATTTCTGCTATTCATAGCGAGACTGAAACAATGCCTACATTTTATGGTGGAGTAGATTTCACAGCTGGCGAGTCAGAATATTTAGACACTTATCATTTTGACTTGTATCATGATGGCGAATTAGTAGAGTCTTCTGGAGAGGTCTAGTATAATGGATCTACAGAGGCACGGCCGCAATATCGTTTTCATAAGCAATTTTCTAAATATGATACACATTCCGTTATTCTTTCTATTGTTTCCAATAATGGTTATACAGCAGAAAGTAAGGCTTATGACTTTGAAGTTATTTCAAGCACAGCAGGTGAATTAACCAATCTTGCAATAAATATTGATAGCACTTCTATCGCTTGTATAGAAAATGCAATGATTCAAGTGCGACTGACTTCAACAGAAGAACTTAATGGCAATTATGTCATTGTACGCTCTGATGAAGATACTGATTATTAGGTATGGAATGACGTTGCTTATCTCACTTATGTTGGTAAACAAGTGACAGATGAGTTAGTTTTTACTGACTATTATATTGAGTGCGGCAAGCGATATAAGTATGCAGTTCAGCGCAAACAAACTAATAACGCGCGAAGTGAGTTATTGTTGCCGCAAGATCCCTCTCCGCATTGGGTGAATTTTGAATATTCCTATCTTTGCGGCCAGGGTACGCAGATTAAACTAAATTTTAATGGCGAATTATCTAGCTTTAAGCATACTTAGCTAGCTGGGAAAATGGATACTTTGGGTTCCACTTATCCAACTATTGCTTATAATGGTCATGCTTATTACGCAGAGTTTCCTTTGTCTGCATTAGTATCAGCATATATGGACGAAGAAAATCTTTTTATGGAGAAGGATTTTGAGATACTTTCAACTAATCCGACTCCTGAAACAGTGCAGATTGAGCGTAAGTTTAGGCACAAAGTAGAAACATTCCTAAATGATAAACAATATAAATTATTCAAGACCCCTACCGAAGCAGATAAGAATATTATCGTTGCATTAACTGGGGCTACCTTGTCACCGCAGCAAAGCCTCAACCGCATGATTTATAACTTTTCTACTACTGCTTATGAGGTGGCTGAAAACACCTTATCTAACCTTAAAGATTTAGGGATTCTTAAATCTGGTGAGTGGCAAGATGTATCTAAAGTAGAAGCGCAAGCAGCTCGTGGGCAAATTGTGGGCACATTTGATCCATCTGTTGAGTTATTTGATAAAATTCGTGAATAGCAAGAAACAGAGATTAATGGATATAAATATAAAGTAACCACATTAAGAACGCTTAGCTTAGCCAATGATGCGGATACTTCTGACGTAGTGACATTTCTTTTAAATGGTAATGAAATAAATGTTGCTAAAGGTAGGGTGTACACCATTGCTGGGTTAGAAGATAGTGGAATTACCTCTATTAAACTAAAATCTACTGCTAAAATTCAACTTGATTATTCTGTTGAACGTATTTTAGAAGAAGTTAGAGAGGCAGTTATTCGGACACAGTATATTGATAGAGACTGGGGCCAGATTAATCATGCGGCAGGTGGCGGTGAAAACCAGAGTATTACTGAAATGATTATTGCGGCAGCCATGCAGCGTGCGGCAAATACATATAATAATGGTGTAGCATTAACTAAGCAACCTGATGGAAATTATGTTACCACTGACGGAAAAATGTCTTTTGTTGTTGATGGTATTGAAACTATTAGTCTACAAAATGCAGAGGGTGTTGTTCTTGAAGTTAATGGCAGTAATATTTATATTGGTAGTACCGCTCAATACCGCTTACAGCCTATTGAAGATAAACTAAATGAAATTATTTTGGTTAATGACAAACCCTTACTTATAAATTACAAGATTCGTCTAATTAGACGTATTCAAGGAGGTAACTGATTATGAATAATCAACTTCTTGAGAAACTTGTAAATGAAAAAATACAAACAACTTACGCAAAAATCGTCACATACTCATTTGATGAGAAACCCCTTTCCTCCATAGAAGGTAGAGTATCCGGCGGGTCAATCTAGGCTAATGGAGCTTCAGCGGTCCGCCGCACTCTATCTTTATCTATGGTAGCGAAACCTGAAATTGCTAATATTGAAAATCTTGATAATGAGATTGCAATTAACAAAAAGATAAAGGTTTACATTGGTCGTCTTGTGGGAAATGAGATTATGTGGTTTAATTGCGGGTTTTATGTTATATCAAGTGCCAGTGTTAATTAGTCTACTTCTGGGTGGACAATTAGTATTTCTGGCAAGGATAAAATGGCTTTGTTGGATGGAACTGCGGGCGGCACATTGCCTACCGCAGTAACTTTCCATGAAATTTTTGAAGATCTAGGGGATGGAAACTATAAGATAGACTATCCGACGATCTATTAGATTATTCAAGAAGCAGTTAATCATTATGGTGAAATTCCTTTACATGATATAATTATCAACGACCTTGAAAAAGTCGCAAAAGTTTTAATTAAATATATCGGTGGGAAGCCTATTTATTTTGCGGAAAACTATGCTTCATTCGCTTATGCAGAAGATGCGGTTCATACCCAAAAATATACTTACGGGCAAGATGTTGGATATGAATTTACCGCATTTACTTATCCTGGAGAATTAGTGCTTACGGCCGGGGCCACAGTGGTTAATTTACTTGAGAAAATTTGTTAGATTTTAGGAAATTATGAATACTTTTTTGATTTAGATGGACGGTTCATCTTCCAAGAAAAGAAAAATTATTTAAATACAGTTAGTCCCATCGTCTACCTGGTCCCGCAGGATTATATTCAATCTTACTCTACCGAAGCAGCCTATAAGATTAAAGATTCTGACACCCTAGTATCTCTAACTCGTAGTCCCAGATACGAAGACATTAAGAATGATTTTGTGGTTTGGGGGAAAAATGCCAGTGGAGTAGATATTCATTATCGTTTGGTGATTGATGAAAAACCCGTGCTTAACAAGTGTAAGAAGTATATGTGGGCAGTGGTTAGTGATATGGGTGATGTAATTAACTATCTGTATACTGATACTAATACTAAACCAGCCGAGGCAAAAGAACTCGTGGCAAGCCCCTGTACGGAATGGCGAGAAGAGATCTATCGTAATGCACTGGAACGTCAAGCGCAAGCGCAGTCTACTGAACCATATGACGCAGAGATGTTAGCTTTCTGGAGACTGCTCTATAATCCAGATAACAAAGATTGGGTATACACAAACTATCCTGAGTATAATTATTGGAACCCTAGTGTAAGAGAAGATCCCGCCAGTTTAATCTTCTGGATAGACTTCATTGACACTACTAGTGAAGTGGGTAAATATGCGGTATCGCAGATCGGTCGCCGCATGAAAGTGGTAAATAATGATGATATTAAGATATTATTTACCAAACAGATCCCTCCTATTGTTTTCATTCCTGACTACCAAGAAGTAGCAGATTTACTTGAGATTGAATATACAAATGCAGAAGATGCTGCAGAGAAGGTGCGCGAATATTGTGCGGCCAATGAGACAAACTATTTCTTTCAACTCTCGCCGCAAGTTGAATCTAGCTTTGTACATAGTTCCACTGGATCATCTGCGTTTGATGAGATTAGAAATTTGTTATATCAATATCTGGTTTATAATACCACTATTTCTATCTCTTGCTTACCAAGATATTGGTATGAACCTAATAATATGATTTATCTTGAGAATCGTGAAAATGGTATCCAAGGAAATTATGTAATTACACAATATTCATTACCTTTAACATATAATGGCACTATGTCAATTACAATGACATAGGCTTTAACTAGAGTATAAGGAGGTTAAGTTATGCAAATAGGGCAAATTATTTATCGTTTGCAAGACTATCGTAATAGAGAATCAGAAGTTTCTACCAATAAGAATGGTGCGGTCGTTGCGGGCGTGGGTGATCTAGATATGACGAACGATCTATTCGGGCAATTTGCGGAGAGCGTTTCTTACCGCAATGCGAAGGTCACAAAGCTCGGTGTGCAAGCACCGCCGCATACCAAGATGATTATTGATGGTAGAGATATTCAAGTTGGAAACACTGGTATTTATGAACTTGATGATGATATTATTATTGAGAAGATTAAATTCAAAACTGGCCAAGAATTACAGAACGTAATTATTGACTTTATCTATAACAAGTGAGGTGAGTGTATATGAATATGCTTTCCTTTTATGGAGGGCCTGCTGGTAAGGATTTTACTATTGCGAAGATTTTTGATAGTAAGGCTAGTTTAGATGCTGATATTGCGGCTGGTGATGCTAGTGAAATCTATGCGGGCGACTATGTGCTGGTGTCATATGGCGACCCCAATACCCCAGCATTTTCTACCAATAGGCAAAAAGACGGGGATAAATCCTATAATGCTACCTTGTGGAAGAAAGACTGGAATAATGGTTATGAATATCGCTTAATTTGTAGTATCGCAAGTAGCTATCCTTTATTCAGTGCGGGCGAGGCAGATGCTAGTCTTCCATTCGGTGCGGCGCCGCAATTAACCATAGATTCTTCTTCTCTTGCTAATCCAAAAGTTGGATTGAAGATGCCCGCTAGCCTGAAGGCAGGAACCGCGAATACCACTGAATCAGTGACCCCTACTATCGCAGCAAGCATTACTCCAGTATATGGTGGTGCCCTGGGGAATGAAGTATCATTTCAAGCTAAGGTTCCGCAAGGCGTAACTTTTACTCCATCTGTTTCCGACGCAGGTGAAATTAGTTGGACTAATAATGGTGGTTTATCTAATCCTGCAACTAAAAGTATTAAAGGTCAAAAGGGTGATACTGGTGTTAGTTTTGCAGGAATTGAATATACAGCAACCTCTGCAAGTGGCGGGACTAATAAATTTAAAGTAAAATATTCTAATGGTACTGTGGGAACTGAAGAATATCAAATTCGTAATGGCGTTGATATTATAAATGTAGAGGAAATTCCATCTAGTGAGGATAGTGGTTCAAATTCTATTACGTTTATTAAATCTGATGAAACTAAAATTGGACCTATTGTTGTTAAAAATGGGTCTAAAGGTTCGACTGGTACAATTAAAAGTGTTAATGCAACGGTTGATGAAAATGTGGGCACTCCACAAGTAACGGCTACCTTATCGGGCGATGCAAGCAATGCGGACATTAGTTTTGCTTTTAAGAATTTAAAAGGCAAACCAGGAGAGATTAGTGCGGTTACAGCCACAGTAGGAAATACTTCTGTAGAGGAGGGAGAACCATCTTGCTAGGTTATTGCAGGTGGGACTCCAGAAAACAGATCTTTTGAATTAGCTTTTAATAATATTGTAGGTAAGCGGGGATTGAGAGGCGATGTCGGTTATTATTTTACTCCTACCGTTGATGCAACAGGAAACTTAAGCTGGACTAATAATGGAGAGCTAACAAATCCCACTACAGTTAATATTAAAGGCCCGAAAGGTGAGGGCGGAACTATCACCATTACTGGAATTACAGTAGACAATGGTAGCAGTGAAACTGGTACTCCTAGTGCAGAAATTATTTCTGGGACAACTGAACCTCAGAGCGCTAAATATAGTATTTCTTTCCACAACTTAGTTGGTAAACGAGGACCGTAGGGTGCTAGAGGATATTATTTCTGGCCCTCTGTATCAGTTAATGGCGATTTAAGTTGGAATAACAATAGTGGTGGCGAA